GAATCCGGGCCGTAGTGATACGTTCCGGATTTTTTTTGTCTTGTACCGGTTCTTATTAATACCAATTGCATGACATGACGTGCTTTGATGGTGACATATATCACGATCCTAGGATTATTAATTTTTGAACTTTGTAACGCCCACTATCAAGTGGGGTTATTATTAATTCAAAAATAAATAGACATGGGTACAAGTGGAGACAAAATCGTGCTGTTAGACGGCATGGGTTCCGGGAGCGGTAGCGCCGCTAACGGTTTATTATCTATGATTCCGGGTATGTTTACCAGCCTTTTGGGTGGTAATAAGATGGATCCGAATCTAGTCGCGGCGTTGATGAACGGCCGTAACAACCAAGACCAGTTCGGAGGAGCTAACGGCTGGTGGTTGTGGATCATCGTCCTGTTCTGGCTATGGGGAGGACGTGGCTTCGGAAATGGCTTTGGCAATGGCAATGAATGTTGCGCTAACGGTCTTCCAGCTCAATTGAATAATGACTATGGTCGTGAGTTACTGATGCAGGCTATCCAAGGTAACAGAAGCGCTATCGATCAGATTTCTAACGCTCTTAACTGTTCTACCTCTCAATTACAAAACGCTATTTGCAACGTTCAGGGAGCTATTGATAAGGTGGCCGGTCAGGTAGGTATGACTTCTCAGGCCGTTATTAACGCCGTACAGCAACAAGGATGTGAGATCGGTAACCAGATTAGCGCATGTTGCTGCAACTTACAAAGCGCTATGGCTAGTGGATTCAATAACATCCAACATTCGTTAGACACCGTAGGATGTAATATCCAGAACGCTATAACTCGCCAGGGATATGAGAATCAGTTGGCTATTACCGGTCAGACGAACGTATTGCAGAACAACTTGACTAACGGCTTCAATAACGTTATTCAATCCAATCAAGCCCAGACGCAAGTGTTAGCCGCTAAGATAGATGCCCAAACGCAGATTATCAATGACAAGTTCTGTCAACTTGAGATGCGTGAGATGCAGAATACTATCCAACGGCTTCGTGAGGAGAAACAGGCTTTGGCTACTTCCGCCATCACCCAACAACAGACACAGAACATCGTTAGTCAGTTAGCTCCAAAGGCTCCGATTCCGGCTTACGTCGTACAGAACCCGGGTTGTTGCTATACTCCTACCGTAAGGGTAGCTAACGAATGTGGATGCGCTTGCGGTACTACTAACGCCGTATTATAAGGAAGGGGGACAATATGGCTGATTTCAGAGGATATATGATCGGTTCATTCGCCTCCTCCCGTCTTGATAGGGGAGGCATCCCGGTAGTAGCCACTACTGGAAAGGTATCTGACGCTTCTGCGGCCGAACCTACGGTTGATTTTGGCATCAATCCGTGTCAGTGGAACTCACTACCTCCAGAGGGGATATTGTTATGGAAAGTCCGTCATCCGGTAACGGAGACCGAGGCTGATTATCCGGTCACGATCGTCCTTCCGTCCGGCTTATCCACCATCACCCCTGTTACGGTATCTAACGCCGGGGTTATCGTCAACAAGACACCTATAGTGGATAAGGTTGGGGCACATATGACAGGGCAGGATATTACGACTCCCGTGGCATCTGGTGACCCTGTAGTAGGGGCTTACACCGGGCATCTCGTGTATTACAACAAATGCACCGGCGTGTTCAGGATGTTAGGTCATACGGCTACGGCCCCTAGCGCGTGAATTTACTAAGAAAGAATAGGGAGGGTAACCTCCCTCCCATTAAAAAAAGATCGTTATTATGTTTAAGGATTTAAAGAAAGGATATCAGGTTTATACGTTGGACACCTCAGGGGTTCCTAAGTTCTTTATGGGTACGGTGGTTAACGTCTCGGAGCCTAGGTTCGCCCAGTCCCAGTTAGGTCAGTATCAGCAGTTGCAAGATCGGGTCATGGATCTTACTATAGAGGTGGACGGGAAGTCCATGACATATGTAGTTCCAGAGAACCAGAACGTGGCTATGGCCAACGGCATTACGCTAGCCTGCTCCGTGGATCCGATAATGAATCACCTGAACGCCATGAAACGAACTAGTACGGATATCGTGAATAGCGTGGATAAGAATAAGGAGATCATAGAGGCATGCGACAGTATCTTGGAAGATATCAATCCCACTTTTAAGCAGACTAAGGATCAAGACCGAAAGATTAAGAATCTTGAGGAGAAGGTCGATAGGATGGGGTCTTCTTTCGATGAGTTAAAAGAGTTGTTAATTAAAAAATTAGGTTAATATGAGAGTTATAGATTTAGGCAATGGCCAAGAGGAATATGATGATGAGATCTATGATCGAAGAGGCGGTAGAGGACGCTCCCGTCGTTCTGACGGCACGTACATGGGTTATGATGGCGGGGTATATGACCATTATGGCAAGGATCGTGACGGGATGATGGAGGAGCTGGAGCGTCGTGAGCGTAATCTTGAGAGACGTGAGAGGGAGCTGGAACGTAACGAGCGGGAGCTTGAGAAACGTCAAAAGCACCATGAGCGGGAGGACGAGATGTATCGCAAGGGCTGGTTCGGCGAGCGTGAGATCCGTGACGAGTACGATAGCATGGATCCTTACATGCGTAGAGGTCGTAGAAGTCGTTACTACTGAGGAGCAGACGCTGATGACCCGGATTATAAGCGGTACATAGACACCCATGGATATCACTTTTCCAAGGAGTTGGCTAGGGAAGCCGCCGACAAGATGCTTAACGCTGACGGATCCAAGAGAAGATGGACGATGGAGGACGCTAAGCAGATGTTCGATAAATGCGGGGCCAAGAAACCTGATAACGCCACTTGGGGAGATATCCAATACCTGTTCGCTATGTTCTATAGCGACTACTTTCCTAAGGTATTGGATTGCGACCAGAAAATAGTCAAGGCTGTCTTGGCTTATCTGGAAGACCCTGACGCCCCGGAAGGTACGGCGTTCGTAAGGTATCTGGCGGTGCGGTGCTTCGTCGGTGACACAATCAAATGGAGTGATATGATTTAGGTTTGATACAACGTTGGAGAACCCTGTCGGCAATAGAATACCGATAGGGTTTCTTTTTGATCGTAGCCTTATTATGATTACATTTGTTCGAGGTAGATCTTTTGTTCATAGGAAGGGTGGGCGGGAATGAAAAAAGGCATCCTCGCGGACACCCTTCCCCTTTGGTTGAAAATCACTTAAAACATTATGAGTTACTACACCGCGAATATAGATAATTAAATACAAACTGCAATGGGTAAGGGGTATTATTGGATAGAGCCAGTGGATCAGACGTTAAATGATTTCCAGTTTTATAAGGCACGTATCGTAGGCGATCCTGAATATGACGAGAGACATCATCGAGTTATATTGAGAACTGATAAGTATTTCCCTGTTGGAAGTATCTTCCATGTCTTAAAAGACCCAGAGATGTTTGTTATAGAGAGGAAGTTTAAGACATGGGGGAATAAGTATGTCGTTAAGCCTTGTGAGGGTGAATGGGAATGGGGGTCTGTCCAGAAACTTAAAGACAAGGCTATTATATTCCGTAGCGGATTCCTGCACGGGGACGGCAGTTTTTGACACTTACCCGTATCTCCCCCCCCTCGATTTCTTGGTATTTATGTATATAACTATAGGTGATTATATACCAGTTTGCACCGATATAACTTGACGCTTCGTAGCCCCAACTAATGTTGACGGCTCCACGTCCCCTACCCGGTTCACCACCGGTGAGATATCTTTTGTTTGGCCTATGAGATTAGTTTTCTCTAGGCCAAATTTCTTTATATTCCTAGCGGCAAGTAGATCCCGGTCATTTACGGCGCCACACTCAGGACAAACCCATTCACGGTCCGACAACCTAAGATCTCGATGTATGTACCCGCATTCGCACATCCTTGAACTGGGATCGAACCTCCCGATCCGAATCAGGTTCCGTCCGTACCAGTCCGACTTGTATTGCAGCATCCTGAAGAACTCGCTCCACGACACGCTAGCGATGCTATTGGCTAGGCGATGGTTTTTCATCATCCCGCTGATATTAAGATCCTCAATGACAATAGTTTGGTTCTCACGTACTATCTTAGAGGACACCTTGTGCAGGTAATCTTGACGTTGGTTATGGATCCGTTCATGTATGGATGCTACGGCTAATCTCGCCTTGTTACGTCTGGCGCTTCCCTTCTGCTTGCGAGCTAACCTTCTCTGCAATACCTTAAGTCTGACGGTACTGTTCTCCAGATGTTTCGGGTTCCGGTACACATCCCCGTTCGAGAGGACGGCGAAGTCCTTTATTCCTACATCGATTCCTACGGTCTTGTCGGGATCGATAACAGGTTTGGATGGTAGATCGGCGCCGTTATCAACGAGGATAGACACGAGGTACTTCCCTGTTGGGGTCTTGGATACCGTAACAGTTCCTATCTTGCCGTTGAAAGTCTGATTGGCGTAAAACCTTACCCATCCTAGCTTCGGTAGCTTAATCCTGCTGTTTTCAAGATCAACATGAACAGAGTTTATATTCTTGAATGACTGCCTATTCCTGTGCTTTGACTTGAATTTAGGGAAGCCGTTCTTTTCCCTGAAAAATCTGACAAAGGCTTGATCCATGTTCCGGATTGACTGCTGGAGACATTCATTAGATACGTCATAAAGAAAAGCCTTATCTTTCTTCAGTTCAGTCAACATCTTGCAAAGATCAACGGCAGAGATTGATTTTTTGTCACGCTGATAGGCTTCGATCCTTGTTTGCAAAGCCCAGTTATAGACATACCTGCAACAGCCGAAAGTCATTTCCATCAACCGGATTTGGCTTTTGGTGGGATTAAGTCTATATTTGTATGATCTCAGCATGATAAAATTGTTTTACGAGGCAAAGATACGTATTAAAGTAATACTATCTATATTTTACTTTATGTTTTAAAACATAGGTGGTGTAAAATGGTATATAATTAACTAGCTATATTTAAGCAAAAATAATTATGATATGGAAGATTTTCAAGGTAAATACAATGGTAAGCAGATAGATCTGCTTTTGGATAAGGCTAATGATATTGATCTTACCAAATATGCTCTTAAGACGGATAATGCCCCTACCGCCACGAAATTACAGGCGGCTAGGACCATAGCGCTGTCCGGGGCTGTTACCGGTAGTGTCTCATCGGACTTCGGAAGCAACGTAACTATCTCCACGACATTGGCTAATTTTGATGCCTCTAAGATCGCGTCCGGAACCATCAGCATAGATAGGTTACCTAAGGCGGCTTTGGAGAGATTAATCGTGGTAGCTGATGATACGGCTAGATTCGCCCTTACCACCGCTACGGCTCAAAGTGGTGATACGGTAAAGGTCACGTCTACAGGTAAGATGTATCTGATAAAAGACGAGTCTAAATTAAACAGTGAGGATGGGTATGAGCCTTACACGGCCAGTCAGGCTTCCTCCGTGCCTTGGTCAGGGGTTACGGGCAAACCAAGTACCTTCACACCTCCCACGTCCTCCGCTACCGTTCTTGGCGGTATTAAGGTGGGATATACGACTTCCGGGAAGAACTATAAGGTGCAACTGGATTCGTTCGGCAACGCTTACGTCAACGTTCCATGGACGGATAATAACACTACATACTCACAGGCCACGAGCGATAATCTGGGTCTTGTTAAGATCGGGTACTCAGCTAATGGGAAGAATTATCCGGTAGCTCTTGACGGAAATGGTAAGATGTATGTCAACGTGCCTTGGACGGATACCAACACGACATACACCAATATGGGAGCCGCTTCTGCCTCAGCGTCGGGAAAGGCCGGCTTGGTCCCCGCACCTGCCGCCGGAGCGCAAGCCAAGTATCTTCGTGGTGACGGGACATGGCAAACCCCTCCTAATACCACATATAGCAACATGGGTGGAGCGACGTCCTCAGCCGCAGGATCGGCGGGATTGGTACCCGCTCCGACTGCCGGCAAGCAAACCTCTTTCCTTCGTGGCGATGGTACGTGGGTGGTTCCGACAAATACCACATACGCCAAGGCCAATACCACGACATTAGGATTGGTGATGATCGGATATACTGAGAACGGTAAGAATTATCCGGTAGAGCTGGATAGTAGTGGTAAGATGTATGTCAACGTGCCTTGGACGGATACTAATACAACGTATGGTGTTGTAGGAGCTAACGGGTCCACAGGATTGGTCAAGAACGGCAGTACCGTGACAAACGCCTCTGGATATACGGCTTGTCCTATTGTCGGTGGTATCCCCTATTATAAGGATACGAATACTACCTACGCCAATATGAAGGCGGCTACGGCCTCGGCGGCTGGTGCTGCGGGATTGGTACCGGCCCCAGCCGCTGGCAAGCAGGCATCTTTTCTTCGTGGTGATGGAACGTGGGTAGTGCCTACCAATACCACATACGGATTAGCCTCTACTACAGCTAACGGCTTATTGAGACAGCTTAATGGAAGCACATCCAGTTTCATGCGTGGAGATGGCACTTGGGCTACACCTCCTAACACGACATATGCCGTGGCCAACGAATCCACTAATGGATTGATGGCGGCCGCCGATAAGAAGACCATGAACAGGCTTATAGGGGTTAATACGGTCACGACATTAGCCAGCTTACCTATCTCTAAAAGAAGCATCACGGCCACGCTATCAGCGGCTACCACCCTATCCGTGGCGTCAGGTATGCAGATAGGAGAGGAGCTGATGATCAGGTGTGTCCCGTCTGCGGTCTTTACTCAAGCCATACCAAATTCAGGAGCTTATGTAAGCATGAGTGGTACTTCTATAACCACTACGGCTAACAAGCCTTTCGAGATAAATATCTGGTGTTACGCTTCAGGCAAGTATAGCATCGCTGTTAAAGAACAAGATTAAAGAATAGATTATGGCATATACATATATAAACAGGGAAATATATCCCAATATGTTGGTTTTAGACGAACCTCTTGATGATAATTACGCTAAGGGTAATAGTTATGATGATTATATTAATGGCAATCCGATTCCATGGATAGAGCTGGGACAAGAACAACTTTCGTTCAAGGAAGCTAATCCTAAAGCCACGGTTAAGGAGATCATTGAGGCTAGATTAGATGAGTCAAGGGTTCTTAACGAGGAGAAATCGGCTAAATATGAGGAGCTGAGATCTTATGAGACTGAAAATCTCCATGAGTTTTTCTTGGATGATCAAGATATTTATATTCCTGAATATGACAGACGTAGCGCTTTGGCTGGTGGGGCTATAGTCGGTAAGATAACGATTATGGGTCTGGAGTTCGATATGACGGAAGGCAAGATCTTGATCGGGATGATGGATAAGTACGATAACGATCTGACAACGGCGTTAGGGGACAAGCAAAAGCAGATCAGTATAGCCACTACCGTAGAACAGGTGAGAGCTGTCGATGTTCAGTCCGGCTATCCTGATAAGGTAAGTGTTACCACGGCGTACATCCAGCAACAGGCGAAGGAGAAGGATGCTCTCGATCCTCAAAAAGTAGCTGTCAAGTTTTCTAGGATGTTGGTTAATGACAAATCTTTATCCTTATCATCCAACGAGAAATTGGATGCTAAGGTCCTATTTCCTATATGGGGACAAGAAGGAGCGGAGTTCGGGCTATCCGTGGATACCGGATTTTGTCTTAGGGTAGTTAAGGAGGATACGGATATCCTTTACGAGGTTATCCAGCCTCATACGTTATCGTCAGAATGGGAGCCTGGACTCAGTACGGCCTCCTTATATAAGGTTGTTGACAAGGAGCATGCCGGGACTATAGGTGATCCTATCCCTTATTTCCCTCCTATGGAGATATTTAAGGATAAATATTACATTCAGAACGCTGACGTGTATAAATGCACAAGGGATAGTGGAACCCCTCTTAGTCATAATTTAAAGGACTTAGTAGGGTTGTATGTTGAGGTTGTACAGGGCTAGTCGTATCTACCCCCCCTATATTTGGCTTGTGATATGATACAAGTTATTTTTGGCATAATAAAATGACATTTATAAATAAATAGATTATGACTTCACAAAAATTTGGTTTCGTAACCGTCGACCCGGTATCAGGATCAGGAGATCAGGCGGTTAATTTCTCCGGTGAGAAACACACCGGTCGTCTTCAACGCACTATCAACCTTACGGTCACCACGAACGGCGGGGCTAAGAAGGCGTTGGTAGTTAATCAGGCAGCGGCTGCTGAGGTGGTAAGATCAGACAGCCCTAACGCTTCCGTACAAAAGACAGGTGGTAATGTTACCATCACCGGTAAGTCTAACAGTACTAAGCTTACATTTTCGGTCACGCCGGCTAAGGAGAACGGGCTTACGTTACAGCTCCCGGCTGACTACACGGCGGCTGGAAAGACTACGGCTAACGGAGCGGTTATCGCCGACGACCCCGGAGCCGCTGGCGAGTTCGTTTGGAGCATCACGATCTCGGACGTACCGGCCAACGTCACGATCGATGAACTGACGGCTACATTGAAAGTAACCGCCGCTGGTGGTCGGACAGCCAACGTGACGGTAACTCAAGCCGCTGGAGACTCTACTATCGAGCTTGACAAGGAGACTATTAACTTGGATGTAAATGGTACTCAACAGACGGTTAACGTAACATCTAATGACAGCTGGACATGGGCGCAAGCTGCGGCTAGGACCGTATTGAAGATGATGAGACGATAATCGTATTAATATCATGTGCTAGAACCCCGATCGACTAAAGCCGGTTGGGGTTCTCTTGTTTTATTATCTTTGTGGGTAGATGATAATTAAAAGACATAATTATGAGTGATTTGAATATTAATTGGAAGGACGGGGTAGGCGAGGTAACGGACCAGCCTCTGACCGTCAGCCCGGGGTCCGGGACCGGTAACGCCGCCGTTTCTTTTGGCTCGGTAATGAACAAAGGTCTTGACCGTACCCTTGAGTTGGAGATAACAACCCCCAAAGGCGTTAAAAAGACGCTTGCGGTGAATCAGGAGGGATGTAGGCAAGCTTATATCACGAGCGACGGGAAACGGTGGCTGACTAGCGACAATCGGGTGTATGGGGTGTTGAAGAGTGACGCTCCGTGTCAGTGCAACGGTACTTGCCTTATTTCTTATGTCCGTCCTGATGGAAGCATAACGGACGCACCTTCCGATAATTGTATAGGCGTTGTCCTTAACGCTCAAGGTAAGAGATTTATGATTGAGAAATATGAGGATCTTAATGAAAGCTATGTAACAGCCGGAGCCGGGAAGGACAGCACTTCCATTTTTTATCGGGGTGGATATGGTACGGATCAGACCGGCATTACAAATTATGACAAAGTAGATGGAAGTGATATTAGAGGTTACCTAAAACCGGAGTCGGGTTCATACAATGGTACCCCTAACCTTTCGGCAAATATTACTGCCTGGACAAGCGGGGCTTTATCTGATTGGAATGGAAAATCCAATTCAGAGATATTAAAAGGAATAACTACCGGTGGTGGGTCTTATACTTCCTATGCGACAATTGGCCATGTGCTTAATACGTTCTTAGCTAGTGCTGACGCTAAAGGATATGATGATTGGTATATCCCATCATGCGCTCAACTTGCGTTAATATTTATGAACTTGACGAGTGTCAATAACGCATTATCGGCTATTGGTGGACAACAACTCAGTCCATCCAAAGCCTATTGGGTTAGCTCAGAGTTTGACTCCAACAGCGGGCATCGCGTGTACTTCAAAGATGGCAGCGTGAACGGCAGCAGTAAGGGCAGCCGTTATAGTGTGCGGTTCATCAGGGACATTTAACCATGGAACTGCTTTGTTTTTACAAAATTTGTAATTACATTTGTGGCGCATGTCCATCACCAGGCTTTTCATCGCTAATTTATTATAAAGGGATACAGGTCTGTGATGGGATCGGTATCCCTCTATTTTTTAATATGGAGAAGATAAATGTTTTCGATGTTCAGATTCCTGATGGAAGACAAATCCGTTGTATGTCGTATAATAAGGTTACTTATTTTGATCTTGACGATATATGTAAGTTATGTTTCAGTTCATCCGATTTACATGATGTGGCTGATACCAAGGTTATGAGTGAGTTCCTGCACCGTGATGGTGATCGTTATTGGGTTACGGTAGATGGCGTAAGGTAGTTGTATCGTAGGATTGAGTGCAAGATGTGTTTTGAGGTTATAGAAAAATTAAAAAAATTATGAGAGAGCAGGAATTTGATTTCGTGGTATATCCATTAAAGTTGATTATCACGGTAGGATTGGATTACGAGACGTTATGTAACCGTTTCGAGAATATGGAGCCGGATCATAAGGGAGAATGGGGTGATAAGGATGATATGGATAAGGAAGCGTCTTTCGTGAATCTGGTAAGGGATAGGGACGATGATGGTAAATTCGCCATACTTTGGAATTTTTCAAGCGACGATGATATAATGATGAGAAATATATGTCATGAGTCGTTCCATATAGCCATGAGCGTGTGCCAGTTCTGTAATATGTCGCTTGGATTTAAGGTTGGAGAGGATGAGCATGCGGCGTATATAGCCGGCTTTGCTGGTGATTGCGTTAGTAAGTTCATCAATAGCAAGAATACGGATTAAGTCGTAAATTATATAAGGAATATAAGAATATCAGCCTCCGCTTATTTGTGGGGGCTTTTTGTTTATCTTTGTCAAAAACATGAAGTTATGTCGAGTTGCGTAATTAAAAGAAATAGTAAGGGTAAGATAACCCGTGTCTTGACTCCTTCCGGAGAGGTATCTACCTTGTTCGATAAGATAGCGGGTATAGCTACCGTAAGTGACCTTAATAAGGCCGCTGAAGCTTATATGACTATTTATAACGATAAGTTCAGGTCTAAGTTCGGAGACTGGACGAGATCCGTTCCAAGGAATAAGGAGGCGGCCAGATCCATAAGCGCCAGACTTAGCGCCAGCGAGTGGGGGCAACTTATGTCAGCCAAGGTCCTGTCCGCCATAAGCGACATGGATGCCCCAGCGTTGGCCAGAAGCCTTGGGAATAGCGACAATGTCGTGGCTTATCTTACCTCCGGAGAGGTAGGTGATGTCAATGATATGGCTGTGGTAGATACATCCACGGTACAGGAGGTGGATCTGGATTCCATAAACGAGGATAATATTGGCGATACGATACTGAAAGAGGCGTCATGGGATGATATAAGGGCTATCAGGGAGAATATAGATATTAGGGAGACAGCCCGTATGTTATGGAAGGCCGTGGAAAGCGCTTTTACCGGGCAACGGCCTAATATCAGGGTGAAGGGTGGAAATATAGATGGTGAGATCATATTTTCTGGTAATGTCTTGCCGTTAAATAATATTGAGAATTATACTCCTCCATCTTCAAGACTGGTATATGATTCCGGTGAGCCTCGCCTGTTCTTTAGATCGGATGACGGCAAGATACACGACTCTTACGCCAACGCCATAAAAGGATCGTCCGGTGGGCGGGTCGAGGCCGGGTTCTTGGCCGGCAGTGTCGAGGAGAGCGACGTCCCGTCCGGTACGGCTGACATCTCCTTTGGCTCTTCCTCCATAACCCTCAATAACAGTGAGTCATTTATCCCGGTCCTTGGTATTAGCTCAAACTCAGATATAAGTACTCGTGGAGGGTTTATTAATTACCTTATCAAGAAAGGTATGTTGAGTGGGGAACGTATAAGACTAGGGGATAGATATTATCTTACTGGAGCCGGCAATTCTGATGGTCTTAAGATCTATAACGCTATGAATGCCTTATCCAGCCTCAGGAATAGGTTTGGAAGTCAATCCTCTGAGATGAACGTATTGGGTTCTATAGGTTTTGATACGGAGGTAAGTAATGATCTTGATCTTATCACTACGTCCGGGGAGAAGGTTACGGTAAGCAGACCGGAGATCAAGGGTATGTTAAGGCAAGGTAAGTTCGAGGAGCTTAATAATAAGTATGATGGATTCATGGAGCTAGCCTTGTCGTTGATGATGGAGGATAACGCTTTGTACGGGAGTAACGTCCGTGGGGTTATCGAGAATGAGAAGGCGGAAGATCTCCAGAATAGGACTGATATCACCAATATCTTATCCACGTTAGGCATCCGTGTGATGGGTATGTCTGAGTATATGGATAAGTATAAGATGCGTAATGGCGTGGATCCTTCGGCTAGGGCCTTGTCTGACATGGCTAATGGGGTTATCGCTTTGGCTGAGGGGGCTACGGTAGAGGATCTCAATGAGGAGGTGGCTCATTTCTTGATCGATACTTATCGTAACCAGCAGGAGATTGATGAGGTGCTGGATTCTGTTGTTGGTACGTCGTTATGGAATCAGTTCGCTGGTCGTTACTATGAGGTGTATGGGAAGGAATACCAAGGAGAGGAGTTGGATCGGATGGTGAAGCGGGAGATCCTAGGCAAGACGTTGGCCCAGCGGTTCGTGCCGGGCATGGAACAGGCGGTAGAGGATCTGGCCTCGTCTGAGGACGCCCAGCTCTCCTTGTTTGGCAGGATGGTACGAGCTATACGTAATTTCTTCTCCAGCCAAAGATCGGATTTAAATAAGGTACTTGATAGGATAAAGGAGTCGGCGTTAGCTGATGATCCAAGCGCCTTTGACGTGCTTCTGCTAAAGGATAGCAATCATCTCATGTATTCGTTATCGGACGTTGACGTGGCTAATAAGTTGATCAAGAACGGGAGGTCATTGGAGAGGCTATACACTAGGTTACAGAGGATGAGGTCAAGCCAGAGCCAGAGGATCGGGGAAAGCATCTCCCTTCTCCGTGATATAGGCGAGAAGGTGAGACAAGTCGGGGGTGAGCTTAGTAAGAACAACAACCTGTTATCCACCAAGAGTGTCATAGCTACAGCCAAGGCCGAGGTAGAGTATTTGGTTACGGTCGCCAGTAGCCTACGTAAGAGCGGAAAAGGATTGGATTATGAGACGATACAGGTTATCGATAACGTATATGGGGAGATAGTTCCTCTGATCAGGAACCTTCGTGGATTCGTCAATAATCAGGCGGCTGATTATTATGGCAGCAATAAGGTTGGCATGGTAGAGGATATGGATGATATATTGCGGATGGCTGAGACATCTATGTCTGATATAAACGCCCTCCGTAGTGATCGTAACGAGAATTGGCTGGATGGACAGCTCCGGATGTTTAATATCCCGGAAAGATATTGGAATGGGATAAAGAAGTTGATAAATAACATCCATAAGGATATCAATGTCATGTCTCGGTTTTTCGGGACGTTAGAACATAGCGGGAACGCTATCTTAGGCATGTTAGGGCAACGTCTTGCCAAGGCTTATAACGATGCTCATGTTGAGGGTGTGGCTAATATCAATAAGATGACTAAGATGATGAAAGAGCGTGGATGGGGGATAAAGGATAATGAGGATCTTATACAGAAGATAAATGGGAAGAACTCGGATTACCTTGACTCGTCCCGTGATTTCGCCAAATACGATTTACTATACAGGACCGAGCAGGCTAAGGCTATTATCGATATATATGATCTTAAAAATGTCATGGGTAAGACCGAGAAACAACTTATCGATCTTCTTCTATCCGATAGAGGCCTTAAGGTGAAGACCCGTGACGACATAGTAGGATATGACGGGGATAAGCCTATTACGAAGGAGGTATATCATGTATTCAAACCTACCATCCAGAATTTTGATATCTCGGACATGACGTTCGAGGATCAGCAACGATATCTCGACGCGATAAATAGGTGGTTGGATGAGAACCGAGAGAAACCTATGGTGCAGGCTTATTACGATAAGATCGAGAAAGTTAATAAGAAGGTCGAGGAAAGACTGGGTCGTAGGGTATCGCAAGCCACGTCCGATTTCATGACCCGTATCCGCAGGAGCCGGTATGTGGCTATGGATAAGTTCGTGAGGAACGGGAAGGTCGATTGGAAGGCGTTTCAATCCGATCCTATAGCTTGGAGATCTTATCTGGATATTTTACGTGACAGGGCTATAGCTAAGAGCGAGTGGTATTCCGATGGGACACCAAAGGAAGAGGGATCAGAGGCTCTGATGATGTCCGAGGAGATCAAGGCCTGGGACGAGGCATGGGCCGAGGAGTTCGGGAATACCAACGAGGGTCGTAAGGCCTCCGCCGAGTTCAAGGAGATACTTCGTGGGATAGAGCGGTCCGAGGGCGGCAAGGCGGCGTTCGAGTTCCTGCTAGCCGGTGGTCATCTTGGCTTCTCCAAGGATATGTGGGGATCCGAAGAGGGTGATTATTACGAGAATCTGGTGGATAAGATCACGGAGCAATCTGCATCATCATCAAGGATAGAGAAGGTAGAGGAGGCGATGGCAACAATAAATGAGATCAATGACCAGTTAAGACCTTTGCTTATCCAGTACCGTGATAGCACGAGATACGGGGAATATGATTTCGATAGGTTGCGTGGATCCGCCTCGTTAAGGAAAATAAACGAGCTATATGACCGTCTGGCCGAGGCTAAGAGCGTTATTAACGCCGCCGCTTCCGCTGAGGATATTGAGATGGATATGCCCGATACGGTGGAGAGTGGCGTTACAGATTCCTACCGTAACGCGCTAAGAGACGCCGTGACATACGACAAGGGAATGGATGAGATTAAATTCGCCAAGGAACATATGTCTGCCCGCTCCCGGAGTCAGGTGGATAGGATGGCCGCTAAGCTATCTAGGAAGAACCCGTCATGGACGACCGTGGAGGTATCGTTTTTGAGAAGGAAATACGGTCCTGACTTCAATAATAAGCTGGCTAACGACATAGCTATGGGTAAGGCTAATGAGGTTCTTGTTGAGTACGCCAGAACCCGACTGTATCCTTATATGAGAAAATACTCTCCCAAAGGGTATTCTGATTTCATCAGCAAGATAAATAACGGTACGTATAAGGTGTCGGATTTTTTTGACGCCATGGAAAGTGGTATATCCAAGGAAGAGAGTGTATCCCGTTTCGGGTTCGATATTAATATGATTGATCTGACGATCAACAACCAGTGGCTTGATGAGGCCGATGCCGAGAGTTCTTTCCGTAATCCTAATTATAATCCTGATCTGGGTTATGGGTATCATACGCCTAGGTTCGATAAGTACAAGAACGAGGCTTTTTTCAAGAAATACGGTATTACCAACGAAGGGGAGGAAGCTACGATCAATAAGGATAAGTGGGAGATGAGGAAGGAATTGCTTAACATAAGCCGTAAGGCTATGGAGGACTATGATGAGCGGTTCAGGAATATCTACCAGATACCACAAATATCCAAGGGCGGCGTGGAGAGGATGGTGCAGGCCGGGGTTGACCCGAAGGCGGCCATCGGAAACGCCGTACGTGACATCGTTGGCGAGAGGGTTGATGATCCCATACATGGTCAAGGACAAGACCTAGGAGGGCTTGATGAGAACGATAACAAATATCGCATGATCCCCAAGTACTATCTGAGCAAGCTAGAGAATGCCGATGACGTATCCCATGACTTCGCGTACTCCTATTCTATGCTATCCCTTCAGGCGGCATCTTATAAGTATAAGAGAGCTGCTTTGGATGATGTTATGGGATATAGGAATATGATGCTTGAGACACAATATGATGGGGGAAAGAATCCAGAAGCCACTCATGCCTACAGGATGTTTCAGGACTGGGTTAACGCCAGTATCTATGACGTTAGGATAAACAATAAGCGGACTGAATGGAATATAGGCAATTATAAGGTCGATCTTAATAAGCTGGCCCTTATGTTTACCAAATTTGTGTCCAAATCCAACTTAGGCTTCTCCCCGTTCGTGGCGGCTACCGGTGCCCTTACCGGGCAGGCCAACTTCCTTTTGGAAGGTATGGTAGGACAGTACATAAGCAAGGACTCCATGAAATACGCTTATGGAGAAGCCCAGAAGCAGTTAAGCACGTACGTGTCTGAGATCGGGGACATAAATCGTACCAATAAGTTATATGTTGTCGGTGAGGCCCTAGGTGTGTTTAATGTCCGCAACCGTGTACGATCGGCGGCATATAACAAGATCTGGAGAACCTTATTCCGGGATCTGCCATTTAAGATGATGGAGGTTTTGAACTCTCCTTTGGACCCGCAGGTTATTATCTCGGTAATGGATGACACTCGCCTGTATGAGGGTCAGTTCTGGTCATATTCTAATTTCAAGGAGATGATGATGAAGGACAGGAATATGTCCGCTAATGAGGCTAAACGTAATTGGGAGCGTTTAAGGGATTATTCCATATGGAACTTAGTAAATGTCAAGGACGGGAAGATCGTGGCTAAAAACGAGGCTAATAAGGATATTATAGACCGATACATACCTACATTGTCCAGCAGGGTCAGGAGTATGGTGCAGATATGCGACGGCGCCCTTAACGAACAGAACCGGGTGGGGGCTAGCCGGAACGCTATCCTTAACATGGTGCTCCCTCATCGTGGATGGTTTATACTTGCCATTCAACGGGCATACAAAAAAGCCGGGTTTAACTTCCAGACCAACCAGTTCGAGGAGGGATATATGAGAACGTTATGGAGATTCGCCGGAGATATCTATAATATGATGTCAGAAGGCAGGATGAAGGAAATACATGACGTGCTGAAAGAATATCATAGTCTTAATCCTTATGAGCAGACCAATATCAAGCGATCGCTTATCAATATGGCAGTATTCGCTACGATGATAGCCATAGGAAGGGCTTTGATGGGATATAGGGAGGATAATGAGGATAGCTGGTTCGGGCAGTTCATTACCTATATCGGGTTCAGGACGATCAATGAGATCGCTTCCCAGACATCCCCGTTCATGGAGCTTAACGCCATAGATATGCTGCAAGATCCGCTGGTTACGGCCCGGAAGTTAGGCGATCTCACCGATCCCCGGAACTGGGACCCGTTCGCTACTGTCCAGACCGGTGTGTACAAGGGCGAGAGTAAGTTGTGGAGACAGCTCATGAAGTTCTCGTTTGGTAAGCAATGGTATAATATCAAGACGGCTAGGGATATTAAGCAGACATCCGACTACTGGTTGATGACCAACGGCATGACGATGGGATTCTTTCTAGGTGGTAGGAATAAGGATGAGTCCGGAGAGGACGCTAATTGGTATTTTGACAGGGGAAGATAACTGATATGGTATGACAAAAAAAATAGCCGGTCAATTGTTTAAGACAATTTGATTGGCTATTTTGTATTCCCATCTATCCATCCCGGACGGATGGGAATAGGTAATTATTTTATGAATACAAATGTAGATCTTTTTCATGATTCCACGAACAATAGTAATGGAATTTTGACGTCCGAATCCAACGAAATGGATTTAAATACATTAATACCGGTAGTAGATAATAATAATCATAAGGTTGTAGACGCCAGGCTTCTTCATGCGTTTCTTCAAATAAGAAGAGATTTTACATCATGGATAAAAGATCGTATATCAAAATACGGTTTTATTGAAAATCAGGACTTTGTATTGATAAAATATGATTATTTAGGTAACTTACTGAATGACAGACTCCCCCATTTTGGTGAGTCTGATACTCAGGTAGTTGCAAAGACTGATTACCTGCTATTGATGGATATGGCCAAAGAGCTATGTATGGTAGAGAATAATGATAAAGGGAAGAAAGCTAGAAGGTATTTTATCGAGAAAGAAAAAGAATTAAAGAAGTTGGAAAAGTCGAATAATGATCAAGTAAGTCATTTGCGTATTCCCGACTTTTCCAATCCAGCGGAAGCTGCAAGGGCATGGGCTGATGAGTATGAGGCCAAGGTGAAGGCCGAGAAGGAAGCTATGTTGGCACTAGAAGCCAAGAACAAGGTCGAGGAGGAAAAGAAGATTGTCCAAGCCGAATTAAATACGGCTATAGATACGATAAAGGAGAATGAACCGGTAATTGATATGTTTAAAAGGTCTATTCCAAGAGAAGGTGTCCTTATCCGTGAATCATCAAAATATTTTGAGCAATTTGGCTATTATATCGGGATTAAGAACATGTATCCGTTATTACAGGAATTAAAATATGTTTTTAGGAATGAGAGAGGTAGGATAGAGGCATATCAGTCCGCTCGTAATTCTGGATTAGTTACATATGGATCTGATCCTGGTGATGAATATTGGGAGGCTAAGGCCGTGACTGTTATGATAACATTAAAGGGATTTGTTAAACTGGAAGAATTGTCAAGAAAAAAAAGGAGCGTTTTTGAGAAATATGGTCGGTTCACGATATGATGCCCCTCACTGCGATTATTCTGATAAAGGCAAGGCTATTAGAGCGCTTACTGGCGATAATAGGTTCACTAAAGATATTGATTATAAAGTTTTTACCCAAAATGGTAAAAACCCTACTGAGGGAAGATCAACAATTGTATATACGATAACTGCATTTTGCGTGGAATGTTTGATAACAAGGAAAGAAAGATGAGTATAAATAAATAGTTATACCATTGATAATTAATGTAATCCAAAAATGGATTTACATAATAATAGAAGGATAGGCGATTATCATCCTATCCTTCTTATTTTCGTTATCAGTCTTTATATTTATCCACAAAATCATCCACATCCATATAGTTGCAAATTTCATAGTATTTCATGGGAACACTACTCCATTTTGAACGCTTCAACGGGATTCGCAACCTCATCCCTCGGCGTCCGATTATAGAGGATATCAACTCCTACCCTCTCTATATTTATTGCAGCGTTTAAATCCCTATCGATTTCCATACCGCAATTCTCGCATTTGAAAACTCTGTCTGATAAAGCAAGATCTTCTTTCTTCCATCCACACTTAGAACATGTTTTTGATGAAGGATAAAATCTGTCTATTACAACCAATTTCTTCCCATACCAATTGCATTTATATTCTAACATGGATCTGAATATCGAAAAACTTGTATCGGATATGGACTTCGCCAATTTGTGATTCGATAACATTCCTGAAACATTCAAATCTTCTATGCAAATAATATCATAATTATTTATCAGTAAAGTAGTAACATTATGAAGAAAATCATTCCTTTTATTAGCAATCTTATTGTGCAATCTCGCTATCCTGAGTTTGTTTTTCTTGTACCTATTACTACCTTTCTTTTTACGGCTCAAATGTTTTTGGATTTTAATTATTTCAGATTGTTTCTCTCTGAAAAACTTTATGTTATCAATCACAACATTATCAGACAGTGTAGCAAAAGATTTTAATCCTAAATCAACTCCTACTGATTTACCGGTTTTAGGTTTATGGCAAATTACAGTATCAACAGATATGGATACAAGGTATTGATTACAACAATTCTTAGATATTGTACAAGAAAGTATCTTGCAATCACCCGGAATAATTCTATCAACAGACATCCTTACCCATCCTATCTTTTCCAATCTTATCTTATTTCCATTAATTGAGAACTTCTGATTAGGTAATCTGTAAGACTGGTTTCCTGATTTCTTTTTAAAAGAAGGTCTGTTGATTTTCTTCTTTCTTGTCTTTGAAAAGAATTGCTTGGAAGTTTCTTGAAAATCCCTTATCTTCTGCTGTATAGCTGCTGCTGATACCTCATTTAACCAAGGTTTATCGATTATCAGATCAGATTTAGTAATGATTTTAGGTTTAGGATTATGATCTTTATCATAAGAATTGAAAGACTCGACATTAGCATTCCAAATAACACGAATACAACCAAAGGTCTTAGAAAGTAAAACCTCCTGAGACTTATTAGGATATATTCTATATTTGAAAGCTTTAATCATTGTTTTCTAATTCTTTAATAAGTTTTTCTGTGTTTCTTTTGCTTCTTCTCTGTCCGTATAATCTTGCAGTAAAAGATGTTATTATTGAAACAAAATCCTGCATTAGATCATCCCTATCATTATTTTGGGTATTTATAACTTCAATAGTTCTATCATCAAGTTCTAGTAGCTTTTTAATATAATTCATTCCAAATCTACTGAATCTATCAGAATGTTCCACTACTATTTTTGTTATTGATTTATCCAACAATAAGGACTCAAGTTTTTTTCTATTATCATTCAATCCACTTCCTACTTCACAAGCCACCTTGTCGACAATATACCCCTTTGCTGCACAATAAGACAAAAGTCTTTCTTTTTGTCTTTCAAGGTTTGATTTATTTTCAGAAGATGATACCCTGCAATAAATAGCAACTTTCTGTTCTTTGTTTCCATCTATTACAACAAGAATGTGTCCATTGGGAGTTATTTCGGTTTTCAATAACCCTTTTTTTATTCGGTTCCATATTGTTCTATATGTAACCTTTTCTATTTTTGCATATTGACTTATCTTGTATTTCATATTGCAAATGTAGTAATATTTCTATATAAAACAAATATTATACTATATAATTTAATTATTTACATTATACGTCTCCTCATATCTTTTTACTATTCCGCACAGTTCAGTCGTATTATATTTACGTATAGCCGTGAATATATATTCCTTTTTGCAATCCCAGCATTTTATCAGTCTTTCTGATACGCACGCCTTATCCTCGTAGAAGAAGCAACCCTTACATGGCTCATTATGGTCGTAGCTTAATACTACAAGCAGCTCCACACCATTCTTGTATATCACGTCTCCTTGTTTCATCTTGTCTATTTTATTAATCTCATTATCAATATAGTAAAGTTGGATATTATCCATACTATAGATATCCATAACGTTGTACTTAACATAAGACCTATATTCCTAGGTATAGGATCTACTCTCCTGAATGTCAGGATCATGAATATAAATGTCTTGAAGTTCATAATTTATTATATTTTTCTATATAGTTAACTATAAAATCTTTAACTCCTTTTGGGGCATCTGTTAGTTTAAGTTTTCCTTGGAATATATCCTTGCCGTACTCGTCCATGATCTCCCCGAACGAAGGATTCATGACTCTTGTTGACATGCATATCGGTTGATCGGTATCGAATTTGAGGACAATCGTTTTTCCGCTGTTTATCACCTTTTTTAAAGCCACGTAAAGTTTTCGGCCTTTTATTATATCACAATTCCCTTTTAGGATATTGGACATATGTATAACATGCTCTTTCTTGATACGGGGAGCTTGCTTCCTAGGACTTGTGTTATTTATATAAACAATATCCCCTCCATTTAACTTCCATTTATCGAAACATGACAAACATATACCGTAATCCGCCCATTTTCTTATTCTAGGCAACATCCGTTTACTTCCTGCCGGCATCTTTTTCCCGCAGCATTTGCATTCCCAATCTTTGATGGTCCTGAACTCTGCGTAATCATCTATCGAATATTTTCTTTTAACCATTCACCTGATTTTAATTTTCTTTTTCTATTTTCAAAATTATCATCACCATACTCATAATTAGGACAAGCTTTGTTGCTTGGTCGTCTAACATAAGTCTTTTGCTTCCTGTTATATTTACTGTTAGGATTTATATAATGGTCACACACTTGCCAAATAGAGCAACATACTTTCCCGTATCTTTTCGCCCACTCCTGATCATGTAGATGTATACAAGTGGCGCAAGTCGGATTCTTAAGCTTATCCTTGTTATCATCTATGATCTTATTGACCCGATCAAGAATAACATGCATTTTTTCAATATTTATGACGTTAAATGCATCTGGTATTGGAAGATATGTCATCGAGCTTATATCTATGTCCATTTCCTTAGACTTATCGTAAGCCGATTTGTATTTCCTTATCATCAAATCCTTTAATTGATTTACTTTTCTCTCGTAAGTCCCCATATTTCATTCAGTTTTCCATCCTTGTTTCTTCAATAGATCCACCATCATCCCCTTTATCTTAGGACTGATAGCCTCGGTAAGTATATCAGCGGCTAAGTTGATAGAGAAGTTTGTCATTCTAGATTCCCCTATATACTTCTCGCTGGTAACTTCCTTTACATAGTCATGGATATCCTTGATCATCTCATTTTGAGATTTCAGGAGATCCAGTATCTCATCAATCTTATCATCCATTTTTCTCAAATACACCTGACAATAACCAGACAATCACTATCAGAAAGAAAAATAGCCCAAGCGCCTCATCCGGGTAATCATGTATAGCTTCTAAAATTTCCCTCATAACTTAACATCCATTTTGTTGATTATCTTATAAAATATATCCCTAGTCAGCTCAATATCATAAGTAGCGTCATGGAGTTTATCCTCATTAATCTCAATACCCATAGTTCTGGCCACGGTCATCAACTTAAAGTTCTCCATATCGTTCCTTACGCCCATCAGGAATGGTGTTACCATAACATACACATCCATGCAATTAGGATAGAACCATGATCCAAAATACTTATCCCCACATTGCTGGAATAAAGCCCGTAGGAAGCTGTTATCGAATCCTGCGTTGTTATACCCCACCAAATACATTTTATCCCTCTTGTCGAACTTATTCACGTATTTGGATAATATACCAACTAACTGCCTGTACCCTTCTTCCATAGGCTGATACGACTGCACTTGCTCCAAGGTAACGCCAGCCACGTCCAGTGCCTCTTGCTCTATCGTGGCGGCAGGATTCGGGGCTAGACGGATGTCAAACCTCTCGACCTCCTGCCCGTCGATATCCACGATCCCTCCTATTTGGTGTATCCCGTTTCTCCAAAATTTGACCCCGGTTGTCTCTAAGTCAAAAAATAACAGCTTGCTCATATTTGTTGATTTTTAAAATGTTCCTTAATCTTCTCCAATGCCTCATAAGATAGATAGCTGTCTATGGCCTTATTGCTATTCACTTTCATCAACTCATCAAACAGATCTTTAGCCAGTACTTTCCACTGTTCTCCCCAATCAAGAAGATTCTCAACTTTTGATCGTATATCCTTGAAATAAGAATCTACATCTGATTTAATTGATTTTGAATAGTATATAACATCTCCCTCATCCCTATCCATAATATAATCACATTGTGTCTCGATATCTTTTATATGACTATCTATATCACTACACATATAATCAACAGGTTTACGTATATTGAATATAGCTTCTGACGTAAGGCCGGTTATATTTTGTATGTCTTTTAAATTATCCATGATTTAATCAATTAAATATAACCCATCCACTTATAACTCCCATCGCAAAAATAGACAAAACCATAAGTGAGAACAGCGTCCAATCTTTTGTATTTAGTTTATTACTCTCCTTCTTTGCTTTTATTTTTTCAAGAATATTCTTGTCAACATTGAAATCGAAATCAAATATCGTATTATTAGCTATCTTCCCATCAATGTCTTTGTTATTAATAAATATCTGTCTCTTAACACTCATATCCCTAATATTTCTGCTACATAAACAAATCCATAACATATATAATTATCAGCGTCATGCTCCCCATAATCAACATGCCAGATAACAGCGCATGGAAAATAAAGTGGCATATCCTCGCCCATAGGTTCCTCTTTGAAGTCATCAATGTTTATCTTCTCCCTCCACCTCCACAGGTCTTGGATATCGTTCAAAATTAATTTCTCCATAATTACGACGGATATTAGATGTTATCAATTCAATAGCCAAGCTGATCATAGCTCCCGCTTCAGTAAGTCGATTCATTTGGGCATACATTCTATGCTCTGCGCTACGATAAGTCTCTCTACTACTTATGGTATCCAGTAAATCATCTATAGCGTTTCTAAGAAGATCGGTTATCCCATGCCCTCCTATGCCCTTGAAATAATAAATATCACGACCAGCGTAAAACATGTCCTGATAGTTATCCCCCTTTCTGTATACTAACGCTACCTTGCAGTCGTATTCCAAACTGTATCCTATAAGAGGGACATTAGCCATAGGCGGATTATCCTCTGTTTTGTATCTTATCCTTAGTATCTGTTTCATATAATCCACATTTAATCAAATCTATCATCAATGAGAATAATGCGTCTATAAGAAGTTTTTCGTTACTCCAATGTACGGAGATATCGTCCTCATCCATATACGACACGAACCACTTGTCTTCAAATTTATAGCACTCTAACGTATAACCCTTTATCTCGGCTGGGAGTAAGCTCAATAACGTCCCTACATCCCAAACCGGGTCGGATATATCCGGGGTAACGGCCTCGATCAGTCCTATACGACCAGCGTCATCCTCCATAGAATGCAATGAGTCAAGGTACTTGTCTCTGAATCCGATGGCGGTGGAGATAGGGAGGCCGGCCTCAACCAGCACTCTCCCCTGTTCTTTTGTGGTGAATATCCTTTCTTTCATCTAACCCTTGATCTTTTTCTCTACAGTAACAATCGTATCATTATGCCATCCCCCATGAGCCACTAGAAGAATCTCCTGCTGCTCGAAACCAAGCCCTGCCCCTATACCGCCGGAGTTCCACGCGCAGGTAATGACCACCCCGCCCTTCTTGGTGATCCTAGCTATCTCCTTCTTCTGCCTAGCCCAATAACTAGATTGCGTTGTTTGCATATTAACAGATCCTTCAAGTCTTTTATACGACTCAGATACCTGTCTCGCAGAATATGGTGGATCATATAATACCATATCAGCTATATTATCATCAAGATGACACAAGAAGTCCGTGGCGTCTTTATGATACATAGCCTTAGTCTCATGATCAAGATCGTTGGTTATCGTCCCTATATCGCTGTTTCTGGCGAATGGATCTACTATAACCATTCCGTCTTTTTTATATCTATCTATAAGTTCTCTTATCGGTTTTATGCTGAATGTCTCTTTATTCGGCATCGACCATGTCTTGTTTATAATCATATCGCTGTAATTGTGTTTTAAATATGAGTTTCATGGTACTTCTAGGTATAGGATCACATATATCTTCCCACCAATTCTTGTGCCCTTTCGGTGGATGTATATCCTTTTTCCATGAAGATCCCTTAACTGCCTTGATTCTTCCGTATGGTCTCATTTTGCTCGTGTTTACCTTCACATGTCACATTATATCCGTTTCTAATGACCCGAACATAAGCTCATCAGTAATTTTGCGAAATTCCTTTACAATATCATTTATCTGCTTACGTTCGATGCTTCTTAGCAAATGGGCTATCACATCCACTGTCCATCCGTTACCCGCTAAAGACATGGCCGTATTTGGGGCTATCCCGTCAAGGTAATCATCCGGCAATGTCTGTAGCCTACACATCTCCACCGGGGTCAGGTATCTGAATTTGTCTTTCATGTCAAAGGCATTAGGATATCTTCCGGGAGGCAACGATGATATCACGTTATCTTTCATGACTGTTGTCAGGCAATTACTTTTCTTAATAGAAACAGTATTTTTATCCCTTCTTACCTCCAAACATTGCGTTATTTTCACGTTCTTGTCATAATCCTTTCGATTCCCGTCCTCTCCTATCCTTCTACCGACAATGACTCCTATATATCTTCCTCTTATGGCTTCCGGATTCCAGTCCTTGTCATGCTCTAAAATATCATCCAATGATATATGCTTGTCTTTCGGCATTTCTACCGGCCAATTACACCAATAAAGACGATGCCGGGTCTGTGCCGAGACCAAGGCGCTATCGATCTCCAACGGCTCCACGCCCAGCTCTTCCGTTATCACCCGGCGATGCTCGTCCCGCATCCGGACGTTCTCGCCCAAGAACAGGATCTTACCTTTGGTCTCCTTCTTTAAATGCTTTACGATGTCCGAGAAGCAGAAGAAAAGCCTCCCACGAGCGTCCATAAATCCCTTACCCTTACCTGAGCTAGAGAAACTCTGGCAACAAAATCCTCCCATGACCAGATCTATGTCTTTCCAAGGGATATCCCATGTTCTCCAGTTATTGACATCTCCTAACCGGATAATATCAGGGAAATGCTTCTGGCTCACCTTTATACATGTATTGTCTATCTCCGAGGCGTAATAAGCATCTATAGGTATGCCGGCCCTCCGTAACGCTAGATACCCACATGATATCCCGTCAAATAATGATAATACTTTCATATTATTTATCGTTTAGGTATATAATCACTTTAATTGTGATATTACTCTAATAGCATAGAAGGAAACGCCCTTTCTCTCATCATTTGGATAAAACTCATTCCCGTTATAAGTCACTAACCATGCTTTCTCATAATTATATTGAGTGCTAGTCCAATAACTTGTAGCGCCTTCGTCTATATCTGATCCATCGATAAGAGACATGCATTTGTTAATCTCATCTAAATTATTTATGATCTCCATCCATTCTCCCACTGATGCCAGATATCCCATTTGCCCGTTCTTGAATTGAGTAACAGTACATTCATAAGCGGCACTAGCATGCGTATATTCCGCGATACTTTGTGTGTTTTGAAATCCATTAAAATCTTTTTTGCTTCATTACTTGATGTTATTGTAGTTACTCCTTGGATCAATCCAGTCGTATTAGACCAGCTTCGATTCTTAAGCTCAATACCTGAAATAACGAAGCTGCTGTTGTCGCTTATCAACGCCACTCCTACGGCGTCGTTTCTCCACGAATAATTCCATTTATCACTAGTATATAACTTGCCATTGGTGTGTAAGATATATATACCGTTTGAAACGGTTTGACCGCCTATCATCCTTCTTCTCATATTCTTCTACCTTGCTAATGTATGTTTATAATTCTAAGTTTATCATATTCTTCAGTAAGAATCCCATGATCAAACAATTTGCTAGCGTCTATTTCAAAGTCCCTATATTTGTCAGTTATATTGATATCAGCCCACATGTTCAATCTCCCCTTATCATCCAACTGCATATGGATAAAGCCTTTTGTCACCTTCTTCCCGGCTTTAAGAGCCTTTACGTCTTTATCGGTAATCTTTTTCATGCTTTCAATATTTTATCGATACAATTAAATTCATCTTTCATCCTGATCTTTATACCTCCATATGATAGTTCCTTATGAGCTGTGACAAAATAATCAACCGCATCTTCATCTAACAAACTATGCGGACACCTTTCCCATACAGGGTTTTGATCTAGATGATCCCATGTGGCTACAAGTAACCTATTCTTGTCATTATCAATAGCTATTTTGTATGTCCCTATAGTAGCCTTACGTTTAATGATCGCTCCATTTAACATCTGCTTCTTAGCCCAGCTCCATGAACCTCTCAACCCAAATGTTCTTATAATCCAGTCATTTATCTTCTTCATTTCAAGTTATTTGTTAAAAGCGTATAAATATAAATACATAAATTGGATAGGGCTATTCACCATACCCTTATCAGTAGGCTCGTCATACTTGTCAAGCCAAAGGCGAAGCGCCTCCCAGTCGATATCCCGTCGGTCACAGACCATGCAGGCTAGGTTAGCCCCGAACAGATCCCCTCCGCCACGTAAAGACTCGTTAAATCTCTTGGCTAGCCTTTTCTTGAATCCCTTATCATACCATATCCCGGAGGTAGCGGCATAACAATAATAAGCGTTGTACTTCATTTTCACGCCCATCTTCTCAAACAATGGCGTATGCCATATCCGATCCAGAAAGAATACTATTCCACGATATATGAAAGTCCGGAGATTCTTCCTGTATTTCTTCCCTAAGAAGCTATCTACGCAAGATATAGTTCCGCCTGAATAGTACCAGTTATTGGCGCCTCTCTTAACCTTATCCGTCATCTTGAATTTATTTTTCCTATCCTCTACCCTGTCCCAAGGCTTTAATTTATCCTCGTTAAATGTCGGGCAATAATGATAGTAATGATTGATCCATGAAAGGTATGGGTTGTATATCGTATATCCATTATCACTTACATATGAGTTTATCTCATACCCAAGCTTCTTAGCTAATGGCGATCCCTCATCAGCTAATACCTTCAATATCGGGTTCAAGTTCCATATCTGGTCTTGGCTGACGAACATCGAATAACAAGGATCCTCATCCTCGCCATACCATCCTCCCATGCCGCTTACGATCTTATCCAGATCAAGAGCATAATCTTTACCCCTAGAGAAATCATCCCTTATGAAGAAACCTTTGTAAGTAGGCATATCCTGCACTCCTGGTTGATCCTTAAATATCTCTTTAGCTCCTTCTACTAGTCTTTCCAGTGTCTGTAAGACAAAGAATATCTCTAGAGGATTATAGTCATGCCCATACACCTTATTGTGTATCCGAAGATATTGAAGAAGCTCGGCTATATTAATAGTCCCGTCCTCCACATATCCCGTATTGTTATCGAAGTTTATTTTGGCCAGAGGGATGTTACTCCCCGGCGGTTGATCTATGTCGTCATAACAATGAACAAACCGGTCGAAGAACAGATCCTTCCAGCCAAGATATTTATCCTCAATCGTCATGAGCTTATTTTTTATCGTACATAGACATGACGTTGATAAGGTCAGCCTTTCTAGCCATCCCCTCAAGTTTGTTAAAGCCATCCATATTATCTCCACTGATGATGATAGTAGGATATACTTCTATACCGTACTTGGATATCTCCTCCTCCGTGGCCTTGTTCTCCGGGATCTGGTTCAACGTAACCTCACCCTCATACTCCTGTAACGTGTTGGCGATAATATATCGCATGTAATCGCTGTACTCAGCGTCTTTCTTCGTGAAAAAATCGATTCTTACCATTTTAAACAGTTTTTAATCTATTAATAATTAAATCCGCTGTAAATATAGCGTTATCTATCTCATCCATACCTATTTTCCTTCCATCAAAATCGTTAGATAATAAATCTTTCACGATTTGATATCTGCGCTGCTCCCAATTTATGTCTATATCAAAATTCAGACACCTTACATAATCATAATTCAATTCATCATAACTATAATTGAGATACTTAACTATCGGAAATGGAGTATCATCATAAATAGTGCGCTTGATTAAATCAACGTATTTACCGGTTTTTTTATTGATAGCTCTTAATCTCTCATCTACTACTCTTTCTCCTGACTCTTCCATTCTATTAACCCTTTGTTATGTTTATCGTAATATAATAACGCTATGGCATTCCAGCACACTGCCGCCAGATGCATGAATCCCTCCTTGTCATATCTCTCTCCCTTTACATAAGCGACCAGATGCCTGTGGAGCGCCCCAAAGTAACGATTAAAACCATTAGGTATATCTTGCCATGAATTATCGGCGTACTTCTTGGCGCCTTTCGTATATACCTCTACGATGTTTTCTATCTCAGCCAAAGGAAGGAGGTCCCACCTAAGCTTACCGTCGGCCCGGTCGTCCTTGCCGCTGCCGTCTTTCCCTACGAGCGGCCCGCTTTCCACCACTGCGTCTCCTATTTTTGGCTTCCCGAAATTCATCGCCTCATCTGCCGTCTCATCATCAACAAGCCTTAATTTGATAGCCCTGCTTAACGAGACAACCATCTCCTCATCAACCCAAATGAATTTATATGTATCATCAAATAACGGTTCTATTTTCATCATCCCCGTATTGTCTGCGGTCTCAAGTACCTCAAATATCTCACCACCATAAACGACCTTGTCGTATTTGCTAAATTCCTCTTTCATTTTAAATTTCTTTATATTAATAAAACTCACTTAAATCCCTACATTCTGGTGTCTCGCCTGTCATAGAGTAAAGCTCACCAGATGATAGATATACGCAATTCGAGGTCTTCCCGTCCCTCCACTCGCTTTGCTTCGTAATTCCACAAATAGCGCAGCGTTGGACCCCCGGGCCTGCCTTTACCCACGAGTGCCGTACGCTCCTTTTCCTTGTCCTGTTGGTGTCATTAAGCTTTCTCATGATCAATCCTCCAAGGCCGTTACAATTTTATCTTTCCCGATAATAACCTCATTCCCGCTCCTTACATCAAAGCATTTCCCTTCATCTGCCTCCTTGAAATAAAGAGCGCCATTGTACTCGAACAAACCGAAGCCGTAATCGTCTAGCTTCATTTCGTTAAGTCTCTTGAATTTGTATATTTTCCCATATTTTCTGTATTTTTTATATTTTGTATTACTAAACACATCAAAAAGATAGATAAGATCGTTGCTATTATCCCTCCATAAAATTCAGTAGAATCATCCTTCTTATTCCCTTCTATTATCAAATAGATAGAACCTGCCATTATTATAAAGGCAAAGACTAACCCTATCATAACATTTTTCTGTTTTTTAGAAACTCCATCATATCCTCCACGCTAAGTTGGAAGCCGGCAGCCGCCTTATGGCCTCCTCCCCCGGGATAGGCCTTACGTGCCAGCGCCGAGACATCCACCTCCTCTTTGGTGGTATAGAATGAACATCTAAAGAATCTTCCGTTCCAGCAAAATGGCATCATCAGATCATGTCTCTTAGGGTTATACATAGATTCAAATGTAGTAGAGTTAAACTCCGTGGTATTCATACATATAGCCTTGTACCCAAATACATCAGCCTCGAATGAGAACATATTCATCTCCCCTCTGTTTTTCTCTACTATATACTCTATTATAGCCTCCCCGTTATTTATCATATCATTCACTAAGTTGCTATCGGCTTTATCTAGTACATCCTTAACAATGTTTACATCAAGACCGCAATATCCCCTCATCCCGTACTGGAACGCCATGACATCACTCCACTCGAACCGGTCGTGATCCCATACATCATAAGCACTCAATAATTCTACCACATTAGGAGTTTTGATGTCATCGAAAAGATATTCCCACGTAAGCTCACAGGCCGCCGCCCCTATACGCCTCTTGCCCTTTACCTCGTAATCCCTCATATCGTCTATGGCTGTCTTATGATGGTCTATCCATACGACATCTATACCTTTCTCTTTCCACTCATCGAAAAGGAGTCTCGTTCTGCTCCCAAATGACACGTCAACTACAAATACCTTATCATATTTATTCACGTCAGGTATTTCCTTGCCGTAATTGTAAGGAAGAAGATCAATGTCCCCTTTGAAATACTTTTTCACTATAGCCGCTGACATTACTCCGTCAAGATCAGCCTCATGATATATACACCCAATCATAATAATTTTTTTATTTGTTTCAATTCATATTCTATCACACTGATACGACCCATGATAATATTTTTATCATCGTCATTATCATGATCACCATCTTCCTTCTTAGATAAGATATTATCTATTTGGGCTGACGCTAATACCATCATCATGCAATGATTTGATTTAATTTTTTTAATATATCTACGCCATTTATCGTAATTAGAACACCAATATTTTTTATCCCATCTATACCCATATTTATAATCTATTGTTTTTAATTAAAAAATCTATGTACTCTTTTATCTCCTTGTTTCGACCGTTATCCCAATCAAATGTCTCGTTTATGAATTTGAAGTACGATACCGGAATTGAATGCAACATCCATCCACAATACTTGCCGAATGCCATTAACGTAGAGCCAATGGGATGATCCGGTCTCCCGGGAACAGGGGCGGCGGTTACGCCCTGCGCCAGCCCCCTCCTACGATCTTTCTTGGCGGCTTTGATATCCAGATCTGTTTTCGTTACCTTATCCCCCATCGGGATATTGGTAATTAGTTTATCGCCGATAAACATCCCCCATCCATATCCTTTGTAGTTCTCTATACTAAGTTCTCTTATATCACCGAACCTTGACGAGTTATTGCAACAATCAACGACCAATGCGCTATCCTTACCGTCCTTTATCCTGACAGCTCTCCCAAGCCACTGATAAAACGACGAGAATGAGAATGTTGGTCTTCCTACTATCACACAATCCAGACCCGGATGATCGAATCCCGTACCGAGGGCGGAATAGTTGAACACTATCTTCGTCTTACCCGACTTGAACCTCTCAACTATAGCCTCCCGCTGCTTCTTTGGCGTGCCTCCGTGAACCACCTCCGCAATGCCGGCACATATCTTGGCGTTCATCCATTCGGCGGCAGTATTGCAGCTCTCAACAGAATCCATAAACACCAGTATAGATCTACAGATGTCTTTTAATACCATCAACCGACGTAAAATAAGGTTGTTTAAGCCATTTTTTCTCACCGCCTCACTAATAGACTCAGCCGTATATTCGGAGCCGTTAGAATTGAGTTTAAGGGCATCTCCATTGAAATCCCATGTCTCATATTTAAGAGGTGTCCAAAATCCTTGCCTTATCATCTCCTCTACCTGTATCACGTGAATCAGGTTCTTGAAATATACCGGTCTCATACGAGTGATGAAATTAAGCTGGGAATATGATGTCTGTCCTATCGACATGTTTTTAAGTCTACATGGCGTGGCTGTAAACCCTATCACCTTGCTAGGCTTCAGCTCATTCATGAATGTCATGAACTCACTGCCGTCCTCAGGACTGTATCCGGCATGAGCCTCATCTATCAATACATTTCTGATTCCCATCTCCTTAAGCTGACCAACAACCTTCTTGATAGATCCTAAGGTCGCGTATATCATATTGGATAACTCCTTCTTACCGCATGACGCGGAGTAGATGGTTGCCGGTATCCCGTAAGATGTGATCTTATCGTGGTTCTGTTGCAGCAATTCTTTTGATGGTTGTAAAATCAGCGTCTTATCTCCCATCAATCTAGCCGCTTCTGCTATGAGGATCGATTTACCGCAACCTACAGGCCCTACGATCAATACCGGATCATGTCTATCAGAGTTTATGTAATCAGAGATGCTTTTAACGCAATCCTCTTGATATGGTCTTAGTTTATATATCATTTGGATTTATAGTTATCAAAAACAGCCTTTACGTATTTTAATTTCACTGGGCATTCACGATCGTCAAACATTTTTACCATCAATGTATCCATCGTCTTACTTATAGCTATCACCTCTCCCGTGCCCACATGGGTATGGACTATATCACCTACCTTTATATCGCATTTAATCATGATCTAGTTTCTTATTAAATTCCTCTATCTTGCTCCTATCTGTCTCATTCACCATCTCAGCCTCTTCCTTGAATATGTCATACCCTTCCCGGATATTGTCTCCAACCATATTCTCTATCATCTCCCTTAGCTCATCGCTTCTTACGGCGAAAGATATTTGGAACGATTTACTTGTGCCTTTCATCAGGCAATCAATCTCCTTTTTACATTCTGTCATTAACCGATCCAGATTATCGAACTTAACGAACTTGGAGTTGCCGTTGGCTTTCCTTACCCCATCCTTGAAATCCTCCAATATCCCGTTAAATACATCCGCCATACACATCATGGAATGTAGCCATACCAGCATATTGAATTTATATTCATTATCAGCGTTATTCATCAAACTCACCAAAGACTCGCTTTTTGTCAACATGATCTTCGATTCCCGGTCTACGATATCCTTTATCTCCTGCCGGTATTTCATGGCGCCAACGAAATCCATCTTAGAATAACATTCATTTGATTTCTCTACCAATTTCCTGATATCCTTTCTAGACATCAGAAGATCCAATACCTGTTTTTCTCTTTCGTTTCTATCCATAACCAATTATTTATTGACACAAATATAATTAAAGCCTAGATATTTACCTAGGCTTTTTAATAAAGTTAATCTTTTTTATTCTTTCTTTTTGACTCATCCCAGTCCGATGAATACCTGCATGTCCCTTGTTTATGGATTGAGAAATCGCACCAAAAACACAAAGGATTGGGGCGGGGTTCAAGGCAGGCCGGCTGGCGTCCCATGAGGTAGCGCTTCTCGTACTTATACCCCTGTTTGGCGTCGTCCCAAACGTGAGCTTGATAGCTATTGATTTTATTTGTCTCGAAATCATACATGTCAAGGAGAATATCGTTAAGTTCCTTGACCGATCTCTCTACTTTCTCCTTATCTACCTTCACGTTTTGATTGTCCAGCATGCGGGTAAAGAAATAGCTGCACATATCCGGCAATACCTTATATTTTCTGAGTATGTAAAAGGCGTATATCGGATGCTGGAGATTGTGAAGCAATTTATCCTTATCGAATAATTTTCTCCCAGACTTCCAGTCTATCGTATACATGGCTATTCTGTCTTTTGTCTTATACTCACCTCTCCAGTCTACTGATCCTATGATATGTACCTTATCGTATGTCACACCATCCAATGTAAGGGGCTTGGGTAGCTTATAAGGCAGGACGAAGTCCTCCTCCACGCCGGCCGGTCTCGACCCCCGGATCACTTTCTCCATTGGCGTAAGATCCGACCACGATTTCTTGTAATTGCCAGCCGCGTCCTTCTCAAACAACCCTACGATCCATCTTATTAGCCTAGCCGCATGTTGCATGGACTCGATCTGAGATTTAACGCTATCAAAAGGTATTTTCTCTATATCGGCGTAGTAGTTGAATGCCTTGCTCATATCCTCATAAGAAGGTCTGCATCCGTTCTTGAAGAAATACTCCATCGTTTGGTGGATAACCGTACCATATGACGTAGCCTCATGCTTCTCCGTAGACCTATGACCCTCCACGTAAGTCTTATACCACTTGTATGGACATTGGACGAACGTGTCTATCTGTGAATAGGATGCGGCAAGAACCTTCTCTCCGTTTATGACCTTGCATAACAAATTATTCTCCGGTATAATCATAAGTCTTTATCTATATCATGTCCATATAAATCCATTGACAGGTTTTGTAGATGGTGGAGATTCTTGATATGTATAGGATCGCTTAGATCGTCTTCCAGATCCCTAAGCCCAAGATAATACCCATCATCAAAAAACTCTATAGATATTCCGTAGCCTCGATATACATCCCGTCCTTTATCACACTTAAACCCGATGGTATTAAGCAGGTTATCATCTATCTCAATAGGCATGACATCGTCTTCCCCGGAATACCATTTCATTATCCCGTCATCAACCTCACGTTCAAGGATCAATGACTTACTTTCATTACGCATACCAGTAACGCACCCTACCCTCCATATATTGCCAGCCTTGTCTTTTACAAGATTCCCTATCCTTAGTTCTTTAGCCGAAATCATACTCGTCCTCCTCGTTATAATCGTCATCGCAATCATCGACAAGAGGGGTTTCTAACCCCTCTTCCCAATCGTCATATCCAAAGTCCATTATTTGTCCTTAAAATAAACATACAACATATCAGTTAAACTTCCTACCGTTATTTCATCGCAAGGGGTATTGCGAAACACCTCGTCTGGTATGTATTCACCTGTCATCTTTTCTATATCCATTATCACTTCAACAAGATCCAATGAATCCATAGCCATATCGGACGATAGGTTACTATCTTCCTTTATGTCTTCAATATCATCAAACTCAGATGTTTTCGCAAATATTGCGTCTATTACTACTCCTAATACTTGATTTCTTTTCATAACTCTTAAATCGACATTTTTAATCTTCTACCTAATTCTTTTTTTATATTTGATATTCTTTCGATGTCCATCTTAACATCTCCAGTAATAGTATATTCCTTATCCATCCTCTTGGGGGGGTCCGGAAGCCGGCTTACGGCGAACAACCATGCCAGCTCCTTATTCTTATTCTCCCTAAGATACAGATCGGATGTCATGCCATACATCTTTATGATCGTATCGAATAACGTTGATTCCGATAAGCTCATATGTACGCTATAGACATTTGACGGTTTCCATATCAAGTTATCCAACCTCATCGTATATTCACGTTTAAGGTCTATATGGGATATTACAGCCCTTACTATAGGTTCTTCCTTGAAGTTGGTGTTAGCCACAAACCAGATAAGCCTTTTCTCCACCTCCTTGATAGCTCCTGTATCCTTACCCATATCGTTATATACCCCAACGATACGGTCCCGGATCCCCTCGACCTCCGGTGTCAGACCGGGTGTCTCTATCAGCATCAGCAGCGATCCTCCCCTTGGCGTTATCTTCCACTTCCCATTCTTCTGAAGCTCAATATAACCAGATGCTTTATAACTATCTATTTTCTCCTTTGGAATGGCGCTAGCCATCTCCTCTTTCTGCCGGATCATCAAAAGATACCCGACATCAGACATCGTTAATCCTGATGTCATCATCTGTTCAAAATTAATATACATAGGTTATTATATACTACTTTACACCAGATATGTTGTAAAACATACGTATGTTATTTAATTTCACATTCTTCTTTTCTAATTTTGTCTCACTCAATCGAATCATATAGTCCCCTGTTTCGGACAAGACGATTGAGCAAAAGAGGTCTTTGATATAAGGTTTTACCCTAAAACATTCGTTGGGTAAGTAAAATCAAAAACGTTTAGTTCAGTAAAAGAATCCGGCGATCTCACTCTTGTGCAACCGGTAGAGGGTATTGGTGATACCCAGTATAATGTTTCGTACAAATGTATATCATTTCTCATCTTTTTTTGTGTAAAATGGTATATAATCACCTATACATAAGCTAATGAGTTAAAATATTGACCTTATCTTTCTGGCTACCCTCTCGACTATATCGGGATGATCATTTCCGTTATATATATCTATTAGCGTATCTATTATATGTAACCTTATGTTTTTCTTTGATGAATGAAACCAAAAATCTCCATTTTTTCTGTTTACAGGTTTGAACATCTTCAGTTCTGGTATAAGATAATACGCCACACATGATCTTTCAGCAAGTGATAATTCAACCGCTGCCTTTTCTATTGCTTTGCACATAAATACATAATTATCATTCTTTATTAGAACGTAAGCCCTTCTCAACACCCTAAGGGCGTCTGCTTTCGATAATCTCTTTCCCTTTTTCACACTGTTTTACCGTATAAGATTCATTAGCCATACCAACCCTACCAACTGATATGGATTGATTTATTGATTGATTAAGATGCCCTATAACCGACATCTTAGCCCTAACCGTATTGGCGCATCTTAGAAGGATTCGATAATCCTCTAACGCTCTCTCATATCTTACATCCACCCTAGCCCTTTTATCAGCATCAGTCATGCTCTTACATGTTCCGTCCTCCCTCAGGCTTATAGCGATCTTGTCCCGTATGATTCTGATATCATCCTCGGCTATCACCAGTTCGGCGTCAAGAACCCCCTTGTATGAGCTAAGAAGATCCTCCACCGCCACAACTTCCCTTTTTAGGTTCTCCAATTCCAATATCATTGAGTTGTCATTTATCCTTTTATACTCCTGTACTTTATTGGATACCTCATCACAGATACTCATGATCTCCTTTTCCCGTTCCCGATTTATGATATATCTGATGCTGTATTTAGCCATTTCCTTTAACGAGGATATAATTTCCTTTATCCCCATCTTATCCTCAACCGACAATACGGTCTTCAAGAACATTTCCAGCACCTTTATCACTACAAGCAAGTAATTATGTCTCAATCTCATGTCAATAAGGTGTTTCGTCATGTACTACATTAAAATCATCGCTAGGCGGTATGTATTGCTGCTCCAATGGAATACTGGGAGGCGGGGGCGGCAGTGTCACCACGGTCGTGTCCGGCTTGCCGCTGCCCACGGGGGCATCCGAGCCTCCTGGTCTTTCTTGACGCACCACCCCTCCATCAGGATAATATCGCTCATATCCTTTCATGATATCTACATGTATCGCATCAATCTCTTCTAACGATCTCTGACGGACTTTTACTATATGATGGAATATAAGTCCATCTACACGGAAAGAGCGCCTTGATTCACTCTTAAAACGTTCCAGATTAGGATACCAGCCTTGCGGGAATTGCATGTATGATGAATATCCGTATCTTTTTGGGATATTCAACGCTACCATAGCCGTACACAATTGCCCCAATGTATCTGATTGATAGAAATCAGATTGTTTTGGCATATGGTCCTTAGGATCCCGTCTTCCCTCAATATCACGGTTAAGTTGTGATATTATAAGAAAGAATATATTGGGAAAAGTTCTTTTAGCTATATTACACATGGTTATCAGACTATCTATATTCCTCTTAGCGTCACCCGTACCTTGTATAAGAGCTGTATGATCTATGGATACAAATACCATTTTCTTATCCTTGTTCGCTGGCATATAACTATTCCATAAGAAGTTCTGAAGCTCGTCTACTGTCGATGGTTTAGGGATGTATGTTATTCTGCTGGAGTTTTCCTCCTTAAGACATTTCTGCATTTCCTTTATCTCTTCATCAGACATCTCGTTAAGGAGAATATCTTGTATATCCTTTCCCATTTTTTTTGATAGTGAACGTAACATCAAATCCTCTGGATTCATTTCAAATTCACATCTGAGCCATACATAATCATCAGCTTGGGGATTGATATTAACATTCATTACATTGCTCATAATCTTCTGAGCCAAATAAGACTTGCCCACTCCGGGCCTAGCGCCGATAGCCACCGCATGTTGTGGGTAGAACCCGCCCAGCAACGCCTTGTCAAGATAAGCGTATCCAGTATGAGCCGGGAGAAGCTCTCCCGACTGATACTTTCTTATCCTCTCATAGGCATCCATGATAATCTCCTTGGATGACCTCCATATCCTATCCTCACTCATCCTCTTGCGTTTCTATCGCCAGCCGTATCGGATTTAGACCCTCTGTTAGCTGATCTTGATTTATATCTAAGTCCTTTAGCCGTATGGCATAAATCCTTTCCCTTCCGATATGCTTTACCTTTCAACTTATCGGTCTTGTAGTTCTTGCGACCCAACTCCCGTCTCTTGGCTTTCTGCTCAGGGCGGGCGTTGATCTTCTTATCCGTCTCGGCTTTCTTTCTTCTGGCCTCCGGATGTGTCCTATAGTATTCAGTCGATCTCCCCATCCTCGTCCTCCTCGTCATAATTATAATCCTCTACGATAATATCCTCTCCATCTAAATATGAGGCTTTATCTCCGAGTCTGCTTCTCATGCTCTCGTAAGGATCATCTCCGTCCTTTATCTCCCACACACATACGTATGGACCTATTATATCACTAAGCATCTCTGCCCGGTTCTCGCTGATGCCTTTTTCTATCATCTTATCCTTGCAATAAGATTTGTTGTACACCGATCCTCCAACATAAAATTCTGTTGGCTTATGAATAAAAATTACTTTCATTTTTTATTCTATTGATATTATTGCCCAAATTTATTTGTTTTCACCTACATAATCTCCATAACTCATGTCTGTATCACAGACTACCGTATTGGTTGTATTGTCTACCACATGAAACAGAAACTCCGGGCATCCGTGGCAGGCGTTACTCCCGATCGCCACCGCTCCGTGCCTAGAGCAAGCCTTACCTATCGTGGTACCCTCATGTATCTGTATATGGTTCTTCCCATATACCTTGATATGTCTCATAACATTAAGCAATGATAATAAGGACATCTTATACGGAGACACATGCTCTTCTGGTATTCCTAGCTCACTGGATAACTCTTTGTAAAAGTTTTTCCTTTCATAACTCGACTCTTTCAAGAACCTATCGATCTCAATAGCTGTTATATCCATGGCCCTAAGAAGCTCTGGTTTCGCCAATCTCCCTACTGGTTTACCCATCGAATCAGACCTCATCCAAGCCCCACACTTCTCGCACCCTACTTGCTTCCCCTCTACCGTATTTATCATAGTGGACGGGTTCTTGCAGTATGGGCATATGGACCCGTTTAACATAGCTTTCTGGGCTAAAGACAGTTCTCTCATACCGTTTCCTCTATCTTAACATTAAATAGATTGCAGAATCTATTAAAATTCTTGTTTTCTATTTTCATGTCCTCCTCATACCTGTCAATTGACTTGATGAAATCATTGTAACAGTCCTTACACATCCATTGATTGATCACCGCCACGTAATAACCTACGGATGTAGGTCTGTTACACATATCGCAAATACCTAAGCACCCATATCTGGTAAGCTTATCCATCATCTCCTGTCTTGTTATTTCAAGCACCTTGAATCCCTTGTAATTATCAACTACCTTTGCCATTATTGTAAATTTGTTTAATTATAAAATAATCCGCTATATCCATCCCCTCATCTATATTGGGTTTTGATTCTAGAAAATCACTTATCTCTATATTCATCCCCCTCATATCCTTGTCTACCTTCTTTCTCCATTCGTTGAAAGCGTCGCCCTTATCCGGGTACAGGACTATCCGCCTCCTACCCAATGTCTCTATCATCTCCCTCTTCAACATATGGATACCGCCACAGGCCATGAACAACCTGCTAGGGTACACGATGTTGCAGATAACAGCCGTCTTCTCCGACTCTACTATATACACCGGAGCGTCATTGGGATAGAAGTTGATAAGGAACTCCCCGAACAGGCATTGCCTAAGCAGGTAATCCTGACCGTCCAGTATATGCACCCAACATACATGATCCATGGGGACCTTTACCCTCTTCCCGTCAGGCCCGTAGTCCATTATCTTCCCGGTCCGCACCACCCAATTCTTATCCAGTTGCCAGAACACACAGCACTTACCCCAGTCTCCGAATCTCATCATCCCCACCTTATACAAGTTAAATGCCCTATTGGTATGATACGATCCGAAGATATTGGATAGATAATCTTGAAGATCGGATGTCTCGAAAGGATTAAGGGTCTCAAACATCTTGTTTACTGGGATACAGTTGGCTATATCTGGGTTCACAGGAGGCCTGTATCTTCTTAGCACTTTGTTAGAATCGGTAAAAAGATCATTGCTCCCAAGCTCATTGCCTGTTGGATATTTAAAATAACCACATTTATTTTTGTGATCACATACCCCAAACTGCTCCCCTACTATCTGTCCGGTGGTTACATCTACGTACGGCGTAAAGCATCTATCCCTGCCGCATTGCGGGCACGTCAGCTTTCTTCTTGGCTTACTATGATCCAATTCATATCTGTGAACGCTCTTGTCAAATTCCCTAAACTCCATTATCCTATCCTCTCACTCATGATTCGATAAATATAATCTCTCAGTGATTCTTTTCTTATCAAGTTATTCAATTCAAAATCACTTTCTATATCCAAAGATCCTATTCTTGATGTAACCGTATAATTGGTTTTCTCGAACTTATACTTACCTTGGAGATATACGACTGTAGCCATGTTAAGTATAGGATTATCAGTTTGTCTCTTCAGTTTATATTGGCTTGTCTTGGCGGTAGGATCACCCGGAGCGAAGTTATATATCTCCTCTATCTCCAATATCTTTCCGTAGTTCTCCATTATCATTCTTCTATACAACTCAAGTTGAAAAGCATACTCATCATAGAAATTGCCTTTCCTGTTTGATTTGAAGTCCAATATAGCGAATATCCTCCTGCATCTCTTTATCTTCTTTTTCTCTGTCTTAGGTTGACCCTTCTTGGCTCCAGTCTTATAGAACTCTCCTGTCTCGACCTCTATCTCCACTGTCTCCGGCTCGCTGTCCATCTCCACCACGGCGTCCACCGAAGAAGCTACCTTTAACCTGCTTGACCTCAACATCTTCTCGATCAATACAGGTTTTACATGTCTTTCCTTGCAGAATATGGCAAATGATATTAGATCCTCTATTAGCTCATCAATGTTATCCACTAATATCCGCTCCATCCTATACTTGTCTATTCTCAACTTAGCTTCCTTAACAGCTTTTCTTATCCATGTTGGAATCAGTTTTATCTTAACTCCCGTCAGATATAACCCAAACAGATAATGCATGATAGTTCCTAAGTCAGCCCGGTAGTTGGCATACTCGTCTGGGTCCTTACCCTTGAGTCTCATCTCATTTTTCCATTTTTCTAATGCCCCGGAAGTATCACAATACCCATTCGCAATATTATTGGTAGCCCCATCATATATGATAGGGTATCCATCAGCTCCCATTTCATAATAAACACGCTTGCCAGCCACGGTCATTCTGTATAAGACTGGTGTCGGGATATCCTTGATCCATTCAGCGGCATAATACTGTTGCTCAGTCTCCAGATCATACTCAATTTCTATCTCCTCATCAGGTTCTTTTTTAGGCTCGTCAACAGGCTTTTCTTCCTCATAGATATCTTCCTTCGGAACCGTTGATAAAACGTCTAATATGCCAAAGAATGCGGTAAATTTAGGATCTGTATGATATGCTCTTAATATTGGAAGTGATGATCTCCAGTAGTATGATGGACACACGTCCTTTATCTTGCCTAAACCCGATCCTCCTATCTCTCCATTATCCTCGATAACCACATTGTGTCTCTCGGATAAACGGACTCTCATGTCATCAAACAGTTCTTGATCGCTTATGACCTCCATGATCGTCCCATAACTATATATCGTGTCACTTATAGCCTTATATCCTAGGCCTAAAAGTAATCTTTGTTTTCTTCTATCCATGATAATAATCTGGTTTTTAATTTACCATCCTCCTCGACTCTAGGTGCGAGATCCCTCATCCTTCTGGCCGCCAACAGCCATACGTTACCAAACTCATCCAAGAGCCGGCTAAAATCCATCGTATCTAATAGATAATCGAATCTTGTATGCTCATCAGCCGTCAAGTAGATAATGTTATCATTATCCTCGGCGACCGATTTATATTTCCGTTTAGGGTATAAGTGACAGATGTTACTTACCCCAGGACATGGTATATATGCGCCGGTAGCAGATCTCCTTGTCATACTCAATCTAGTCACATGGGCGCCAAAGAACACGGCTAGGCTCCTACCCCTGGGCTTGGCCTTCGCCCGTATCGCCGTCCTTCCCTTTGGCGGTAGCTCCTTGGCCCTGCATACTTGGCATAACCCTTTGCTTCTGACAGCTACCATCCTCCCGCATCTCTCACACGGCAACATCCTACCTCTCATGCTTTCTTTCGTTTATAATTCTTATTGAACTCCATAAGGCTTATGGCCCTATATCTTTTAAGCCTATCTATCTTACTCTCCGCCCAATCCTGTTCCTTGAAATTGATGATCGTGTCGAATATCTGAGCTAGTTCCCGGATATTAAAACTCCTGTTTTGTATCTTCTTATAGAACCCCGATCTGCTATATCCTAATTTAGAAGCTAGATAAGTTTTGTTAGACAATGTGAGGATACGATAAATCGTACCCTCCATCTTGCTTATCTCCATCAACTTCTCGGCGACGGATGATGTGGTCTCATAGCTAGCTTTATTGCTTACTATTCTCATGTTTCTCCGGATTCCTGATCTTACCATCAAACTCGTAAAAGTCCATCAGTTTCTTCTCTTCCTTGATACAAGTGACAACGAAATCTGATATGGTTCCTTTCATGCCTTCCTCGAAATTCTTTTTGGCATGATCAAGGTCATTGGCCCGAACGATGTAGTTAAACGCCTTGCGTTTCTCATTCCCCGATTTCTCGTCTATCGTAATATAATCAGCCGTGACCTTATAGAACCGGTCTCCATCCATGGCGAATAATTCCGCTATCCGGAATCGTTTGATATCAACACTAAACTCACCGGAGATAAACGGTTTCATCTCCTCTATGATTCTAGCTTCACACTCGGTATAAGAAAGAGCATCTACTAAATATTCTTCCTTAACCTTCTTCTTCATGCCATTCTCGGCATCGGTCTCATAAGAAACCGTACATTTAAACCAATTGTGCATCTTATTAATCTATGTTGTTGTTAAACAATGGGTAATCCTTTATCCCTTCACGAATATATCTTTCCGTATCATCATCCACGTCATAAGCTTTCTTAAAAAACGTCATAGCCGTATTCGTATCATGATCCACCAACGGAAGATATTCCTTTACAAAAAGGAATCTAAGATGATTCATATGATCAATCTTATTTCTTACATCGATTACCTTCGACCAGATCTCGGCATGGATTTCACTCATTCTTTTTATATCCTTCTTGTATTTATCTACCTGATCTTTATACTCCTCCTCAATCTTATTATTCTTGTCCTTTATAGATTTGTAGGATTCCTCATCTTTCGTATCAAACATTGGAATATGTTTGATATTGATTATATCCAACTTATTATATATCTTATCATTGGATATAGTGAAATCGTATGTAGTCTTGTATAAATCAAACTTACTTAAGAACTTAGCTATTTTAATAGCATCATCCTGATTAAAAACAGCTATGCTCAATCCTTCTAAAAGGTAGAAGAAATTAGATGGAGAAATAGGTTTGTAGTCGTATGTCTTCATAACTGGAGGTTCGTCCACAAACCTAACACCCTCCTTAGCGCATCTTGTTATGATCAATCTATCTATCTGCTCGTCAGTAAGATCATATATCTCCTGATCGGTCATCTCATTAATTGTCTTCATCGTCATCCTTCTCCATCATTATAGCCTTTGCCGCCTTTTGTTTATAAACCTCACTCATAAGGCAGGTAAAATCCATATCATCCATACCAGCCATAACATTGGCTTCTACTTCCAAATTCATCTCAATGTTCATTACCGAGACTTCATAGTTACTATCATCTTCTTTATAGAAAATGACTTTGCCACCATACTCGAAACCATCATCTTCGGTCTTAACCATATCGATGATCTTCTCCAATTTCTTTACAAACTCACTCTTTTCCATATATATAATTTTTATGTGTCTACAAAAGTAGACATTTTGTTTTTGAATTAAATTAAATAAACATTATTAATAGTTAATACTATCCTTCCTCCTATCATTCATATTTATTCTTTGGTAATTATACCCTAACATCTGCTCCATCTTCTTTAACCCAATTAACCGTATCGCAATGCCAGCAATACCCTGTCTCAGAATCCTTTTTATGAGAATGGGAACCACATGTAGCGCACCAATAATTATCATCTATATTGTATGTGTAACTTTTATCCTCATGCATCTTATCTATTCTAGCTACCCTATCTTCCAATAGATCCTTTAGATAATGGCATTCATAAGGCCTATCTTCTTCCCTTAATATATAAACATCTATGTCCATCATATTCCCCATCCTGTCCGTGCACATCAGCTCGGCGGCATGACGTACATTCCCTTCCGGCATCCCCGGGACTATCTTCCGGATCACTGCCTCCATCTTCTCTTGGTATTCGGTGTCTACCTTAGCCACCAAATCCTCTAATTTATCTATTAAACTCATGATCTTTTTACCTTTTTATATATAACGTCTATATCATCTTTCCTATCTACATCAATACAATGGGTATCCTTACAGTAATAATTCTTACTATTATTAAATGCGCATCCTTCACAACTAGCGTCACTGGATTCAACCACCTCCAGTTCTACTTCTTTCGAATCGATATTGTATTTAAATATAGATCCTATCTTATGATATCCTATATCATCCAAGATTATCTTATCGTCTTTATTAAATACCATCTGAATAATAAATGATTCCATTTTATCATCCGAACCATTCTTGTCCAATAGCATCTCACACTCATTTCTATCAAATCCAAATGACCTTATAAAATGTTTTGCCATATCGTATTGCTCCATATGTACCAATCTTTGTATGCATAACCATATTCCTTGTCTTATGCCTTCTTCCTTAGCCTCTTGCACTCTATCTCTCATATTATTTTGTATTAATTAAGTAACAATATTTCTCTTCGTTCTATTTTGATCATCTCCGGATTATCGTCATGATCATACCAATATAGATACCATGTACCTCCTCTATTAGCCTTCCACATCTTCCCTTCATATTTCCCTGATGGAATTGTCAATGAATATTCCCTAAGACCCTCAAAGGTTTGTTTGGTCATTAAGGCATACTCTTCATCGATTTCTATGTACCTCCTATGAGGTTGATTCCATGACATCCCACGCTTATCCGTTATCTTGGGTATTATATTTTCTCCATTCATTTGTAGTTGTAAATTTTATAGTAAAACATAGTAAACTACTTAATTTTAAACGCTTCACCGGGACTCGTAACCTCATCCCTCGACGTCCGATTATAAAGGATGTCAACTCCCATCCTCTTGATATTTATGGCGGCATTTAAATCCCTATCAATCTTGATGCCGCAATTCCCACAGGCAAAAGTTCTGTCCGACAAAGATAAGTCATCTTTCTTCCAACCGCAATTACTACAGGTCTTGGAAGAAGGGTAAAATCTATCTATGACAGACAGAGTCTTACCATACCACTCACACTTATACTCAAGCAAAGTCCTGAATAGGCTGAAGCTAGCATCGGATATAGAACTAGCCAGTTTATGGTTCTTAACCATACCTGACACGTTCAAATCCTCGATACATATAGTATCGTAGTTATTAACAAGATATGTAGTCAGATTATGCAAGAACCATAATCTCCTGTTAGAGACCTTGTTATGTAACCTCGCTATTTTAAGCCTGTTCTTATGCCATCTATTACTGCCTTTGGTCTTCCTTGACATATATTTCTGTATCCTAGATATCTTGGATTGGTTTTCTCTAAGATACTTAGGATTATCAATAACAATTCCATCTGATAAGGTGGCGAACTCCTTTATTCCTAAGTCTATACCTACTTCCTTACCACCTGAACAGTAATTTGCCACATAAGTTATTAGGATATATATCCTTATCATAATCAGTTGGATGACAGCATATAGGATCATTGTACTTGAATTTGAATCTAAAATCATACCTCGTATATCCAACTTCCCAGCCATAAGCCTCAGTATCTGTCAGATCCCCAAAAGACTTCATGGTGCTTATATAATCAGCACCATAATCTTCCATACAACAATCCATTATATTCCAGCGCTCACGCTCTATGATCCTTTCTTGTGAGTCTTTTGACAGCTCATCAAACTCATACAGTTTTAATACAATCTCTTTCATAATCCCTCCTCTTTTAATATAACTAGATCCCTAACGTCAATCGAATGACGTACGTACCTCCTGCTCCATGTTCACGTTTAGAGATATGATTGTGGCTATTCTCACGAACCACCACAATCCAGATTCAGATATCATTCATCCTTTATCTTTACGAATGGGTTTTCTACATAAAACTCCACTACATCCTTAAATTTTATAGATGTCACTATACCGGTGGTATCCACAAATCCATCTGTCTCATCCATTGTCAAATCTTCTATTTTATCTCCCGGCAGAAAACAAAGATTATAGTCTTGATCAATATACATAATCATCTTTAACCTAACCATGTCATCAATGATGCCTTTCATTCTCTCCACAACATCTAATTGATCATTAGTAAGCATTAATTTACTTTTTGAAGATTTTACCAATTTCATGTCTCCATTCTTGTCAACTACAGTTAAGTCATTGAATTTATACACATCTTCACATGTTCTGTAATATGTTTCCTTACAATAAATTTTCCCTTTATTATCTATTTCAACATCAAAACATTCCAACTTATCCTTGACAGCTCTTCCGTTTTTGTATTTCCACACATCACCTATTAGGACGAATCCATATAATGACTCAAAAACATCATATATTGATAGTTTTGTCTTAGGAATGCTCTTGCCCTTTTTAAAACATTCTTCGGACGAATAAAATAATTTCCCATCTAATGTCTTCTCAGCCCTACATCCTCCCCATGTTCCTACATATCTAACTACTCCATATGTAAAACTGATCAAGATCTTATCAATCTCAAACCACTTTAATCTTCCTGACATATCGTCAAAAAGATATCCACTCTCTAGATAAACCGATAAACACTCTTTCATTTCCATAACAATTTATTTTTTTTAATTAAACAACATCATTTGCCTTGATCATTATCAGTCTCAATATTATGAACAAGCTCATATAGATCATAATCACTACACTCTGCTAAACATAAAGAGAAGACGTTCCTGTCGTTAATCATAAAATAGTTATCTTCTAATATGAAGATAGATCTTCCTACCTCTAAAAAACAGCCCCATAACTCATTTCCTCTTTTATTACCAAACACTTTCTGGAAAGTATGACGATCTGCCTTATTCTCGAATTTGCGCATTCGTCTAATCCATTCATATCCGTGTCTCACTAAATCCAATCCATTGACCTCCTCGAAGCTCCCGTTTTTCTCAATCCATTTATTTACATCTATCAACATACTCCCTTATAATATTACATTAAACAACTCGTTTAACCTATCTATCTCACTTAGGTATTCACCTTCTTCATCAAACTTAATTTGAGTCCCATTATCTAAGCCAAAGGACAGGGTGAAGGATATAACCCAACCCGATCCGTCCACGGCCTGCCCCTTGGGAACCCAAGACATTACCGCCTTCTTGGATATCCACCATCTCCCTATCTGAACGAAATCAGGATAGTTGTTCATTAAATACACCATCTGACTAGCCATCTTATTAACATCATCAAAAGGCACTATATGATACTTGTTTCTTATCCTGACCTTCAAGAAGGGGCTATCCATATTATATGCCGCAAATGATGATATCACGGAACTAGGATATCTAACCCCTTTTATTACCATCCATTTCATATATAACACCTCCTCTTAATCATTAATCCATTCCACAAAAACTCCCCCTTTCAGACTGTAATATGTATCTGCTTTTATCTTTTCTCCATCAACAAATTCCGTTTTTACACAAATGGGGATATATCTTTGTTTTCCCTCAGAATAAGACCATTCGGATAGTGTTATCCATGATCCTTTTGAGGCTTTTGCTACTGAGTTAATACCTGCGCACATGATGACACAGCCTTCGCCTGTGCTGTCTATCCTGGCACCGTTGCCGGATGATCCTATCTGGGCACCGTAGCCGGATGATCCTATCTGGGCACCGTTGCCGGATGATCCTATCTGGGCATAGTTGCCGGATGATCCTATCTGGGTACCGTAGCCGGATGATCCTATCTGGGCACCGTTGCCGGATGATCCTATCTGGGCATAGTTGCCGGATGAATTATCCTTTATGCTCGTTTTTATTTTTTCAGGTGATGTGATCTCTTTTAGCCATTCGACTCCAAGATAGATCATGTCAGCCAATTTTAACTCTGCTTTTATTTTTATTTTCGAGGAGCAAATCTTTGTCCCTCTATCCTCCTTGGATATATTCCCGTCTTGCTCTACTTCGCAAAACCTAGATCCTATCATGGAATAATGATCAAAAACTTCAAATGGGCTTTCGCAAGCGTGAAACCCTCTGCTACACAGCTTGATCTCTCCATCCATCTCATATTCCTTGCCTATTTCATATTGAAAATCCCGGCATTTTAAATTTTTGTCAAACCCTTTGTAAGATTTCATTGTTTTTATTTTTTATTATGTTAAACTATCTAATATAAATTCATCTTCCTCCGTTCTCTCATCTATAGGCTTGTTTTGTACCGTTTTGACAAGATCAAGCACCTCATCCCAAGTCCTTTCTGATAGCGTCCCGATATTTATACCACAACATCTACATCCACTAGAAAACACTGGTATTGTATTCCCGTCATACATTCTAACGAATTTGTATCCTATATACTCATTACATAAAGAACATCTTCTTAACGGAATGAATCTTATCTTACCGCTATTGACCATACTTATCAGCACTTCTTTATTCATATCATTTCCTCAATTTGTTTTTAACCTCCTTAACATATTTGGGAGAATGTAATCCCCTATGCAATCTTATAGCCCGATCTATATCCTTTTTAGGATTGTGGTGAGATTGATATATCTCGAACATTTCCCTAGCCTTGACAGGATTCGTTCGATCTTCGTACCTATATCTCCTTTTCTCTCTTTTAAGGCGTAATATCCTATTAACCTCATCAACGTATACCCTTTTCATTTGCCATCTTCCTAAAGCCCCGGAAGTGGCGTTATACGCTCGATCGTCATTCCTTGACTCCACGAAAGACAGGGCGGCCGCCAGCTTATCCCATACCCGTGCCTCGATCACGGCCGGCTTCGGGGCGAGGGGCATGCCTCCGTTCCCTTTTGGCGGTGTCAATATTATCATCGCCGTCACGAGTAAGTATCTTATCATATTTCCTTGTTTTTATAAAATTCCTCCCCAAATTTCACGTTATCCACATAATCCTCCATACACTCATGAACAATTATATGAATATCCCCCTCCGTATATGTTACCTCTGACATCAGCCTCTCATTAGTCATCCACCAAGAATAGCTATCAATATGCCGTATCTCGAATCCATGATCATGTAATCGATACATAACATTGTATCTTAAATTCCTATCCATCATCATACACTCATACACGATATATCCATTGATACTTTCGTGAAACCTGCCGAACGTATAAACATATCTACCCATCAACTTATACAACTCCCTTGCCACAGGATTCGGGATCGCCTCATCCATATCAAAATCCCCATCTGGATCAATAACCCACTCTACATCCCGCTCATCAATACAAGCCCTAGGCATTCCTATCGTCCGTACATAAAGGCGTGATCGACTATCCCGGCTTAATACCGTCCCGATACACTTTTCCCCTTTGGCATATCCTATATTATGGTTGCCGGTTATATTAAATACAATTTCAGCTCCTATCTTAATTTCATCCATATTCAAGACGTTTATATCATTTGTTATCTTTTTTTATACAAAAAGAGGATATAATGGCATAATATTATGATGTCAAGACACGAATACGTTATCTATCATATTATCATACATACCCTCCATGCAACGTTATTCACGGCATTATATCGTATATGATGCCGCATACCATAAATACGTCTAATCAATCCTCTTTTAAGGGCTTATTGCCATTTAGGTAACTAGCTATGCCTAATATTTTCGAAATAAGGGCTTTTTTAGCCTTATACTCATCGTTTATCCCTATTATCGCATATCTGTATACCATCCCATTCTTCGACACCTCCACGCCCACGTATTTAGGCGCAACGGCATCCCTATGTAATACGATAAACGGGCTTTTGCCGTCTAGCTCATTTATCAACTGATTAAACTGTCGCCTTGTCATCTGATAGTGATATTATTTCCATGTTATAAATACGATCTCTTTTTACCCTTATCTTCTCGCACAGCTCATCGAAGCACCCATCTTCTTCTAACCTACCAACATAATATGATACATTCGATTTAGAGCTTCCTTGAAGATATATATTTCCTCCTATATTCCTTGAGAAAAAATTAGGTAAGACCATCTTTTGTCTCTTATCCTTATTATCCATATAAGATATGACAACAACCCATAATTCTGGTTCCCGTTCTTTTACCGATAACATAAGATCGAGACCCGATTGACCATTGATATTCCTCCTGCCAGTTTCGTTATAACGAAGAATAATATAATCATCCGCTTTATCATCCTCAATCATCACGACCATAGGGCTATTACCCTTCCCATTATCACATAATATTCTTGGCTCTTTCCCGTTGCGGAGATATACCTTATCGTAATCTCCGTTTTTGTATATCTCAAAATCAAACTCTATCACCATATCATTTCCTCCTATTGATATATTGTTGTGTACGACCTTCTTTTATTTTTTCGAAATAAAACTTATTTCCATATAACCGGGTGAAGCAGATGTTATATCCGAAATGCTCCGCACGTCTGATTTGCGCATAACCTCTACTGATGTCCTTATCATCAATCAGCGTAACAAAACAATGTGATCCTACTTCTGTATTCAAAACCAGATTTTCCCAATCTTTTACTTCCATATCAAATTTCCTTAAATATTTTTTTGTTATAATTATCGCTATTGTACCATCTATCAATATCCTTATATTGTTCTGGATAAACCCCATAAGACTTGCACCACCTAGGTAATGGCTCGTTTAGCACGTCCAGTGCCGTCGCAAGATCGAACGTAGCTTCCTCCTTGATACCACATCCCGATCCACTTCCACGGCTCGGTATATAGGCTCTACTATATGCTACACTCATTCCATATTCTCCATGACTCAGATACCCGATGTTGGGTGAATCAGGGAAGGCGTAATACAACATTATATAATCACCCTTACTCCAACCTCTATTATAAGTATCATCCTGCCATGCGAAAACCCTGCAACCGGCTTCTTTTAATTCCGCTGCCGCTCTTTTTAAAATATTATCTTCCATACTACTTACATTTAAGTTATGCCAAGGTGCCGGGAACTGACCCCGGATCATATCCGCACACGTACGATTATGATATATCCTTCCACCCCGCCAAGGTCATGGTCACAATATTAACAAACTAAAATCTAATGTTCATATCATTACACATCTTAAAGAAGACCTCCCTTATGATCTTTTTATACAAGATGTATATCTCATCATCATCATCATCGAACTCCACTTCCCATGAACGTAATAAATACCTGATATCGCAATCCGCTATATGAATCCTGAATATAGACGGAACGCTCATTATGTAGTCCTCGAAAGCTTTCTTAATCCCATCCCTTTTGATATGTTCTTTATACTCATCCTTAAACACGTTAAGCATAAAAGCCAGATACTCCCTATCATATCTAAACTGCTTTTTGTAATTATCAGTATCTATATGATCTAGTATATATATTTCTATAGCGTCCCTGTCGTATTTTGACATACCTCTTCCTCCTGTTTTTGATATTTAATGACCCTTTTCTCCCCATACGCCTTCGCTAACTGAATAAGCTGGCCGGTAAACACCTTGGTACGGTGTCTTACAATCTTATCCACCAACTCCGGGCATCTGGTTCTCCATCTATAATTAACCTCGCCCTTAGCTTTCTTCTTGTAATATCTGTAAAATGTTACGGCCACTACCACTTCTCCATCTTGTTCAAAAGCCACTAAATCGTAATTGTTGTAAACTATTTCGTTCATGTCGTTATTATTTTTATGTACTTAATCACCTCTTCTGGGAAGGATGCTAGATCCTTAACTCTTTTACCGAAATCGTATGAATGTCTCCTATATGGATAATAATCACCAACATATATTCCTATTCCTTGTGGATGAAATGGATTTTCGCTGCATGCAAACACAGGATAATATACCAACCCACTACTATCTTTACCCTTATCACTTACACATATTATCGTGTATCTATCTATCTCCCCATCGCCAATATCATACACCCTTACTTTTACCTTCACGCCATTGGCGTTTGTTATAACATTATTCATACGCACCTCCTTTGTTGTTCACGATCAAACTAATCTATCTCCCTACCATATATAGTATACGATCCACACCAGCCACGATTCTCATTCGAGACCCTAATATGATCTACAGGCTTATCTCCTGCCATACAATTAGCGTAAGATAATACCTCCTACATGTTTCTGAACCCGGAATCCGCCGCCGATTTTATAAGTTTCCGATCGTACCCGAATACCCATACCTTTACAATATCCCTTTCCTTTACAGTTCTTCTTATACGCATAATCTTGCCATAAAATAAATAAACATAAAATCTATTCTCTCTTTGTTATCATCCATCCTATGCCCGGTGATCTCAAAAACAACCCTACGCTTTTCTATAGTCTGTATATTATCTAACTGAATAGCTATGTAAGGATATTTCATAACTTTCTCTCTATTGATGTTATACAAAATAGCGTTGACATCTTGCCTGCGAAAATACATATTTACCCCTATATAGCTGGCAACCAAAAGACATTCGTCTATTACCCCATCAGTATCGAATAGCAATAACATATCATCCTTCTCGACAGTATATTCCATATCAAGAATCTTGATACGTTTGCTTCCGTCCTTCTTATCTGATATAAGAACCTCTATCATATCCTTATCAGTCGTAAGGATATAATACGCCTCATCCTTTGTAATATTATTACGAAGATAAGACAGTATCTCATCTTGTAATTTTATAATCTCGTCCATGTTATTAGTATTTTATATTACCACGCCAAAGGAAAGAACGGCAGCCGACACCCGCAGCCTACCACGCCGTGACACCGCCGCCCGTTCCCCTTGGTGTTATTCTGCCACCTCTAATTTCCCGTAATAAGGATAGAAACAACCGTCTCGATAAACCGAATATCTGAGCGTTTTATCCTTTGCTTCATAGATGGAAACACAACCGCTGTTATAAGCGTTGGATAGTTCTTTTGCTACAAATCCGCCTATTCGTTTATAGGTTTTAGGCGTATCCCTCAACGGCCTGCCTACATATATTTTTACTCTCTTGCACTTCTTGTCGCCTACGTATATATCCTTTCCACTAAGCTCCATTAAATACATGAATCTCATATCAACCGATTTTAAATCCAACATTCCTCTATCTCTATCTCCATATGATCCTCCCAATCGCACCTATCAACGTCCTCTCCATCCTCAAAGTAATAGTAAGCCCATACCTGTACGCCTCCTACCTCTATATATCCATCACTTTTCCATTCTATCAACCCGTCTTGCCTTACCACGTTGGTAGGCTCAGCCCCTAGCGACAGCAGATTATTTACTATACTACCGCCAAATACGTTTCTTGCTTCTTCTTTCGTCATATCACTATCAGATTTTTAATATTACACTAACGCCAAAGGAGAACAGGGACGGACGACCAGCGGGACCTACCCCACGCCATCGCCGTCCCCGTTTTCCCTTGGTTTCCTCCGCATCACCCCATACTAATAAACAATATCCACCACCAATAACACCATACCCACCATCACTCACAACTGCCTTGCCTTGACGAGAAACTCCTACCACTTGCAAACTTTTACATTTGATCGGAAGATACCCCTTGCTTGAAAGGCGTTTTCCTTGCTCGAAAGGTGTTTCCCTTGTTTGTTGGTGTTTTTTCTTGTTTGGAAAGGTTTTTCCTTGTTTGGAAAGGGTTTTCATTGTTTGGAAAGGTTTTTTCTTGTTTGGAAAGGTTTTTTCTTGTTTGGAGGTGTTTTTTCTTGTTTGGAAAGGTTTTTCATTGTTTGGAGGTGTCCCATCACGCAAATCCCAAATCTCCCTCGAAATTCCCACGAAAACCCAAGACCTTCCGATACTTTGTTCCACGTGGAACGCTGATTCAGTCTAGGATATCGAGGTCTTTGTTCTTGATTGCCTTATACACTTGCTTTATACAATGGATTGATAATAAAGCCAATAAAATAACTATGATTAAAGGCAGGGCGTCGCCCGTAGCTATAACATACCGCCCTAACTCAAACGCCATGTACCCACAAAACAAGATGAGTACGAAATATATAAATATACCCATAAAAAAAAATATACAATAAGTAACCACGATTTTAAAACAACACTCAAATAATGCAACAAATTGAGTATCAACAACATAATATATATCAATCCCTAGAGCTACCTCTAAGGAAAGACAAGCCTAGATATAGATAAAAAATATACAATAAGTACCGCCTATTATATACCTTTTAGGATCGATTCAAGCGCAAATCCATGCATAAGGGTACAATTCACCCGCCCGTATGGATATAGACATATACAAAATGATACATAATAAAGTATTTTACTTACATATTTATAATTAAGGCTTAAAATTTACCGCCTCAACACTTTTATGTGTAAGCAAAACATATGATTATGCTGTCATTTTGTAAAATTAGACACAAAAAAGCCCTTCCGTCCTATATCACTACAGTACAGAAGGGCACAAACTTTAAAATCAAATAAAAACAAACGATCTATTGTCGTAATTTGTTTGCCATATAACTAACACGTTTCCGCCTACATTTATCAGAATCTCTACTACAATCTAATTTATTAGACTTGTATAGATCTTTGGTAAGCTCAATATAAAACTCCATTTGAGACTTTCTTACAGCCTCTAAAGCCTTTTCTTTTTGAATAGATAGTTTCCTATTCAAATTATCGAATTTCTTTTTGTACATAATATATTAATTTAATTACACCAATAAGAATACGGCATGGCTATGAAGTCACAAAGCCGCCGTTATCAAAACGGCCAGCCGGACGCACCACACCCGCCCGATTCCCTTTGGTTTTGTCCCTTTGCCCCGAACGAACGAAGCCAAATACGTACATACGTTGCCCGTGATACGTACCGACAAGGCGCATTTAGTCCGTAAATTTAACCTCACAAAATACCCTTGTAAGGGATCGCTACTTAATGATACATACGACATTACAGTATTTAAGCCACCTGTAATATTGTTGCCTTGATACATTGGCACGGTAATAGCTCCGTGATACACTCCATGCGTGCTACTCTTACAACGCATAGACATACGCCATTACATGCGTATATACACCAATATACCCCATGTTTTTACATGGCCTATCCGGTTGACCGGACGTATTAACCAGCCTTGATACATAGCCAAGAATAACGGCACGCCCCTGAACTAGGAGAACGCCTGATCACACTATTAGTCGGCAACCTATTTATACGAACTCTCGATACCCTACCGATTCGCATATCTATGTATCAATATGTTAAATATCTTATCTGTTTAGTCTAAATCAGTGGCACGGCGTGAACGTACAGATATCGCCACCATAATGCCCCTATATATAAAGATATAAGGACATCTTAATATTATCTTACATTTTTATCGTGAGTAAGATAATAGGTGATACATTTGGCTATCAATGAAAACGAAAAATTCGTTATTTTAGTAGCCATTCGAGTAGATTTATATCTTTCGTTATTGTAAATAACGAAATAACCGCTTTTATCCTCAGAGTATTTAATAGGGGCACAATAGCCAAAAGCTTTATGTGTTGTGCCCAAAAGAATTTTCTGAGCTTGTTTTTCAGCTAACATTATTTTATTGTTGGCTGATTCATTTTCATCATTGTAAATCTTTTCTATTTCTATATATTGACAAAATACGCCATCTATATTTGCAAGAATTTCTTTACAAATAGTAATAACCAATTCTTTATCTTTAGCCAAAGCGACTAAAGACGGGATAACATCTTTTGAAACTTCAATATTGTTTTCTTTGATAATATCCATAACATCTTTTTTGCTATTAAACAATCTGCACCAAGATTTTATCGCACCCGTCAAAGTTTCAGACTCCGACTTTTTCACTGCATTTTGTACTCGATTCAAATCTTTTGCTTTCATATTAAATCGCCCTTGCCCTAGGGACTTATATAGGCACCTAGCACGCCTTGTTTGTTAATATTGTTATCTCACATTGCAAATATAATATATGTTTTATTTCCAAACAAATATTTTACAATAAAAATTCAACGATTATATATAATAAAACTAATCAAATGTAAATGTATATTAAAATATTGATTTATATCATTGATAATCAACAATTTAAATGGAAAATAAGCATTCCTTTTTGGTTGGCTAGTCGTTTGCCGTTCCTTTTTCCCGCCCTTCGTGGATTGGGGGGGCGGTCCAAAAAAACGGCAGACCCCACGGCCCGATTTCGGGGAGGTGGTCCGTCCCGCATATCCCTCATATCCCCGCAATCCCGCATACCTCTACATGTGATGCGCATCCCAACATATCCCTTATATCCCCATCAAATCCATTCATCGTCCCCTCACGACCTTCTCATTAATTTTATTATATTTGCGATATAATTAAAACATAACATATTATGAATAATGAAGTTGAATATATGGGGGGGGGGTATTTTAACCCTCAGATAAGGAGGGGGTATGTTTAGGCGCAGGACTTCTTCTCCCGGTAAGATCCACTACCGCGTTAATATAAACAAGAATATGTGTCTTGGCGTTGTAGATATATATATTGATGGGAAGCCATATCAATCTGGTTTTAAAGGATCTTATCTTGATATATATCGCGATAAGAAGATAAAAACTATAAGCATAAGTGGCCAGATATCATATCTAAATCCGAAAAATGAGTACAATGTTTTTTTGGGCATAAGAGGAGGTATTATAGAAGGAACCCTTACGTATCAATATAATTCGGGTATGCATTGCGAGTTGGCTAATAAGGTGATATACGGGAATAGGATAACTAATTTTGTTCCTGTAACGGTGATAAAAGATCCTGGGGAAATCATTAATTTCACTTACAGATCTGAATTACAGACTCAGGTTTTAGATGAAAGTTATGTTACTTGGGATGGTAATTATGTATTAAACGATAATTGTATAGCAACTGATCTTTGTTCGGGATGTGAATCTTATGCCTATGGGAAAAGTTATTATGGTAACTATCGAGTAACGGTAAGGATAGTGTAATCCCAAGGGAAGGAGGGAGACCTCGTCCTTCTGGGCCTCCCCCGTCCTACCACCGCCTCCCGTTCTTTTTGGCTTCTCAGGTATTGTCTTTGACCGGATATCAAAAATTCATATCTTTGGAACAAAACTAAAATCATGTTTAGAGACATACTTCATAAGATCAAGATCTTCTTCTGCGATGACGATATCGAGAAGATATATGTAAGGGATAGTACGGTTATCCGCAACAACGAGATACATAAGATGTATGATGAGATACTTAATGAGCTAGGTGATTTGGCCACTGTCGTGTCTAGAAACTACGTATATGGTAGGATAAAGGACAGGACGGGGTTAAGTATCCGTCATATCAGTAGGATAATAAACCATACTAAAGTCGAGGAGATATTATCTTTTGATATACCTTTCTATAAGATCTATTGATAGTTTAGCTCCCAGCTCCTCCTCCAATAGGTTAAGGTAGTTCCGATGCAGGCATCCGCCCCGCTCCACCTCCCTAAAGCCGGCCCCGTCCCGGATCCTGACCAGCCCTTTCTTTGGATCCATGTCGATCAGGTCTCGAAGCTCGTTCATGTTCTTAAACCTGTTTTCTATTATCTTAAATACATCGATCTTAGGTTTCTTATCCTTATTCTTAGGCTTTATCTTAATTCTCCCGCTCATATCGATTTACATATAATACGATTAACGTTATTATTTTTTCCGCAATAAACGCACATAGATGTAAAAGTTGAATACACCCTCCCGCATACAGGGCATCTCCATCCATACATAACAGGATTTGTTTGTTTGTCAATTTCTTTCAAGCCTTCATTAGTAGTGGATGATGTATTTTTATTTCCCATATCATTCGTTATTTATCTTATCTGTACTACCAAATCCATTGTCACCTCTATCAGATTTTCCAAGATCCTCTAATGACTCTACCTCTTCCCATACGATACGTTCCCGTCTACGAATAAGAAGTTGAGCTACCTTACCACCGACATTACAATAATAAGGACTATGCCTATCCATTTTTCTGTGAACTATCATAATCTCACCACTATATCCTTCATCAATAGTAGCAGGGGCGTTTTGCATAATTAGCTCGCTATTAGTAAAACCACTACGTGGACGGATTTCCATCTCATAATCCTTCGGCAATGCTACATGTACACCGGTATGATATATAATCCTACCACCGTCAAGTTCTATATCCTTAACAAATAAATCCATGCAAGCATCCTCTTTATGAGCATATTCAGGCAGCTTAGCCCCTTCTTCCAGCCATATCTTGACCTTACACGTATCTATACCATCAAGTAACTCAATTACCTCTTTGTAGCTCATAGGTTGCTCTGATGCCAATGAAATGGCTCTTGCCAATAAATCTTTAATCTTACTCATTTTATCTTGTTTTTAAACTCTTTCCCCTTCGGGCATTGTAATTTACATTCCTCACCACAAGCGGAACAGTTGGGTCTCATTCCGGACACCCCTCTTCCCCCGTACGGCCAGTAGGCATAATCGCAGACGCTCCAGAACGCCTCCATCGCCTTTATCTTGGCATCGACGGTTATCTTCTCCTTCACCTTTTTCATGCTTTTCCTGAACTCGTCTTTCATATCCTTCCCTTCTATCTGTCTGGCCTTACGTCTCTCATTCCACCAATTATAGTAGAATTTATCTGCCATCTTATAAGCTTCTGGGTCAAATTTATCACGGTGCAGGATAGGGGCATCCTTGACCTTTCTCAAATTCCTGCCACAAACATAAGCAAGCCCGGCGTACGGAGGTATGTCCTTAGGATCAACCAACCCATCCGGCACGCAGTAGTAGAAGTAGTTGGGTCTACCGTACCTAGTCCAGCCTCCGGCATCGTACAGGGCTTGCCTTCGAGCCTCGAACCAGCCTTGCATTACTTGGTGCTTTTCCTGTTTCTCGAAATCCTTGTTATAGTCAGCCAACGAGATCTTTACCTCAACCTCATAAGCGTACATAGATCTGGTTATAGCCAGATAATCGGACTCCCAGTTATATACATACAGGTTATTTATCACCCATTTAGGCGATACCAAGAACTGTCTGTTAAGGATATCCAATATCCCTCTTTCAGTGTATTCAATACCTTTATTTGATTGCCGTGTTCCCATCTCCTGTCAGAGGATTATTCCTTAACCCAACCGCCATTATAGCGTTCGATACCAATCTCCGTAATCCGCTTATATCCTTATCATGGAATGAGAAAGTGGTTAAGTTATGCGATTCAGTAATCTTATCATAAGACTTTATCATCAACACAGCCACATACTCACCCATCATCTTTTCATTCATGATATCAAGATCGATTATGCCGTGATCTATTAGATCAACCACATCCCATCCTGATGGTAGATACGTTTTTATCTGATTAATGTCCATAGCAAATAGTATTTATAAAAAGGAGGGTCGTGCTACCCTCCTATAGATTACACACGAAAAATAGAACTGAAAGCGATCTTAAGCACGTAAGATTTTATTAATTCCCGTAGGCTGTCTACCGGTTATCGTTAATTACCGACCTGCGGGAATATGTTTAAGAAAACACCATGTGGGGAGTGGGGGAATCGAACCCTTATCCACGCTACGATTAGGAATCGTAAATTCTATCCGTTAAATTAACTCCCCTTTAAGCGTCCTGATCCTCCCGGACAAGGACACTACATAAATCTAAACTCTAAACCTAATGACAAATTCTATTAATCCAACTGTGGACCCGGCCGGACTTGAACCGACAACCTGCTGGTTATGAGCCAGATGATCTAACAAATTGATCTACGGGTCCTAAATACACCACATCGTCTTTCACAAGAGGATGTGGAACGGAATTTCTCGAAGTTTATATAGTAACTTTATGAAACTATTGTCCAACATTCTAGCATATAGCACCAATCCTCGAACGGGAATGTCTCTATACCTGACCTACCCCATCCCGCCCCCCAACTGTTCTGTAGGACGAAGCCGGCCTTATCCCAGCCGGTGAGGATAACGGCATGACCTCCCAAGTTCTGTCCTTGGCCTTGCCAGAATCGATTACCATAATTATAGCAATACAGACCTATAACCAGAGGACCATTCAGCATCAACGCTACCTTAGCCGATACCGGATCTATGATCCTAGCGTAGCTATTTATCTTCTCTCCGTCAACGCCAACTTTCTTTATAGCCTTGATAGCGTCCCGAAGAACCATCCCGTCCTGATCCTTATCCTCTCTCAGATCATATATATCGTAAGGAGAGATCTTAGCTGGTCTTTTGATATCCTTTATAGCTTTTCTCCAGTTAAGGATCTCAGCTAGACTTATGGCTGCGCAAATAGGGGAAGAACCTTGATCTACCACGCTATCGACGTTATTGATCTTATACTCATCAGGAACAGCCTCATGTTGCATATTCATGATAGCGTCCCTATCATCCGCTGGTGATGGTATGTAACCTAATCCGTATTTCATCACTTATCTTTTGGTAATTATATACAAGTTTACACTTATATAATTAGTTAATAAATTTCTTAACTGGGTTATACCCAAACCCTGTATGGAGTGGCATTGCTGCATCCCCCTTTACTTTTCTCATGATGTTATAACTTCCGCTATTTTTTATGATAATCGATTATCTTGATATTAAACGTATCGGATCTTTGCCTTACCTGTATCGAACCCCTAGCCTTTCCCTTGGCGTCGTACAGGGCGGTAAAGCCAAAGTTATCGACCCTACCGTCGTCCAGCGTAAACCGCCACTCCTTCCATTGGCCCATCACGGTCCCGGAAGACACTATAGAATCCACTACATAAGATATATCAGTAGTATCATATTCCGTATAGTATGTTCTTGACGTACTGCATCCGACAACCGCTAAGGTAAGGATAGTTATTAATAATAACAAGATCTTATTCATCCTTTTTAGGTTTTTTACGTTTCTTAGATTTCTTCTTCTCTTCAGTTTTATTCTCGATATTTACGTCATTGCCGGCATCGGCATCAGTAATCTCAGAGGCGTTATTTTCAGGTATATCAATATGACCGGAATTAGGATCCATCTTATCCTCATCAACAACAACCTCATCAGAAACATCGTTGTCTAAAGCCTCTGGATCAATATGATTCTCCAGATACTTAATACGATCGGACATGATCTTGATCTGATCCTCAAGTTCAATGTATCTTCTTCTGGCTTCGCTTAGTAATTTGGATGATAGTTTATGTTTCTTCTCGATATCCATATAAGCCCGTTTAAGAGTCTCTTTCTCTTTCACCGACTCATTATATAACTCTCTTGATTTATTAAGCTCATTCCCCATCTTAACGATATGAGAATCCTTTGATTCTATATCCATATCAAGAGAATCCACAAGCGTATTAAGATATCTTTCTTTTTCCTCCAATTCCGTTATCTTACTACGAGCATCCTCATAATTTCTTTTTAATCTACTTGAATAGCTAATAGCTTCATCAAGATCCTGTTTTAGAGTATTTATATAACTACTCTTTACTATCTTCAATCCGAACATCCTCGTTACTTTTATAAGTTCTACGAATATCGGCCTTTATCTTGCCGACTATAATTAACTCAGCTATATGCTTATCTTTCTCGACTATAGCTATATCCTTACGGACATTAGTGACTCTGATCGTAATATTCTCGTTGTTGGAGAAAACGAACGGTGATCCTACCAAAGTGAGGCCTGTATCGTTGGTGAACGACGGCAGCATCATAACCATCCCGACAGTATCATCCGGGAACGAGGCCGATATGCCTGTGTCTATATCAAGAACATCTCCTTGACCCAACGGGAAGGCATTACCTTGCTTGATAGGAATATCCTTTCCCAATGAGTTCCATGCCTTAGAGAATTTTAAAGAGTTGAGAAAAATTTTACCATCTTTCTCAACTATCCCTACCATTGGATCGCAATTCATGTGAACCTGATCAAGCTTATCATCCGGTTTTTCCTCAAACTCGTCAAGATCTCTAGTTGATGTAAATGACTTACTCTCCAGAAGTTTTTTGATATCTTCAATCGTAGCCATACTATAATTTTATTATTAAATAAACGATCTTCAATCCTAACTTCAAATCAGATGTCTTTTCGAACATCTCCCTAAGAGGTAAGATAGTAGCGTCAAGATCTGACGCTACCCATTCTCCATCCTTATAATACATATTCTTTTCCTCGGAATACGCTACACAAGGTCGATGCCCTAAGTTCTTCATAACCGTATCTACCTTATTTTGGGTAGGCATCGAGACACGGTTCACTTTAGTAGATATATTAAAATTACTTTCCATTAAATTATTCATTTTCAATTAGTTAATCAAAAAGGTAGGTCACTATCGTCTCCAAAAGGAGGATATTGAGGAGGTTGTTGCTGACCTCCAAAAGAAGGAGCTTGGGCTGTCTGAGGCGGAGCCTGCTGGTATGATGGAGGAGGCGTCTGCGGCTGGGATTGCGGCTGATATGACAGTGGGGGCGTTTGCGTTGTAGCCTCACCAGCGTTGTTTTGGCTTGCCGACTGAACGGGTTTCACACCATCTGTCTTAATACTTTGAATATACTTATTAAGCACTTGATAGGCAAAAGCATCTTGAGCCGTATAATCAAACTTCTTATTCCCCATTATATCAGTACTCTCAACTCTGTCAGGCCATCCATTCTGACCATTCTTATAATATTGCTGTATAAGTTCATCCCTTCCATCAGGAGTTTCCCTAGCATATGAGATAAAAAAATTACCCGGGGCATATTGATCTCCTTTCCTAGCGTGAGCTGGATTGATTACCACCTTACGCTTTAAATCAATATTAGGCAAGTATCTCACCAATGACTTAACATAATTATTAATACCTCCTTTTTGAGTCATCAAAGGAACATTTATAATATAGTTTCCTTCGTCATCGCTTATTTTTATAGCTACGTATTTAGTTTTTGCCCCGTTATAGTCAACCTCCCTTATCTCAATATCTGATAAATATCCCTCTATACCATTCCAAAATACTTTCCAATAAGATACAGCCCCGGTCTTATCATTCACATGTTCCTCATAACCTTCTTTAGGCTCCTTGGATGATTGATAAAGAACTCCACCACCACTTATCTTAAAGTAGTGATTATTAGATCCTAGCGAATTTTCACGAACTCCCATATTATATATATTTAAAAATTAAACAATAATTGATGATGATAAGAAATACTCATTCTTATTATTTTCCCCATAAATCTTATTAAAATGAGATTTATGGTCATGCTCGATAACTATCCTATTATATGATATGCTTTTAACTATACCAAGATACCTACCACATAGCACATCGCATATAATATCATTACCGTTATGCGATAAAGCCGTAAGCCTTTCCTTACAAGATCTTCCAGACATAGGGTTCTCTGACATAATACCGCATCCTTTTTCAGTGAATATCAATCTACAATGATCGAACTCATTTACCTTGATATTATTCTGGAGGGCCTGGACGAGTAGATCCTTATCAAAGACATAGGTACTTGTTTTGACAAAATGCTCGTCCACGAACCTCCAGTTAGGATAATTACCGTCAAAGTGAATCTCATACATATCCATATCAGGGGTAGAGAAGTAAGTCCTAGTATCATCTACTTTGATAGACAACGTATCTAATGACTTATTTATATGTTTATCAAGTAATAAAGAGGAGGCGTTTGATACCGGGATAAATACCTTCTCTACCTTATCCTGATTAGGGATAAAATACCTGTAAATAGTATTCCTGTCAGTACTTACTATATTAATATTAATATCATCAATATCAATGACCACATTCTCTATGCAAGGATAAAGCTCGTTGATCTCCGTATAATTACTGGCCTTGTTAAGGACCGATACATAATCATTCATCTTAACATTAATACCTCCATCAGGGATATTATATACCATAGGGAAAGTATTTACGTCAAAGGCCGGACAGCTATACTCACCAGAGGCGTAGTATATAGTAATACTGTCCTTCTTATCGGAAAGCACGATCTTAATCTCACCATTCTTCTGTTTTTTTACAAACCTTATGAAAGAGCTTGCCTCTACCAAGAAAGAGAAGTTAGAATCAGACTCCACTTCCAGCTTCTCTATAACACATACCTTGGCGTTTACGGAAGTAATATAAGCTAGACTATTGATGATATCTATCTTAATATTCTTATATAGTGAATTAGATCCGGCATTTTTAACAACCAATTCTAATTTACTTAACTTCTCATTCAATGATTTCGACAAGCACTTAAATAACATAATGAACAACCTTTATATTACATTGCAAATGTAATCATAATTATATTAATTCAAATACAACAAACGCTTAATAGTATTAAAATAACTTAAACTTACGTCTAATATACTCGGCTATAAGCGTAGCATCGCACATTCCATCTTGTATTTTGGTAGGTTGAACTCCTTTACCTGACCATGGTTTTACGAAAGACACCAAAGGGAAAAGGCGTATGGCGCATCGGATGGAGGTAGCTTTCGTATCCAGCTTAGCCGCCGTATACACCCGATCGGCTGTCGTATGAAGCTCCTTCTGCCAGGTTTTTGGCTGTACCTCCTCGAACATGAACCTGACGTCCGGATGCGAGTGGTATCGCTCCATCATCTCCACCATCATAGCGAAGAGCGCGTTTGGTTCCCGGCGCCGTCCGCCGAAGGTGAAGTTGCTGGCGGCTGAGCTGTTGTGGATGCTGTGGACGTCCTCGACGGCGATCGCCAGCGTTCCCCCACCTTCTTCTTGGATTTTATCCGCTGCGTCAAGGAAGAAACTTGATATGGCCCTAAGATCTATATCCCCTTTAGCTGATATCCTTGGTGTCATGATTACCTTAATCTCTCCGTTCTCCGGGATCATAGACAATCCTCCGGTATCTATACCCGGATCTATACCTATCACCGCATTCATATTTTTAAGGTATATAATGAGTGAAAATCCTCCGGTCTAAACACCTGTATAGAGTTATCTGGATACAGACCTATATAATAACCGTAAAAAGCCCGTAAAACGCCATTTTCTAGTATTATATCCAAAGCCTTTACCTTATTACCATCAACCATAACATCAACCTCATCAGTCTTGTTAGATATCTTATCGAACCATTCAGGTACAGGATCAATACCGTACCTAAATGCGTTTACCGTTGATTTTATCGAGATATATGTTCCCATATTAGATAAGATTACAATCGTCTCGTTTAACAACCTTAAAATCGCCATTTCTAAGTAATATCGCTACATCAGATCTCGTATATGTGAGAGGCGTATACGATACCAAATGATAAGAAGCCTGTCCTGTCGCTGGTCGAACCGGTCTTAATACGGCTATGGCTATATCGCCGCCAAGTTCCGTACCACCGGTGACACCCTGTAGGCACATGTATATGAATCCCTCATACTCATATCTCTTCCCGATAAATTCACTCATGGGAATACCTACGAACAGATAGTTCTTTACATCCCCCTTCTTAACCTCGACAGCGTTCTCTACGCTGGATGGTATTACGTCTACAAATTTTACTCCTATTGCCATGATTACAAATTCAATTTAGTCCTTAACTCTTGACACAATTCTTGATTATCTCTCATGATACTTAACGTATTCTCAACGCCATTACCGACCCGGACATCCCCGTACCAGTACCATGATCCTTTACGGGTAAAGATACCGGTTTCCTCGCATAACTTCAAAAGTTCAAGTTCCTTATCAAACCCCACGCCATAATACAAGGCTGTCTCTGCTATTTGGAACGGGACGGCTGTCTTGTTCTTCAGAACCTTTATCCTAACCTCATGACCTACTGAAGATCCGTCCTCTCCTAATATAACCTTCTTTCTCGCCATCTCCATACGGATAGAGGCATAGAACTTAAGGGCGTTACCTCCGGTCGTTACCTTAGGATCGCCGTATATAACACCGATCTTCTCTCGGTACTGATTGATGAATACCAGAACACAGTCGCTTTTGTTTACGATTCCTGTAAGAACTCTCATGGCCTTTGACATCAACCTAGCTTGTAGTCCCATGTTGCTGTCTTCCATATCGCCCTCTATCTCCTTCTTCGGTACCAGATTGGCTACAGAATCTACGACAATAAATCCGACCTTCCCGGACTCGACTAACTTAGCCGTGATGTCAATAGCCAGCTCCCCGTAGCTTGGTTGGGAGATCAAAAACCGGTTTATATCCAACCCCATTTTCCTAGCGTACTCAATATCGAAAGCGTTCTCCACGTCTATTATAGCTACCAACTTATCGGGATGCTTTTTCTGGAACTCAATCATACTTAACGTACACATCATGGTCTTGCCACAAGATTCCATCCCGACCAGCTCATGGATCCGGCCTACCGCCCATCCGCCGCCTAGGGCCTTATCCACCACCAGCGATCCGGTGCTTTCCCTTGGTATGGATATTATAGGCTTATCGTCACCGAAGTTCATTATCGAGCCTTCTCCAAGCTCTTTATTTAAAGATGATACTAATTCATCTACGTCTGAAAAAAGTTCTTTCTTAGCCATTATAACCCGTATTCATCGAAATTAAACAAATCCTGTTGTTTCTTGATCATATCCTTCCCGATATCAGATATCTTTTCCGGATTCAAAACACCCTCATTCTCATCTACCTTCTCCATAAAGTCAGATATCTTATCGCTTAGCAGTACCATATCTTCTTTAGGCACTGATTTTAGATAAAGCCCGTCTATAGACCTACATCTTGAAAGAGCGGTATATATCTGTCCTATCTCGAAGGCTCTGCTGATGTCTACAAATATATTATCTAAAGTCATTCCCTGGGACTTATGGACAGTTATGGCGTATCCTAACCTCAATGGATATTGTATTATATAGCCGCAAGAAATGCCTTCAAGGGAATCATCTACCTGCTTGTACTTCATCTTCTCCCACTTCTCTTTGGTTATCTCCACCTCAGTATCGTTATCTAGATGAACATATATCGTCTCATCAACAGTATCTATGCTGGTTATGATACCCATCGAGCCATTGACATACCCGTTGCCGTTTCTGGTTATTATGACCTTAGCTCCTACCTTTACTATAAGCTCATCCTCGCAGGGCGCTACAGGCTTCTCCCCGAATACAGTAGCATCGAACTTAAATACCTTATTATTGATCTTATCAAGATTAGTCTTATTTATCTCATAAGCCTCTTTGTTAGTTGAGCATATAATTATAGTATTATCCATATTGTCCGGATACTTGACCCTACTATCCAATATCTGTCTTGACTCATCGGTAATAACCCCACATCTTATATCCTCAAGCACGGAAAGAAGCTGAGGATCTTTTTGACGGAATACGTTCTCGAATGTAATGACCGAGAATCCTGAGGCTCTTAATGCCTTTGATGAGAAAAAGAACCGGCTCTCATAATATCTGTCGATAAAATCATCTGCTGTCACCACAGGAGGTAGTTGTGATAGATCTCCAAACATAATCAATCTAACTCCACCGAAAGGTTCCTTGCTACGCCTGCATTGTCTAAGTACGTCAGCTACCTCATCAAGTAAATCAGGCCTTACCATACTGATCTCGTCGATAACGATAGTATCAAGATTCTTGATCTTCTTCTTCATAAACGGACTTACATCCACCTTATTAGACAACATACCTCTCTCGATAGAAGGGATATAAGGATCGTTCTTTATAGAGAAGAACGAATGAATGGTCTGTCCACCGGCATTCAACGCCGCTACTCCAGTCGGGGCTACGATAACGCACTTACCCAAGAACTTTACGATACGTCTCATGAACGTACTTTTACCACTACCGGCTCTACCGGTAATAAACAGATTCTCCCTAGTGGTGAAAATCTTCTTCAAGGCACGACCCTGCTCTACGTTTTTATCCACCGTCATAATATGACGAAGGAGGTCGTTTTCATTTCTAAAATCCTCTTTTACCATATCTTTTAAGTTTATGGTACAAAGATACGAATAGTTATAATTAACTATTAAAAATAAATGTGAATAATATATAAATATTAAATTTTATATCTGATACTCAAATCATCCAGCTTTACTCATCTCAGAAGATTTTTCTCCTAAAAATACATCTCTTATGTATTCTGTCGATATAAGGATATGCATATATTTCCCCTTGTATAATAGTCTTAAGCATCCGATAGTTACGTTCTTTCTGTCTTTGGTATTCGCCACTCCATTGTTTTTTTTTACCTCGTCATACAAATCGGATATACTCTTCTTACACATGTCTAAGAACATGCTTATGTATCTGTATATAGTGGATTGAGATATTTCACGCATACCTATGCCTATGAGCTTCTTATTCAACTCATTAAGAAGGTATGCTACATTGAACTTAACTGTCTTTCTTTTAGTTACTTTGTATATATGATGTACGTTTCTGGTTCTGGCCCTGAATATTATTTTTGAAAGGATTCTTACCCGATCAAGTTTCCGGCTTTTGTTAGCCATATTCCGTCTTTCGTCTGAGCTTAAATTCTTATCCAGACATTTGTATACGGATCTTTTCTTACCTACGAATATTTCTTTCGTATCCTCATTCTTCTTAGCCTTATACGAGTAGATCATGATATCAGATAAAGCTATTCTTATCTCGCCCTCTGCGTAAGCCTTAAGCGTCTTTAGCTGATATTCTATATCCTCATGGCAGTTCTCTATAACATGTCTGTATAAGAAATAAGCTATACCATCGGATAGGATATCTATAAAATCATCGGTATTGATCTCGATACGGTCACGGTAACCATCTCTCATCCTATTTCTTAAAAATACATGCTTCTGTACATTTATGATAGAAAGATAAGCCGTTACCTGCTTACACTTCTTTTCTATAACCATACCGGAACCTCTTATATTATCTTTCTTGTTCGAGTATTTTACGGCCGTAACCTTCTTCCCGTCCTTATTAGTTACAGGTTTGTAATCTACTGGACAGACAAGTGATCCTGCCGGAAGCCTTAGGCATCCAAGCTCATCTTTTTTTGCTTGTATATCTTTTGGGATATATGCTTCGGTAAGAATCTTATCGAAATTTGATTTCATTTTCTGTAAAAGTGCTACCTTTGTCTCCATGGTTTTATCTTTGTTGCGAATATACAAGGGTGATTATATACCAATTTACACCAGTACATTTTGACGCTTCACAGCCCCGGCTACTACCAGCGACTCCACGTCCCCTACCCGGTTCACCACCGGTGACGTATTTTATTGGGTTAGAAGATTCTGTTTTTCTAACCCAAATTTCTTTATATTTCTAGCGGCGAGAAGATCCCTGTCATTTACGGCCCCACAAGAAGGGCAAGTCCAGATACGATCGGATAATTTAAGATCCCGATGTACGTATCCACATTCGCACATCTTGGAACTAGGTTCGAATCTTCCTATCCGAATCAAATTCACGCCCTTCCAATCTGACTTATAGCTTAATATTCTAAAGAACTCGCTCCATGAGCATGAAGCTATGCTATTAGCCAGCTTATGGTTCTTCATCATCCCCTCCACGTTAAGGTCCTCAATAACCACGGTTTGGTTCTCGCCTAGGATATTGTTGACAACATGGTGTAGGAAGTTATGTCTTTGATTCGATATATGCTCGTATGCCTTAGCTACGGCTAATCTAGCTTTCTCTCTTCTTCGGCTTCCTTTTTGTTTGCGAGCTAATCTTCGTTGTAAGCATGCTAAACGTGCGGAAGACTTTTCCAGATATTTCGGGTTCTCGAAAACCGAACCATTTGATAAGGTTGCGAATGTCTTTATCCCTACATCGATACCTACGGTTGTATCCGGATTAATAGGAGACTTGCCCGGTAATTTAAGGCCGTTGTCTACAGGGATACTGATATAGTATTTATTTGTAGGTGACTTTGATACGGTAACAGTTCCTATCTTACCTTTAAATACTTGATTAGAATAAAATCTTACCCATCCTAATTTCGGTAACTTAATCCTGTTGTTATCGAAATCGATATGGACATTGAGGATATTCTTGAACGATTTCCTTGATCCTCGCTTTGACTTGAATTTTGGGAAGCCTTTCTTCTCCCTGAAAAATCTGGTGAAAGCCTGATCTAAGTTTCTTATTGACTGCTGTAGGCATTCGTTAGATACCTCATTGAGCCAAGAATATTCCTCTTGTTTCTTTAAATCAGTCAGTTTCTTACATAGATCAACAGCCGTAAGCGATTTTTTATCATCTTGATACGCTTCGATTTTCATCCGCAAAGCCCAGTTATAGATAAATCGAGTTGATCCGAAAGTCTTCTCCATTAGCGAGATTTGTTCGGATGTTGGATTTAGTCTATATTTATAAGATTTTAGCATACTACTCTACTGTCTTTTGATGCAAAGGTATGATATAAAAATTAATTATATATCATTTTAATTATGTTATACAACATAGTAGTGCAAAATTGTATATAATCACCTATACAAGTTTCATCAATACGAAACAAGTTATTCGGATGGATGGGTAGCCTGTGAAGGTCGCCCATTTGTTGTTTAAGGAGGGTAGGTAATGTTCGTAAAACGCTGTGCGCGTGAACGATCGTTTTTCTCAACCTACTTGTTACGCGCGCGTTAATAGGTATATTTATTAAATATAATTAACTCTATAAACATATACTACTTTCTAATATCTCTATCCGTACACAGAACCTCTCCTGACGTCGAGTTCCTGTGTACTCCACTTAAAGTCTCTATTTAATAAAATATTGCTTTTTACCGCCAAGGTATGGTGCTGTCAGGTAGCATACCGCAGGCTAAACCTGGTAGAAGCCGTATCCTATACCGGAAGCCGGAACCCCTGTAGGGGGATCGGGTGGAGCAAAAGCCAAAGAAGAAAAAGCGAGGTCATGTGCGGTCGCTCACGCTCCGGCCGTCCGTATCTTCTACGGCAGGCTCCATCGCCCCAAGACCTCCCATTTCCCCTTGGCTTTATATCCCATAGCTTGGGAAGGGAGTAATCCAAAGGGAAAAAGTAAGGTCATATGCGGTCGCTCACGCTCCGGCAGGATAACACAACTCTACTGCCGTCCATGTCAATAGCGAACCTCTGGCGGCATTGTCCGGTATGACGGCGGTATCCTTACCTTAGCTGTCCCTGCACGTCCCCCACCAACCTTTTTCCCTTTGGATGCCTTGGGCTATGTCATGGGACGATAAGAAGCCAAAAAGAAAAAGGGAGCGGTCGCATCCCGTGAGGCAGGATAAGGCTGTCCCCTGCCGTCCACGCGCGTAGCGTACGTGAACTTCACTGTCCTCGCCATCGTAGCCAGCCGTAGACATACATGACTTCGTTCGTACTACCCCACCAGCCTTTTCCCTTTGGATTCTCGTAAATATATGTTAGTCAGCATATATTACACTGATTATATCATATTTTGTTGACAATAATATTTTTTTAAAGTATTTTTGTCGAAAACTAATTTTGTATGGCCGAGCAGAGAAAAGCTTTCGTATTCGCATTACCTTATGATACTAGACTGGATATGATCCAGCAGTTCTTAAGGATATACAACGGCTATCTGGATTCCAAGGGTAGAAGCTTGATTACCGAAAGGACGATAAACTTACTTTCTTTCTACATCAACTACGGATACTCGGATGATACCAGGGCTAAGTACATGGATTGTCATGGACAGAAGGAGTCTTACATCGCTGTCCTTAACAATGAACTGAAGCGTGGTGGTTTTCTGGTGGACAAGAAGAACGGGAATTTCCGTACCCGTGAGTTGTCTATTGAGATGAGAAGCCTACGTAACTATTTCGTGCTTGACGGGGAGGGTGATGATACCCGTGTAATGGGATTCGTATTCAAGAGAAATAAGTTGGATATTGATGGATAGGAATCTTATTTATTTTGACAGGGATATCGTGGATGAGGTGGTAAGAAGATCTGATGGGAAGTTCACCAAACAACAGGTAGAGTGGTGTATGAAAGCATCCGTATCTTACATCCATCATCTAGCTAGGTATACTGACAATATATCTATCAGAATCCCGTTTATCGGATACGTTATATGCAATCTCCGAGAGATGCGGGTAAGGCGTGATAAGATACGCCGGATATTTGTCAAGGAAGGTAATCGTTATCCGGATGAAAGGATGCCTATTGAGCTTGATTGTCTGGATAAGAAGATTAAGGCAATAGAGGATATGGAGGGGTTAAAGAACGGAGATCCTCTTATACGTGATAACCATGAGGCCATGTATCAATGTCGGTATGGAATGACATGGGAACAATTACAGGATTTTCAACAAAAACAGTTTAAAAAATAATTATCGTGCAAACAATTGGTAAGGCCCAAGTAATAGCCCAGGCTTGGGAAGATAGTTTATTGGGCAGGATTCCTAAGGATAAGAAAGATTATCCCGAATGGTATAAGAATCGTCTTGAATTATGTAAGAAATGTCCTAAGAACTCTTCTAATATCGCTTTCTTTAAGTTACCTGCTAAGGTAATATTGCAAAGATTGATGGGTAGGCAGGCTTGCTCGTTGTGTGGTTGTTTTATCAAGGAGAAGGCTTGGATGAAGACTGAGGTATGCCCGTTGAAATTCGTAGAAGGAGAGAAAGCCAAATGGAATGCTATGGAGGTCATAACCGCCGATCATAACGATTTTAATATCGAGTGCCCTAACGATGCATTTGATATAGGACTTACGGATGACGAGAGCGAGTTTTATCTAAATGTTTTTGATCAGAAAATAGGTGATAAGATAGAAATCGTGTTATTTATCACCCATAAAGATGGTTTCCATGTCAAGGAGCATCATCTTGGATGTGGATGTATGGGAGACGTTTCATATAACAAACATCCTGACAATGAGAATAGAACTATATTTAGGATGACGTTGGATACCTCAAAATACACGGAAGGTCATTTTGAGAAACATCTATCTCTTATTGGTTATACTAAGGACGATCCTGAACGTAATTTCAAACATTTCCCGCTACGTATTATAGGGGAAGCTTATAAGTAATAGCGATGAGAAGTCCCGTAAGAAGTAAGATAGATGATCGTATCCATGCCCTTATTGTCATGGAAGTCGGTTGCCGTGAGTTACCCGAATATTCGCTGGGTGATATACTTTACTCCGCTTTAAGGAGAGTTGCTAGGGCTAATGGTGGTAATGTACGCTTCTTGCGGGATATTAGTACCAGAGATCTATTGAGGTCTATAGACCAAAGTATAAATGATGAGATTGAGTTGAATAGCAATGATTATAATGCGTGATTATAATGGAAGAGGATAAGGATATTAAGAAAGAGATCAGGGATTATCTTAAAGAAGAAGCAGATACTCATATAAGACATTGGATGGCTATAAAACGTGAGAGCAAGCGTCTTTATAGTGAGATTGAGGATAGGACTAAGAAGATAGCCCTTAAATCATCATCGTTGATAAAGGAGGAGGATTTCGTCTCTCTTCATGAGATGACTCATAAGATACAGATGTTGAATATAGAGGCTGTGAAAGTTAATTCTAGGTTGATGTTTATAATCCAGTTGGCTACCAGCTTCGGTATGGATCTGGATTTCGATACGACATATGCGTCTACCGCAAAGAGCATTATGGAAGACAGAACGTCTGGATTTGTGTTTTATGATGACAAGGAACGTCTGAGATATGCTGATAAGGAACTTGAAGATATGTTCCATGATATGAGTGTGACGGAAGTAAGTAAGATAGGTGTTGTTCAATCTTATAAGCTTCTTATGAAACAGTATAACGAGTTTAAGGAAATGAAGGCCAATGCCACAGGGAAGACGAAAGCCGACGAGTAAGGACGCTGATCGGGTGAACGACAATCTTGAGGTCATAGCTAAGGCTATAAATGACGCTAAGACTTATATTGATAAGCATCCTTGGGACAAGGAGAAGCCGGAGGATATGGCAAGGGCATTTGACTTCATATCAAAATTAATCGATAAGATAAATACATGGAATGATTCTTATATGGAGAAAAGTGGGATCATGGATGTATATAGGTCTGTAAGCAATGTCCAGAAAAAGGAACGTAAGGGTCAGGTTTCTGGTGGAATCGAGTCTGTTTTAAAGGATATTATAAAATGAGTCTAAGTACGAGTCCAGAATTTTATGTAAACATGAAAAATCCTCCTGTATGGAACGATCTGTTCGGTTGGGAGGATCAGGATGACGATGTTAAGCAGTTCTTTAAGGAAGAGGCTTATAAGGTCAAGTACGGGGTGACTATCAATGGTACGTTCATCCCTCCATGGCTTTATTGGCATGTTAATTTCTTTCCCGTATTCCAGGATCTTCCAAACGGGGAGCGTGTGCCAGCGATCAGTCGTTTGCGTGATAACGAATGGTTTTTCGCCGAGATGTACCAACGTGCCCGTATGGAGAAGAAAGGATTGGGAATGTTTGGTACTCGTCGTTTTGGCAAGGCTCTTCTGGACTCGGAGCTGATATATACTCCTCATGGATCTAAGAAAATAGGATTCGCCGATATCGGGGATATCATATATGGTGATGATGGTAAGCTTACGACTATAGTGGGCGTATATCCCCAGGGATTCGTTGATACGTACAAAGTGACCTTTGAGGACGGTCGCAGCGTGGTGTGTTGTGGGCAGCACCAGTGGAAAGTCAAGTATCATGGTGATTATAAGGTTATGAGCACTATGGGTATCATCCATTCTGACTTCTCCAAAATGACTATAGATATTGGGGAAGCGGTAGATTTCCCTGAGCGGAGGTGGCTGATATCGCCCCAGCTCATGGGGTCTCTGGCCGCCTCCTTCCTTTGTGGAGCTACCGACAGGATCTTTGAGCTAAGCAAGAAGGAGATGGATGATGTCATTTATTCATCCAAAAAACAGAAAGAGTTGTTCATAAGATCGTTTATGAAGATCGCTTGTGGTATAAATACCGGTGACGATCGTTTTAAGGTCGTTTATAAAAGCGAGTATATTATATCCTTTGTAAGGAAAATATTTTGGTCTATGGGGTATTATTGTGTCATGGATGGTGACGATATGTATATATCTAAGACCCACGATAGGCTTAGGATATCTGATATAGATTATTACGGTAGATATAAGGCTACTTGTATTGAGGTCGATAATAAATCGCATCAGTTTCTTACTACCAATTTTGTCGTATCCCATAATACGACCATCATGTCATCACTTCTCCAGATGAACGCTACGATGACTATCGGTCTTAGTCATTCCGTGGTAGGATTCAGCGACAGTGACTTATCCAATATCGGCGAGTATTGTGAGTATGGTCTTGATCATGTGCATCCTTTTTTCAGGATCAACGGGCGTTACATTAGGCAAGAGGATGTCCAATGGCGTACGTGATATCCATGCCATTATCTCTATAGCCAACATCAACATGGGTAGGAAGACCTCCACGCAGAAGACGGCTGGTTTGACACCGGCTACGGCTATTTTCGACGAGGTAGGCAAAGGTCCGATAAAGAAGCCTTACACGGCCGCCATGCCATCCTACGACACGCCTTATGGCTGGCGTCTTAGTCCTATCTTGGCCGGTACCGGTGGTGAGGTGGAGTTGTCTAAGGACGCTCAAGAGATGTTCTCCGATCCCGAGACATATAACCTTCTGGTCATGGACTGGGATATCCTAAACCGTAGAGCCATGAAAGGAAAAACATGGAAAGAACGGAAATGGGCGATGTTTGTCCCGGGACAAATGGCAAACTCTGGTGTCAAGGTAACTATAGGTTTGGGTGATTATTTAGGAAAACCTGATGATAAGAAGCTTAATAAGATCAAGATTGACGCCACAGACTTCGAGGCTAGCACCAATAAACTTAATGAGGAACGGAAGAAGCTTTCTACAAAGGACAGGGTAGCCTATACCTCTCATACTATGTTCTATCCTTTTACGATTGATGACTGTTTTTTAAGCTCTTCTCAAAATCTGTTCCCGGTTGAGTACGCTATCAAGCATAAGAACGATCTTCTTGAGTCGGGTCAATATAGCGGCATGTTGTGTGATGTTTTTCTTGAATCGGGCAATAAGTTTGGTACTACGAAATCTAATAAACAGCTAGCTGGTTTTCCGTTTAGTGGAGGTGTTATCGACACCCCTGTCCAGATATTCGAGATGCCTCAATCTAATAGGTTTGATGATTTTATTTATGTTGCAGGATGTATGCCTCCAGGAGAAGTTGTTCTTACAGATAGCGGATGGAAGAAGGTAGAAGACGTAAGGATGGAAGATAGACTAGTTTGTATGGATGGAGGCTATCATGATATAGAGTGTATTATGATCCTTGATAAGGAGGATTATGATGTATATACGTTCAAGCTTAGTAATACGTTCAGAGAATTGACATTTACGAAGGAACATCCGTTATGGGTGTCTAAGGGTGTATCTAGGCATGGGTATGCCATAGATGAGGATATATTTGAGTTCGAGTTTGTGGAGGCACGAGATATTAGAGAGGGATATTGGACGGCCATCCCTAACGTATATAGGAAAGAGATAAGAAACGATGATAAATGCTTCCATGGATTATACGATAATATCGATTTTTGGTGGATGATTGGTTTATGGATTGGAGATGGATGTCTTGATGACTATCATGTGATATTCTCCGTAAACAAGACTGAGAAGGATATAATAGATAGGCTTGATCGTATATTTACGAATATTATTCCTTGCGTCCATAGTTATAGCGATGGAGATGGGTGTTACCGTTATAGTGCGAACAATGTAGATTTGATGGAATGGATAAGATCTAATCTAGGATCAGGAAGCCTTGGGAAATGGATACCGGAGTGGATAAAATATATGCCACAAGCGAACAAATGGGCGCTCGTACATGGTTATCTGGATTCAGACGGATCCATTACCAGAGATAAGAGAGGATATTACACGATGGAGTTTGTAAGTGTAAACCTTGGTCTTATGGAGGGTTTTCAGCATATACTTTTTTCGCTTGGAGTAGTATCAGGTATATCGAAGATGAGGGAATCCATGGTGATGAGTATAGCTGGAAGGGATGTGAATACGCATGATACTTATCATCTTCGTCTTGGTAATATGGATACAATACTGGTAAAGGATTCTATCATTAAGTGTGATATATCATCCTTTAAGCTTGAAAAGATAATCAATGGGATAAGAAGGAGAAGAAAGAACACAGGCTGCTTTATATCGAAGGACGGTGATAAGATATACTTGAAGATAAAGAGGATAACGGATAAAAAATATACAGGTCAAGTATACAATTTTACTGATGATTGTCATAACTATATGTGTATGAATATGTTAGTATCAAATTGCGACCCCTATAAGCAAGCGAAGTCTGATACCCCTTCATTAGGTGCTTTTTATGTATTCAAAAGGCGTGTTGGTATTCGAGATCCTTATGCCTATAGAATAGTTGCTTCTTACGTATCCCGCCCATCATCCATAGATCAGTTTTGCCGTACTTGTGAGGTGCTTCAGAAGGGATATGGTGCTATATGTCTTATGGAGAACGCTGACCAGATGTATGAGCAGTATCTTAACCGGAAGAGTGGTATGCCTGCTTCTTTTTTCTTATTCGCTGGTGAGGCAATAGCCAATAAGTATGTGAAGGCCGGCTCCCGGCAGAACAGCAAGCTGGGGCTATACCCGACCCCCGGCAACCAGAACCTGCTCTTCTCCTGCGTGGTGGATTATTGCTGGCAGGATTTCGTTGTCGGTTATGATGATAGCACTGGTCTTGATATAACTGTCAAGGGTATTGAGCTGATCGATGATATAGCCCTATTGGATGAGATAATACAGTATAAGCCCGGATTGAACGTCGATAGGATAATAGCGTTCGGGCATGCGTTGGTTCTCGCCAGATATTTTGACGATAACAATTACATGCCTAAATCGAAGATCGAGGAGATGAATAATGCCCGCAAGGAAGATGCTTATAAACACCATGAGATATATGCCTCTGCATTTGGATCGGTATCTATAGGAGCTTTTAGGTAAATGAATGTCAATTAAACGCCTATCTTTGTTGTAAATAAAATTGAATAATCATGGAAGTGTTTAATAGAGATCATTCGTTTCCAGCAAAAGGAGCGTTATTAGGATTACCTCCTCAGGCTATTTCCACGAAGAAAAAGAACAGGAAATGGAAGGAGGATTGTATGGACGCTCTTGAGACGATAGGGTTGAAACAGTATGATCGTAACCAGATGTACCGTGACTATTATCTGATGGCGGATGGTAAGTTATCTTTTATGGAGATGGCGGATGTTATCCCTCAGTTAAGGAATGTGCAGAAGCTAAGGAGCGATATAAGGATACCTTCTTTCTTGAAACATTATGATATCATAGGTGGTATCGTAAACGCCTTTGAGGGATGGCTGACAAACCTACAGGATAAGTATACGGTTAATGAGGTAGGGGATATGGCTATAAGTGAGTATGAGGATACGATGTCAAATCTTCTTCATCGCCATATTCAAGAGCAATGGGATATTATCGTTAACCAACGCCTTGTAGAGGCTGGTCTTGATCCTACATACAATGAGTTTAATTCCGAGGAGGAACGTCAGGCTTACGCCCAGCAAATCCAGCAGGCCAAGGCGTCTATGACACCAGATGATATCCAGAGGTTCATGAGTGCCAGATGGAAGACGCAGGCGGCTGTATGGGGAGATCATACGATCGAGGCTGATCGTAGCAGGTTTTATATGGATGAGCTTGACAGGGAGAATTTCAGGGATCGTCTTCTTAGCGGAAAGATGTTCCGCAATCATTTCGTTGGATTTGACTACTACCGTCCGGAGGTGTGGAGTCCGATGGAGGTTTTCCATCCTGATGTGAAATACCCGCAATATGGATCTTATGTAGGTCGTCTTCATTATTACGAGGGTGTTGAGTTGATATCAAGATACGGTCATAAGATGACGGCCAAAGACAAGCGTCGGATTATGGGAGGTGACGATGATTATGAGGGATGGGTATCTAATGACGGTGCTAGGTATGATTGGAAGAAAAAGAAACCGTCTATTACCGGTATGTATGAGAATGAGGTTATTCCATGGAAAGGATATCATGACTATGAGTCTATAGTCGCCGCTGAGGACTATTATGGTGTGCCGATGGGAGAATACCATACCTTCGGACCGGACGGAGAGGAACACACCCAACCCCGCTTCTTGCCCCGCTTCCATCCCTTTGGATATTTTAACTCCGGTATGGCCGATGGTAAGAGATATGAGATAGACTCTCGCCTTTTTAGGGTTATGGAAGGATATTGGGTATCCATGAAACCGGTATTCTTAATAACTTATATGACAGAGACCGGGATGGTTGATCAGGAACTTGTAACCGATGAGTTGCTCCCGGAATTCTTGGAGAAGAATGGCATAAAGAAAGTAAAGAGGGTTATGGCCGATGCTATTGGTGATCCTGAGGTAAACACCTATATCTTGGAGTATGTCCCTGAGGTTAGGTTTGGCGTTAAGATCACCGGAGGTAATTTAATGGATAAGCCTATATATATCGGTGGGGATCCAATACCTCATCAGATACATGGTGACAGCAGTCTGTATGATTATGTCATTCCGGTTTCGGGATTTATAGGGGCCAGTCTCGCTGATCGCATACAACCGTTCCAGATGATGTATAACCTTGCTATGAATCAGCTATACAATAACGCCGAGAAGGAGATCGGTAAGTTCTTCTTAGGTGACTTGGGATTCCTGCCTACTGAATATAAGGATATGATGGACAAGAAGGGCGCTTTGGCTACCTTCATGCAGATCGTGAAGTCCGTTTCGTTTATGGGCGTAGGTGGTAACGATACGAACAATCCTTACCAGAATCCTCAGATGAGTAGCATATATAACCAGTTCGGTGTATATGATCTTACTAATACGGATCAGATAAGATCCCGTATGGAAATGGCTTCTTACGCCTATATGATGGCTTATAGGATGATAGGTATATCCGAGCAAGCGATGGGTCAGTCAACTAGATACGAGAGTTCTACGGGCGTAAAACAGGGAGTTAACGCCACTATGTTACAGACTCAGACTTACTTCAATGATTTCGATGACTTCAAGAAACGGACATTGGATATTCATCTTGCGGTAGCTCAAGTATGTCAGAAGGAAGGATACGATTGGACCGTGATGTACAGGAACAGCGATCTGTCCTTGGCTTACATCAGTCTTACGGATAATAGCTTGTCGTTACGTCATCTTAATGTTATGGCTGTCTCTAATTCCAAGAAACGTCTGGAATTGGAGAATTTGAAGCAATATATATTACAGACGAATACTTTGGGCAATGACTTGCTTGATATCACTAGAATGATGAATGCCAACTCGACGGCTGAGATGAATCAGATCGGAAGGGATGCTAGATCTTATGCTGATCGTGTAAGACAGGAGGAGTACCAGAATCAACAACGACTTGTACAGCAAAAAGCCGAGGCCGATCAACAGGCCCGTAATGACGAGCATGAGAAGGAGAAGGAGCTGGCTTATATCAAGGGTAACTTCGATTTACGGGGTAAGAGCATAATGGCCGCCGGTCAAGCCGCTAGGACTGAGAATAACTCAGAAGGTATGGATTATGTTGAGGCTATGGCTGATAGAGCCTTGAAGGAAAGAGATATGGATATCAAGGAAGAAGAGATGAGAACCAGACAGGCTAATATAGAGGCTGAGCGAAGGTCTCGTGAAGAAATAGAAAAAAGGAAGTTAGAATTAAAAGAAAAGGAGATAGATTCTAGGAATAAAAGATCTGATACAGATAGGTTTACGTCTATAATAAACAAGAATTGATTACAATTTTTGTAAATATTTTTACAAGATATGTAATCATTTTGGCGTAAAATTCTGTCATATACTATAATGGGTTTGATTTAATTGGTAATTAGATTAATGATAATTTTGTAAAAAGCAAAAAAGGAAATTGTATGAATGACATGGGTGATTTCGCTAAGGGTTTTAAGACCATGAGTGTCGAGGAACTTTTTTACCGTGGTGACGGTGATGGCGATAAGAATAATATCGAGGGTAAATATGATAAGGATGGTAATCCTATAGGTGATTCCAAGGAAGAGCCTGCCGACGGCGGAGCGGCTGACGGTGGCGGGGATAAGGGCGGCGATGCTACCAACCCAGACCCTGATTCCTTTGGCGAAGGCGGTGCTGATAATAATAACGTGGTATCAGGGTTTAACGGGAAATCTTTCTTGGAGAAGATGGCCGCCAGAGGTATCATAGACAGTATCGAGAACCTAGATATTATGGTAGATGATAAACCGGTCGATCTTTCTACTATCACTAAAGAGGATGATTTACTCGATATAGTGGAGGGATTGATCAAGGATAAGGCTGATGAGTTGTTAAAAGACAAGGTTGATACCGGCTCGATGTCTGATTTCATGAAGAAGATGATAGAGGTGGATAAGGCCGGTGGTAACGTTGGCCAACTATTAAGCCAATATCAGAGTATTCAGGCTCCGTTGGATAACCTTGATATGAATAATAAAAATGATCAGCTTGCGGTTATCCAGCATTATTATAAGATGCTGGGTATGCCGGAAGACGAGATAAAGGATAATATGGAAATGATGATTGGTAAAGGCGATGAGTTTATCGAGTCTAAGGCCAATAAGTTCCATGATATCCTGAAAAAGGAGATGGATAACCTTATCGAGGAGGAGAAAAAGAAATCCGAGAAAAGGAGACAGGAGTTAGTTGAGCAGATGAAAGTCTATAAGAAAGGTCTAAAGACATCTATAAGCTCAGGATTCCAGTTGACTGACACGATGATAGGTAAGGCTGTCGATTTCGTTACAAAGCCGATAGACAATCAAGGTCATACGGCTATAGATAAAGCCTATTCCGAGGCTATCAAGAATCCGGATATGGCCGCTGATTTGGCCTTGTTCTTGATGAATAAGGACGAGTTCCTTAAACAGAAAACCAACAAGGCTAAGATGGAGGTTAATAAGAAGACCATCACTCTTCTTTCTGGCAATAAGGGAGGAAAGCAGAATAAGACTAATATCGATAACGATACTATAGAAGCTAACTTCCTTGATCTGAGTGGATCAAAGAGTGTATAACGTTTAAATATATTGAAAATGAATCCGTTTCTTACAAAAAGTTTCCCGGCTACCGTGAATGGCGATAACGTTATTGCCTTTACCGATGCCAAGAACTATAAGACTTCGCTCGTAGAGCATAACTTAGGCTCATTGGCGAGCTGGTATTATGAGGATCCTGATAAGAATCATTTGGGTCTGTTGAATCTGTTCTCTAATATCGCTAATTACCCCGTTCCGATGTATATGGGTATGATTAATAACGGCGCTACGATCTCCGTTAACGGTATTGGAGCTTCTTTCCGTTATGATTTACCTGTTACAAAGACATTCGCTGTCGTTACGGCTGAGGATACTTCAGGTCATCATCTAAAACCGGGTATTGACGGTAGCTTGTTTGATATCGTTTTGAATACCTCTGAGTTTACGGCTTATGATGTCATTACCTATGACGCCGCTAACGGCTGTAATATCCTTATTTCAGGTGAGATTCCGTCTAAGACAGAAGGAGATTTGACACGTTATTGGGGTCGTGTTATTGGCGGTAAGGCTAAATACTTCCCTAAAGAGAAATTGCGTCCGGGTATCCGTTACTGGAAGATCGGTCATGCTCTTGGTGAGTATAGTACCCAGTTCTCTAAGGTATCTGGAGCTGATAAAGCCGGTTCCATGACCTGCGAGTTCCGTTTAGGAAACCACCGTGGTGTTGAGGGTGAGACAACTATGTACGCTGGTATGAAGTCCATGCAGGCCGCTCAGAATAGCACTTCAGAGTTCGTGGAGACCGCCCTTCGTCGTATGAATGCCATGAGAAGCGAGTATGAGGGTAATATTCCTGATTTGGCTATTATCGGTAGGACGGTTAATGGTAGGCTTGATTTACGTACGGCTAAGGTAGCGTCCACGATGGAGGTATTCTGTATGGCTGAGTTGGTTAAGCTGGAAGCTAGACAGTTGATGTGGCAAGAAGGTGGTATTATTATGGATCAAAATGGTCCTATCCATTTGAATGAGGGTATCTACCGTCAGCTTCGCCGTGGTTATACTATCTACTATAGTCGTCCGATGGGTATTACTAAGGATACTCTTATGGCTGCTGCCGCTTATATTTTCCGTGGTCGTCAAGATCTTCCTATTACGGAGCGTAAGATTAAGTTCAAGGTAGGAGCTATGGCTATGGTCAACTTAGAGAAGTTGATTAGAGAGGCTTTCTTTACTACGTTGAGTAATTTGAGCTGGGGTATGGGTAGTGACCGTATGTTGCCTTCTAATCCTATCTCTGGTACTAATGATGCTATGATTTTAGGTCCGGTACAGGTTAAGGGTGCTTTTCTTCCCGGCATCGGAAATGTAGAGTTCGAGCACGATCCTTCTTTGGATTACGCTGACATGACAGATCGTAGCGAGTTAGTGAATGGCATGTATCCTAGATCCTCTTATTCTTGTATTATTGAGAATATCACTGACGCTGGATCGACTAACGCATATTCCGCTATTCCTAATACGGCTAACGCTAAGTTAGGTAATATGAATAACAACGTATTCTATATCAAGCCAGAAGGCGTAAGCATGTGGTGGGGTTATGAGTACGGTCGTTGGGCGCACAAAGCTAACGGTAATGAGATCGTATCATCCTTGCCGGGCATGAAAGAACAATTCTGGTGCCACTCCGCTTCCGCAGCATGGGTTATGGATAACAGTAAGTTCTTGATTATCGAGCTTCAACCGAACTACTTCGGCTAAGTTTTTTTCATATATGTAATTTGGTTTTTAGAGGGGAGGATATTCCTCTCCTCTTTTTTTTAAAAGTAACGCAAAAAAAGGAAATGAAAGAAATTTTAAAATCAAGGAAGGTATTGGCCGAGGTAAACGGTTTCAATATCATGTCAGATACCTTATATGAGGTTGTAGGCAAACACGATGGAAGTGCTCCTCAGGCCTTTCAAGACGCTAATATAGCTAAAGCTCCGTTCCCGGAGAACGCCACTCACGTATGTTGCCCTTGGGATGATTTCTCCAAGGCCTATAACACCGGTTTTTATCCAAGATCAAGATGCTATAATGGTCTTGACAAGAATGAGATCGATAAGCTCGTCAAACAGCGGGTAGATAATATCATGAAGCCTTTCGAGGAAATGTCACAGATGGATCTATCTCAAACCAATTTAGAATTTTGGGATGACGCTAAAGATAAGATCTTCATGGGTAAGGTTTATAATACGGCTAATACTGTAGATCTATTTTATTTATATCTGGCTGTATTTTCCGGCATGTTGACTCCTCAGGAAATGGATGGCGATCCTGTCTTCATGAACTCCATGTTCTGTTTCGTGGAGAAAGACAATATGAAGGATTTCGTTCAGCAGCGTGAGATCAATAAGATGAACATCAGCTATAAGTTTATCAGCGCCCTTAAGAAAGGCGGCGACGATCGTCAGGCTGTCATCGATCTTCTTCTTTACATCGGTATCGTAACTCGCCCGGATTTCACGGAGGATGAGTATTATACAGGATCTCTATCAAACTGGATGAATGAGAAGAAGACCAATGTTGATTATCTGCTTGATATCTGGGATCGGTCATTGGAAGGTGATTTCAAGGAAGTTCTTGAGTTTTACCGTATCGTAAACGTCCTTCAACGAAATGGTCGTATCAATATGACTCCATCCGGATTACAATATAATGGCCAGATCATAGGGCCTGACGTTCGGACATCCGCTGAGTTCTTGGCTACCAAGAAAGACTTTATTAACATAAAGGCTAATGTATTGGATGAGTATGAGGAGATCATATCTATGTCTAATATCGATGATAAGTCCAAGACCAAGAAGGTTAAGGATATTAAGAAGAAGGATGACGTAGAGGAAGGTGATAAGGTTAAGGAGGAATAACGATGACAATCCAAGAAGCATATTTAAGGTCTTTGCAGAAGAACGAGCAGAATCTGGCCAATGGCGGGATTAAGCTTGATCCGGGAAGGTTCGTGCTGTTGTTCAACGAGGCCCAAGACCGGTTGGTTAAGTACTATCTAAATAGGAAGGATGACGAGACTATACGCTCCATCCAAAACCTTCTTGTTTATTGGATGTCGTTGGATAATGCGGGTAGGATGGATGACCCGGAGTCTACGTCCTTTAACTTACCTGATGACTATCTATGGTTCTCTAACATAAAAGGCGTTTTCTCATACAAAGGGTGTGAGGCCACTGATTTCGTTATGTGGGAGGCTAAGAACGAGAATATCCATGAGCTTCTTGGAGACGAGAATAACCGTCCTTCTTACGACTACCGTGAGACATTCTACTCCATAGGGAACGGGAAGGTCGTGGTCTACGAGTCAGGCTTCCGTACCGAGGAGGTTAAGATGACGTACTACCGCCGTCCTGTCAGGGTGGACCTGTCGGGGTATATCAACGCCGCCGGTATCCAATCCACGGACATCGACCCGGAGCTGCCCGATTATCTTGTGGAGGAGATTCTGGATATGGTCGCCAAGCAATTCAACCTTAACGAGAATGAATTGTATAGATATAGAATGGATAAGGATAATGTGGCTTCTTTTAAATAAACAACGTTAGTTTGATAGAAAGACCTGCCTAGAAATAGGTGGGTCTTTTTTTTATTTCATGGTATGTGTGTTTTTGCTTTTTTATTCCTATATTTGCATAATATTTAATTGTGTAAAATATTATGATATGATTTCAAGTAGTAAAATTTTATTCGGTGTACCTATTAGATGTGATGAAGAAACATCATTTATGTCTTTGACTGACTTGCAAGAGGCTTATTTAAGAAAGAGGATCGTAGAAGGATGGAGTGATAAGAGGATAGAGGGAATTTTATCCAATAGGAATAGTTCTGAGCGTATATATTATGTTATAAAAGACAAGTATATAAGAGGTATATCTTTATCAAGTTTTATTAATGACGTAAACAATACCTCTCTTGTCAAGACATTAAAATCGCTTGGGGTGTATAAATCTACCGGTAGAGGATCGAATAGGTTGGTTATGTGTGCTAAAGAGATATGGATGATGGTCGCCATGGAATTACATCCATCTATATATAATGAATGTATAAAAATGTTTGGAAGATCAGATATAAGCAATGACGCTATTATATATATAAGGGGAGGAAACGAGTATAGTGATATGTATAGGTATCTGTCTTCATTTTTTAGCTCCGATGATATTGAGAGAATAATTTTTGCTATAAATAAGACTGTTACCGGTGAATGTGATAAGTTTTTATACACCAAGCAAGAATCGGAAAGGATTGTTTGTATTCAAAAGGATATATGTAAGTTTATAAAAATGGGTATATTCGAATCTGTCGATGATATAATTGATATATTGGTAAATGATGTAGATGATGATCATGATTGTAATATATTCACCTATTTGGCTGTCGATGGTTTAAGTAAGGATATTAAAATAGGTAAGACGTTTAATGTAAAGAAGAGAGAGAGGGATTTAAGATGCGCTAATCCAAGGTTAAGTATCATAGCTTGTGTAAAAGGTGATATAGAGAGATGTTTGCATGATAAGTTTTCCGACAAGAGGATTTCAGGAGAGTGGTTTTCATTGTCATCTAATGATGTTGATAATATTATAAATGAATATGGATTTGTTTTAATAGAGTAGCTTTACAAAAAATGTAATCCGTATTAATATTTATATACTCATGGCTGTACTTTATTGTCGTGATCGTCTTTATTATTATGTTTGCGTTAGGTAAATAATTTTTTTAAACTAAATATTGATAATATGTTGCACAGACCGCAAGACCGGGTACTTTTCGTATCCCCACACGCTAAGATGGTGGATGTTGATTCCATCTTCTTGAAGGAAGGACAGATCGGTATTTACGATACTAAAGATACTTCCGAGAACGGTTGTAAGGCCGTGACTGATTTTACCGGTAAGCCTCGTAACGACAAGCGTTATGAGATCCGTATCGGTCGTAATGAACAAGCGGCTTCCCGCTCTATATATGATAAGGATTTTTCCACGCCTTTGTTCTCGTTGAATGAGATCACCGAGATTTACGCTTCTTGGCCGAAGAAAGATCATGCTTATGTCGATGATGTTATCTTAGGATACAACGGTGTGTCTGATGACACGGCTTTCTCCGTATCCAAGGGCGACCGTATCGCTATCCGCTTGGTTCTCGCCGGCAGGGCTTTCGAGCTTCTTGGTTATGAGGGAGGTCGTATTGAGATCAATGACGCTATCCTTTTGGATGATTGTGATAATACTCCAAATCAATGCGAGGAGTGCGATCCTTGCGAGGAGGTTGATTTGTTGCCAGCCGTCCTGAAATGTATCGAGAGGATGAAGAACCAGCCTATCGCTGGAGGTGGTAAGGTATCTGATTATATTGATATCACTCCGGTTACAAGATGTACTAACGAGGCTACGGAGCCTGAGACGGAGGACGTGAACTTCTATTGTATGGAGGTTTGCGATACTGGTGATGACCTGGCCTTGGCTGAGGTTCGTGCCCAGTATCCGGGATTGAAGATCGTTCGTGAGAGCATCAACGGCAGCATGTCACGTTATAAGGTGATGAAGAAAGGGGCTAAGCCTAATGACTATACTCAACGTCTGATCTCTATCATGAAAGGATGCGAGGAATGCCCTCCTAGCTATACTGAGGTTAAGGGCGGATACCTGTATTCCGTTTCGTTGGAGGATGATGGCGTTGACATGTCTTCTACTATCGAGTCTCTTCCTAACGTGGTTTCCGATACGGTTAGTAAGATGAGCCAGATCAAGGGCACTGGTCTTTATATCGCCGCTACGTCAAAGAAATTGACCGATAATGAGATCAAGACATTCGTAGACGCTAATCCTACTACGGTTATCTATTATGTCGCCAAGACTTCTGATATGTGTGAGAATCCTACGGTTCGTACCGCTTCTTGGTCAGCTTGCGGATCTTGCAAGGTATCTAAGGAGAAGTATTATATCACGATCCCGGACAACGAGTGTGGCGAAAGCGCTTTAGAGGAAATCAAGCAGGCGTTCCCGGAACTGGAGATCACGGATTACGGTACTCCTGCGGCTTGCCAGCATAGTTTCCAGACAGAGGTATATACCAATATGTTGTGCGATGAGTGTGACAAGGTATTTGAAGGATTCTTCACCAGCGAGGCTCCGGCATCATACCGCAACAGGATGTGGAAGAAATTGGAATCAACACAAGAGCTTGGTAGTAACTGCAAGTGCGGTATCCGTTTCCGTGGCAAGGAAATGTTGTTATCTCCATCAGAGTGCTTGATGGATCAAATGACTTATATCGAGGATAGCGTTGAGATCGTAGGTGCTAGTGGCGGTTACCCCGATTCTTTGGATGAGGGTTCTCCTATCTGGTGGGATCAGCTTCATTTCGAGAGACTGTCCAGCAAAGCCCCGCGTACTCACGTAGGAGGCAATATGATGGATGATGAGCTTAAGGGGTACGCTCACTTCAATGGATTCCCGAAACATCAGGATTTCATGGGGCGGACGTTCATGAACGAATATAGCCGTGTAGAGCAAACGGCTCAGTACGTTGACTTCCAGATTACGCTCAATCCTCATAGATACGCTCAGGGATTCGGAAAGGTTATCGCTGATGATCCTATCAACTTGATCTTACGTGTACGTTACGGCGCTCATGAGGGCGTTCAGGAGATGATTAATATGATCGGTGCTGCTGCTGGTCTTGGTCCGGCTATCGTGACCGAACCTAAATAAGAACGACCTTTTTTGCGTTCATATAATTCCTAAAGGGGAGAGATTCAATTCTTTCCCTTTTTTTATTAACTTTGAGGCATAAGAACTTAAATATTGTAGTATGTCCGCTATTAATGAGTATTTAAAGAGACTGGCTTCTATATTCGGAAGCATGGGTTTCTCCGTTCCGCCAGATGACTTCTCAGGGGTTGTAATAGACGGAAAGACGTATCCGGTCATGATGAGGAATGACGGGTGTTACGTTTACTTCGATGATAAAGGAGTAAAGAGACTTGTAAGCGATGTCCCTAAAAAGGATTATCAGTTCATTAACATCAAGGACGCCCGTGTGTCGATCGTCAACCAATGCTATCGCACGCCGGGTGGTCAGGTAGAGGCTCGTATCCATACCTATATGAATAATAAGGGAGAGATACTGGCCGAGAAGATATTTATCATCAATTCATCAGATATCGATACTCCTATCGGTACGGAATTAGATAAGGTTCCTGCCGAATGGGTGGCTATAGATTGTAGTATAGCCGAGATGACCGATCGGGAGTTAATATTCGTAAGTAAATGTTATGCCACGGAAGGGGGCAAGGTTCAGATCGAGGGCGTAGAGTCAGTTGACCCCCGCCTGAATCCCGAGGTATCCCATTACGAGGTGGTGAATACGACCGACGATAGTAATCCTATCGGTACGGAGTATGATGCTATCCCCGACACATGGAATCGTATAGTATGTGATTTCCCTGATATGACTCAAAGGGAGATAATACCGGTTCTTAAATGCTTTGATACCGGTACCGGGAGAGTACAGATAGAGGGATATAAGATATTTGATTATGAGATGGGTACCAGAAAGGAATGGTATCGCATCAAGCAAAGTACCGATCCTGAGAATCCTGTAGGAGAATTTATCACTAATATAAGCGATGACTGGGTTGAGGTTGTTTGCGACTTCACGGATATGGAGGATCGGGATATTGAGGTAACTGTAGAATGTTATAAGACACCGGCCGGTAAGGTGAAGCTGGAGGTTCTCACGTCATGGGACGGGAATATAGGGGTTAGGGATAAGAGCTATAAAGTCCTGGAGACTACCGATCCGTCACAGCCTGAGGGCGCCAGCTTCATTTCCTTGCCAGACACTTGGATAAGGGCTGTCTGCGATTTCGACGATATGGAAGAACGTGACATTAGATCTTACATTGAATGCTACGATGGAGGTAACGGCCATGTCAAGCTTCGTAGGTTAGTTTCTTATGACTCCAAGATAAAGGCCAGATATACCCGTTTCGAAGTCCTTGAGTCGGATGACGCTGGCTTCGTCCCGGGGACCGACTTAGCTACCCTCCCAGAGAGTTTCTCTTTGGTCCCATGTGATTTTACGGATATGGAGGATAGAAACGTTCAAGTATATCGTGAGTGTTATGCTTTCAAAGGACAGCGTATTGAGGTGGATAAGGTTGTCTCTTATGACGGTGATCTAGGTGATAGGAAGGCCAAGTATATTGTACGTGAGAGCGAGGACGGCGCTATCTTAATAGATCAGGAATATGATGAGATCCCTGTTGGATGGAAGAAATCTCCTTGCGATCTTGAGAACCTTCGTGACAGGCATGTATCTTACTACGATCAGTGTTATGTCACGGAGAACGATAAACGGGTTAAGATCCATAATATTGTTATATATAACTCTTTAGGATATGAGTGGTATCATTTCTATGAGGTTACGCAGTCAGAGGATGATAAATATGAGGTAGGCGATATTAACTCCTCTATGATTGATAAATGGAGTAGGGTTGAGTGTGAGATGCCTGATATGGAGAATCGGTTCTTGGATACGACAGATACCTGCTATGATACAGGAAATGGAACGGTTAAGATAAGGCGTCAGGAGTCTATTGACTATAAGCTTAATGTCCGGGAGTTTGATTATAAGATCGTGGAGTCAACCGATCCTGATCATCCTACCGATACCACCCCTACCCAAGATACGGTTAGTGGCTGGACGGTAATAAGCTGTGACCTTAATATCATGGAGGTAGATGACTGTTATGAGGTTGGTGGTCATAAAATCCATTTAAAGGGATTCAGGACGGTCAATCCGGCGTTACAGGATATTAAGTCCATATTGTATGTCGTATATTCCGACCATCCTGATTATAGTGCTGGTGATGAGCTTAATTCTATTCCAGAGGGGGCTAAGGTCACGATCTGTGATTATGCGGATAAAAGCCAAAGGCATATGGTCCCGGTGCGCGAGTGCTATGAGGTAGCCGATGGCCGGTTCTATGTGGAGGGAAGCAGGTTGGTGGATAACAATATGGTCGTTGAGCGGACGTCGGTAATGGTGCTGGAGTCATCCTCCCAGACCTACCCGGTAGGTACGACACTGACCTCTATTCCTGTTGGCGCTACTATCGTGGCTTGTTTATGTCAAACCTGTTAATTCTCTAGCTATGGTAAAAGTATGTAATGATTATTTTATGATTGACGCTTTAGCCGGAGGTCAGGTCATAAGAAAGAGAAAATATCGTCGTGAGAATACGATGATCGGATATAAGTGGTATGATTATAATGGGGTTGAGGTTATCGACCCCATTGAGATATCACGTCTTGATAGTCTGGCCACCAAACATCAGCGTGTGGATCAGGCTTACGATGACCATGCTGTTTTCATGTCATCAACCAACTACGTTAATAGCGTATCTGGTATACCTATGGACAAACATATGGTTGTAGTCGAATGGAGGCCGGAAAGCGAACAGGGGTTTGTTACGATGGCTCATGAGCAAGGTCTGGAAGGTGATAGCTATTATATCGTTGTCATCAATACAGGTGATAAGCAAGCCACGATCTATACTCCGGTAGACCCGGAGGAGCCAAAAGAAGGCGCTACCCGTGCCGAAGATGACGCCAGCGTCTCTGTTGGAGGATCGTACGTATCTATATCTCCAAGGCAAGTGGAGAGAATAAGAGTCACGTTTAGGGGCGGGAAGTGGTATTATGAGCTGGTGACTAAAACATATCCTAGCAACACCGGTGGTATTAAGATCGGGGATGTCGATTATGTGACTTTCAGGTATTTATGGGATGAGAGTTCGGGAAGGGATTTGGATACGATGACGGAGGCTCTCAACTCGAATGTCCCGACTATCGATAATCTTGGTGTTGGTTATAATGGTCCCGGTAATAATGACGATCATGTAAGAAGTGTACTTAAATGGGGAGGAGACAATACCGGATCAGGCAAGGAATGTGTCTGGATGTCGGTAAAGGATCTTCGTGCTCAATATTACGATATATTACCTGAAGAGACTCAGTTTATAGCCTACTCTACATGGTTTGGATCCAAAGGTACTGGTAAGTGTTCTCTTAAGCTTGTAGGGTATAAGGGCGGTACGATGAGACAGGATGGGTATAACTTTATCAATACCGGAGGATCTGTCGTGTATCAAAACACATATGATTTTATATGCAATACTAGTAAGGGGGCGAGTACATATAAGACTTCTTATCAGAAAGTAGCCCGTATTACTTATAATAAGCTCACCAATGAGGTCTATATGTCTATAGGCGATGCTATAGATCAGGAGGATAATTATGATAAGTTAGAGCGAGAGATCAATAATATAAAGGAAAGACTTAGCGATGTCGAGAGCGAGTTGGCTGTCGTAAGACGTATAGCCGAGGGCAAGAACACGGCGTATATCTTTGATACGGTCGATGCCATGAATGAGTGGCTGGCGGTCCAGGAGAACACGGCTAAGCTCCGTGTGGGGGACAGCTTCTGGATCAGGGAGCAGGATGTGCCTGATTATTGGTGGGATGGAACTCAGGCTTTAGAGCAGGAAGGTCCGAAGGTGGATTTGTCTCCTTATTATACGAAAGATGAGATTAATAATATTGTTGATGATATCAACCAGAAGATAGAGGATAAGAGTACGTCGATCATCTTCGATACCTATATCCAGATGAAGTCTTTTGTGGATGATCCTACCAATGCCGACAAGCTTAAGGAAGGTACCATCTTGTTGATACGAGAGAAAAACGTACCTGATTATTATTACGATGGAGCTGGGATAGTTAAGATGGAGGCTGACTTAGAACAATGTCTTTACGTTACTTTAGCCAATAAGCCTACGGAAAGCACCGTTAGTTATACCCAAGATCGGGAGGTGACTAATTTCGCTCCTGGAGCTATAGCTAGATGGGTTGACGCTGACGGTAATGACGTGTTCTATAAGCTTGTGGAGGTAGTAGGAGGCAAGGCTAAGTGGATTACTCTTATCGATACTAAATACGGTAATGTGACGCTACAGAGCACTTATGACAAGAACTATGAGATCGTGAATATCGTATCTGGATCACGTTTACAAGCTATAAATAGCGATAAGGATGAGATCAAGTTCGTTAATAGCGCTACCGGTAATGTTACTGTCGTGTTTAACGCCACGGTATCAGGAGGAGCCAAGAAACTTACGAGCCTGTTGGCCGTGAACGAGGTGGTCCTTACGCCTGGGGCGGCGGCGTCCTTCACCCGTACCGGTGAGACCTTCACCCTCTCTGATCTTTTTGGTGTCACGATCTTCCCGGATCTGGCTGATTCCAACCGTGAGGGAGAATGGGTGATGAGCGTAGGCGTAACCGGAAAACCGATCCTTATGGAGGTAAAGGAGATGAGGAAGTGGGATGAGAGTATTGTTAGGGAACTTACTATTGATGAGCTTAACGAGAAGTTCCCTAACGTGGATATCGGATTCGCTGTCGTATGCAAGACCATCAACAAAGTATATGAGATGGTTAATGGATATAAGGAATGGGTGTCTTATGATATAACCTCAATTAACTAGTATTATGGCTTTTTTGGCAGGATACGACACGGTAGCGTCCTATGTCACGTTTATAGTGAATGAGGACAGGTTCCCTTGTTATGATGGTAAGGGCGCTGATTATATACCCGATCCGATAATATCAGCGGATGCTTTTAATCGCAGTCTTAGGTTCTCGACAAGAAATCCAGGATTCGTGGACGTTGATTGGGGGGACGGGACAAAGGATCAATATCCTTTAGTTAAGATATCTGATGGTAGTTATAGGATTGTATTCAGGTCTCTTGACATTGAGTATAGGAAGAATCCGGATGATACCGTATGGTGGTATAAGAAAGAGGATGGTTCACAATACATACCGGTCCCCCCACATAAATATAGCGATATCAGGCGTAGAGAGGTTACGATGAGGTTCTCTAACGTAATTGATGGGGAATTTAATATGGATGGTATTGTCCTTCATGAGTTCCCTATAACTAATCTTCCTGATATAACTTATTTTGCTGTGGTTAGATCCGTTTTAAAAAATGGCGATATCCCATATGACAGGATAAGCAAGAGCGTTAATCTTCATAATATACAGATGGGATCTTTTGTTCATTCTGGTGTATGGAGTAATTGGCCAGAAGGTTTTTTGAACATGAAAAACCTGAGGTATTTCGGATGCAATAGCGTTTTTAATTTCGGGGATGATCCTGATTCTAATTGGAGAAGGTTCTCTGAATGGAAGAATCTTACCGAGTTTAATTTCAATTGGTGTAACATCCCTTCTTATGATCCGGCTTTTAATTCTATTCCGGCTGTGGGTATAAATATTATAAGCGATAGGAATAATATACCTGTATTTGATGAGGTGGATAAGGTAGGGGATGATAAGGCAGGCGTTGATTTTATGGGTAATGGTAGCTCATGGGAACAAGATCTGGTAGGAGGGAAGTTGAACAAGATTCAGCGGGCATATTGTTCTTCAAGTACGGTGCCGGTAGACGATCTTCCGGATTACTTGTATGAGATAAGGGAATTTAGGGTATGGAATTTGCGTGATGGTGGTAGATTTATAAATACGCAGGAGAGGGCTGATACGTTCGTTAACACGTTTTATGATAAGATGATGTCGTGGAGTTATATAACGATGTCACAGACGGCTTCTGACGGTAATAGGAATCAGTTTTATAAACTCACCTTAGATTTATATACTTCCGCAGCTCCTACCAACAAGAGACCATCTGGCGTTTATCAAGCCCCTGAGGGGTTTGATAAGGGTGTTAGCAACGGTAATCCTACGACGCCTATGGAGAAGGTGTATGTGCTTACCAATAACTACGGGCAGACGTGGATCTTGGCACCTGCCCCGGCTTCCAAGGACGCCCTTACGAGGGCAAGGCGGGCTGGGAAGGCTAGGATCACCCCTTTCGTCCTTGGCGTAAAGGACGGCCATGTATCCGTGTTCGGCGGAGACGTGTTAGATGAAAGCATGTCCAAGTACAGTTTTGCCGATAAATACGAGGCTATAGATATATGTAGTAATCTAGGGCTTGATAGTTCACCTGTTGTCGAGTATTTTAGAAGAATAGAGGAGGGAGAGGTATGAAGTTGATATGTAAGGATACGAATAAAGGGTCTATAACCTTTTTTACTAAAGGCAAATATGCTTTTAGGGGCGTTAACAGGAATGATACTACTGATGACGTGCCTGATCCTATATTGGATGGTAATAATTACAATGAGAGTATACAGTTTTATTCCAAGACCCCAGGAATGTGTGAGGTCGATTGGGGTGACGGGAATAAAGAGCAATTTCCTTTCGTGAAGGATAGGAGCGAATCCATATACGGGCGATATAGGTTGATGTTCAGGAGAAGGGATATAAGTTATCGTAAGAATCCAGACAGTCATCCATGGTGGTTTTACAAAGAGGATGGGAGTGAGTATGTTCCCGCCCCCAATCATGCTTATGATGATGGCATGGATAAGGAGCGTGTGATATCCATGTCTTTTACCAATGATGTTACGATGATGGAATCCTATAGGATTATGATGGTAGGTTTCCCTATACTTGATATGCCTAGCCTTATCAATATAATTATAAGTATTCCTGGGGATCGTACCATAACAGATATACCAAAGGATAGGATAATGAGATCGGTAAATATAGAGCGTATAACATTAAGTGAGTTTGGTGTGGATACGTTGACGTCCATCCCGGAGGATTGGAATAGACTAACTAAATTGAAAGGTCTGAATTTGTCCAAGTCTATTGACTTTAGTGATACCGAAGCTTCCAATATAAGGAAATTCCCTTCCATGTGGCCTAATTTGGAGATGTTGCATTTAGCTGGTGGAAGGGTTAGGGTATATCCAAGGGAATGGCTGTCTTTTAGCAAGCTAAGAGAATTATATATATCCCCGGGAGTGGCTATGCCATCGTTTGATCCTAATACATGCCCGGCTATGGATGAGGTGGATAGGATAAATTCTAGTTTAAAAATTTTCAGTCATATAAACGGATGGTATGGATCCGTTGTAAGTTGGCATCCGTATATGAGTGGTAAGGGGTTGGAAAACATTGAGAGTCTCGACGCTTCACGTAGTTATAGTAATATAGATGTAAGTAATCTACCGGATTATATATATGAGATGAGGTCTATGAATAGCTTTTATATGTATTTCTGCGTGTCAACCCAAAGTCGATGTGATACGTTTATATCAACATTATATGATAAGGTAATGGGATTTAATTATCTCACTATGTCCTCCTATGCTTCTGATGGCGAAAGGAATCAGTTTTATGGATTGTATTTAACTATGTATTCGGCTTCCAGTCCTGTTGATAAAAGACCTAGTGGCGTATTACAGGCACCTTCTGGTTTTATAAAGGGTCAGTCTAATGGCTCTCCGTCGACTCCTATGGAGATGGTTTATGTGCTTATGAATAATTATAGATGGAGGTTTAGTATGGCGCCAGAGGCTTCGGTGTTAAGGTCAATACGATCTTCTGATATTGACACGAGGTTGTATAAGCCATATAAGCTTATCGTATTTGACGATGGGCGTACCTTTGTAGGCAATGGAGATGTTTTAGCTCATGATACGGATAAGGTATTATCGTTTGGGGGTCAACCAGAAGGGGAGTATTTATGTGATTCTATGGGATTGGACAGGAATGTTATTGTAGAATATTTTAACAAGATAGGTAATGGCTAAGACATTATATAAATACGAGGCATCATCCAACAAGTTCGTGTGGTTCACTACATGGGACAGGGCACTTAGAAATTATTATACCGATGATTATAATTATGTACCTGAACCTGTCGTTAATAATCCTTTTAATACGTTTGTTGAGTTTAGATCCAGAAAGCCCGGTATGGCTAATGTGGATTGGGGGGATGGAATAAAGGAACAGTTTCCTATGACCAAGGTACAAGGGCAGAATAATTATCGTATCATATTCCGTTCTTTGGCAATACAACACAAGAAAAATCCCAATACTACGTGGTGGTTCAGGAAGGAGGATGGATCGCAATACGTACCTATAGATAATCATGCTTACGCTGATGGGAGGAGGGACGTGCAACGGGCTGTGTCGATAGATTTTACTTGTGATATTTATTATGCCGATATCCGAATTTGCAAGATGACATCTTTCCCGATTGTGGATATGCCAGGACTTGAGTTTTTGTTCGTATCCTATACGCTGTATGTTAATGACGGTATACCTGTAGACAAGTTGTCAAGATCCAAAAAGTTAATTTATATCGATCTTCGAAATGTAGGGCAAAGAATGACCGTAATTCCTGAGGCTATAACCAGTAAGACAGAGGTGTATTATTTAAGTATGTTTAATATGCTTGATCTTAGGGATATAGAATCTAGCGGGATAAGGAATATAAAGAATATGAAAAATCTCCAAACCCTCAACTTATCTTCATGTTATTTGGATAGGTATATAAAGGAGTTTAATGATCTTCCTAAATTAACTTCGTTGAATATAAATTCTGGCCCTCCTGATATGTGGAATTATTTTGATATAAACACCCTTCCTTCTTTCGAGGTAGATAAGATAAATCCTAACATTACTGGTTTTGCTTTTTTAGATGACTGGGTGAATGGAGAAAGGAGGACGGGTTGGAATGATGATAATATGTCGGGTAGAGGATTGGATCATCTTACAGGTTTTACCGCCAATCATAGCAATAGTCTTAGAATGGATAAGCTTCCGGATTATATTTATGAGATGAGGGCTATTACATGGTTTAACGTGAATGCATCCACTCATAGCCAAAAAAGATCAGATGATTTCGTGAACTCTTTCTACGACCTTGTTGTAGGATGGGATCAGATTACTATGACATCCGTGGCTAAGGATGGGAAGAGGAACCAGTTCTATAGTCTTTCGGTAAGCATGTATGATGCTATTTATCCAACCGAAAACCAGCGTCCTTCCGGCACGGAGCAGGCCCCAGAGGGATTCGTGAAAGGCTCGTCCAACGGGTCTCCCGCTACACCTATGGAGAAGATATATGTGCTAAAAAATAACTACGCCCAGAGATGGACGATTAAACCAGAATAATATTATGAATATCAATATTTTAAAACTAAATTGGGGGGGGGTAAAATCCTATTTGCCTTATGATGAGAAGAAGGATGTTACCCAAAAGGAAGGTAATAGAGGTATTCGAGGAATTATCTCCTCAGGATAATGGATATTGGACGGTTCCTGATGGGGTCTATGAGGTTGAGTTCGCGTTGGTCGCCGGAGGTCTTAATGGAGAATATTCCGATATATATAATGCCGGGAGTGGAGGTAACGGAGGTGGTGTACTGACTGGGACTATATCCGTAAATCCAGGTGTTACATATAGGGTGGTTGTAGGAGATATAGGTGGTGATAGTATATTCGGTATATATCAGGCTATTGCCGGTAAAGGTGGAAGAGGCGGATATGGAGTTAAAGAGGATGGTAATGATCCTTCCCCGGGAAATCCAGGGCAAGATGGATCATATGTTTTTAATAACAAATATCCTGACCGATACCCTTATCCTATGGGCGCTGGTGGTGGATCGGGAGCTTATACAAGAGGATGGGATAAAGGCTTTTTATCCGGAGGTAAAGGTGGCAATCACGGAGGAGGTGATGGGGCTGGAGCTGAGGATACTGAGGGCGTTATTAATGGCGAAAATGGAGGTAATGCCACTTATTATGGTGGTGGTGGAGGAGGAGCCTCTAAAGCTTCTAATAGTGGGGCTACGAGCGGTCGAGGAGGATCAGGTTATCGTGGTATTATTATTTTACATTATTTTAAAAATGGATAACATGAATAGAAATGATATTATAAAAGAACTAGGTTCGTATTTTGATATAGTGGAATTGGTATGTCCTCATACATATAATAAGTGGAAGGACAGATCGTGGCAGTTTCTTGATACAGCGTTTCTCCATAATCTTCTTATATTACGGAGGGATATAATCAAACAGCCTATGTATTGTAATAATTGGGACAAGCAGGGGCAGTTTTCCCAACGTGGTCTTAGATGCAACATCTGTCAGATAGTTAAGGATAAGAAAGATGTTTATCTATCCGCTCATGTGTTGGGTAAGGCTGGTGATTTTGATATCAAGTCGATGACGGCGGAACAAGCCAGAGGTTTGATTTTGGATCATCAAGATATGTTACCATATCCTTTCCGGCTTGAAGGGAAGGTGGGTTGGTTGCATTTTGATAGTCTTGACACGAGGAACGGTATACATGCCGTGGTGTTTTAGGTACTTAATGGTATAGTAGTTAACTTTGCGAGTAGGGTATAAAATGAAAGACAAAGACATGATAGAGCGAGTGGGGGCTTTGTGGAATATTGCGCTTGCGTATGGTGCCTCTTGTTGGGCTTATTTCCAGCCAGTACACCATTTATTGACCGTATTACTTATAGTATTAATAGCGAATTTCTTGGCTAGGTTAGCGCAAAGCGTAAGGGGCTGGAAGCTCCGACGAAGTCGTAGAAGACGGTTTAGTTTTAAGAGATGGTTTAGGGAGGTTAGGTTTACTGATATTCTTAAGGAGTTCGCTTTGTCTTGTTTTATAGTAATGACATTATGTGTTATATATAAGACGCTATACCCGATCGAGGAGGAGGCTAGTATGATACTTACCGTAACCAAATATGGTGTGTATATAGCCCTTGTGGGATATGTCATGCTTTTCTTGAATACCATAGGGGATACTTTCGCTGACGCTTATTTGGTTAAGGTATTCAAGGCCGTGTTTAAGAGGATAAACGTATTCAAGATGTTTAGTTTTTCCAAGAACATACCTGACGAGACGTTTGACGATATAAAGAAGATCGCTGATGATGAGGTTAAGGATAAGTCTTAAGGCTGTTTTTTGTTTAGGTCTGTCGCTGTCCCTGTCCTCTTGCGGAAGCAGGAGGCAGGTTAGTGACACATCTATAGATAATCGGTTGATCAGCAGGATAGAGACGATGATAGATGAGGTCATGGATCGTAAGATTGTAGAGATCAAGACATCTGATCTTAATGCCGATATTGTTATAACGGAGAGGAAGTTCGATACGGACAAGGATGTTGATCCTGCCACGGGGGAACGGCCGGTGTCCTCGCAGACAGATACCCATATCGTCATTGGCCGGCGGGACAGCACGGTGACGGCTGATTCTCTTGGCATTGATAAGACGATCACCGGTATTGAGGATATTGATAAGAAGACAGACATCGAACATAAGGATGTAGATGATAAGAAAGAATCAAGATGGCCAATAGCTATCACATCAATTAGTGTGTTGTTGATATTATTGGTTTTAATATATTTGCTAAAGAAGATGAAGGTTTTATGAGACGAAGAATGATTAAATGTACTAGGGGGGGGGTGATTGACGATCACACTAGGTTCTTAATGAGATTCAATGGTAATTTTAAGGTAGAGGGGAATCCTATTCCCTCTGGCAATCTCTTTATAGCCAATAATGGCAATCTTATCACCGATGGCTCAATACAATGTGTCCAATATAACAAAACGGATCCTTTTCTTTATACTATCATAAACACCAAAGAATCGTTATTGCCTGAGCTGTTTTATGACGGTCATCCATTTACTATAGACTTTTGGTATAAGTCAACCAATCTTGTTACAAGTTGTTTGGTTGAGCATGAATATCCTAATGGTATTTTTTATTTTGGTGTAGTTTTAACAGGTACTGGTTTTTATTTTTTATTTCAAGCTCAACAAGCTGGTTGGCATGTTGATAGAGTTGAGGCAAACAAATGGTATCATATAGCTATAGTCAGAAGCAGTAATGAATATGACATATTAAGATGTTTTGTTAATGGTATACTTATTATTAATACGAAAACCAATAATACGCTTTCCCTTAGGTCTTATAACCTAGGTATTAATACACGAGGTGATGGTATGGATAACGGAAATTTTATGATGGACGATTTCAGGATAAGTGATATAGCTAGATGGGAGTCAGATTTTGAACCTCCAAAAAGAAAGGGATTATGATCTACCATAATCCCTTGCCATTCATCCTTACCCACGTACCAACCAAAACCAAAATGAGGTCAGTCCCGGATTCAAACCGGGGTATATGGTTTTGCAGACCACCGACTAAACCACTCATCCAACCAACCGTATCGCGAATATATAATTTTGTCTTTGACCAAACAACCTCTTTGACCAGATTTTTACTCAACTAGAAACTGCCTTGAAGAAAACCCCTTATCTAGTAAATACCAGGTGAGGCAATATCTCTTTGAGGTCTATCTTTGTTGACACCAAAGGGAATGTGGCGGCCCCGTGAGGCAGGGCAGGAGGTATCCTTACACGGCAGGCCAGGAGCGGAGCGACTCGTAGCCCACCTCCCTTTTCTCCTTGGCATTTCACGCTTTAGCGCAGAAAAGAAGTAAGCATATCAATGCATTAACGTCTGATGTAGGTAGTAGCTTGTCGATCAAAGATCCATCAATAACATAAGTAGATGTCAAAAATACACCAAACTAAATCATTGATATACATTATTATTAAGATCTTAGATTTTTAATCTACTACAGATTATTGAGTTAATGTAATTAAGTTATATACTTTAGATAATAACAAAGCGTTAGCTAACTCTTTTTAATCAATCAACTTATGATATAAACAAAGAAAATCTTTATAATGAGATTCCCTTCTTAAGGGGGCGAAAGTTTCTTATATCACATGTCACAAAATAGACAACTGTGTTTATAAAAGAAGGTGGATAAATAAATTCATCTCTTTTCTTAACTATCCCTACGATAGTCTCCCTACGCAATGTCCAAGTTGGATTTCGACCATAGCGATCGCCGTAAAAAGCCGTGATCATAAACAAAAAAAATGAGTACTTTCACAAGCACTCATTTTGAAACGACAAAGTTTTTAGTATCTTTGTACTATACTAAAATTTAACATATGGCAAATTTAACATTAATATTCGACCAATTTGTATCTTTCTCAGAAAAAAAGAGGGTGTCAGAAGAAAATAGAGCCTTGAGGAGGGATTCCGGCAAGGTCATCCTACCTTATTTGTTTAATGACAATGCTAATCCTTGTTGCGACAACCCTAGGATAAAGCGTCAATCATCATCCAAGTCAGAGATACTGGAGAAGCCGATATCGGAGACACTGATAGGCATTCTTATCATATGCCTTGACCCTATAAGGTTTAGGACGCTGGGGATCCAATACAACATCAAGTGGTTCTATTACTTTGTGAATGAAATAGTTAATTACTATATCAAGCATCATCGTCTTGGTGGTGATAATCTCGCTTATCAGATAAAGTTAGTTAGGTGGCTTTTGATCAGTTATGTTAACGTGGCTGTTGTCCACGGTTATTATGCTATGGTGAGGAAGGTGAAGAAAGAGCATCCTGACCTTTTTGTACATAGTAACAAGGCGAGGTATTATTATTGGGACAATTGCCCTCCTAAGCATCGCAAGCTAGAGGATGAGCGAAACATGAACAATCCTACTTATAAGGCTCATGAGTGCAATAGGAAGCGCGCAGAGGATATCAAGCGTGTTGTTTATGACTCCATGGATTCGATCAGGAAACGTGACCTTAAGGATTTTGTGTCCTCCAAGAACAACGGGGTGAGCATTTCTTTTAAGGAAAAGGTTCAGAACAAGGTCAGGAAGAAGGGCTTTGGTAATGTTAGTATCAAGACCATAGAGAGGGCTATAAAGAGCTATTTAGATGAGCGTGGTGTCACTTTCTCTGAGTTCGTCGATGGGGTGAGGAAGTTGGATAGGAAGATAAAGGAAGTCAAGTCCGCTTTTGGCAAGGTTAAAAGGATTAAGATCTTTGGCGTCAAGGCTTATGATTATGTGTCTGGAGATGAGATAGTTGATGAGTTTGGTATGGCCGCGTTGTCTGATGATGTGTGGATTCCTGATAATAGCACCCCGTTCCTTGACGGTTATGTCTGTTCTTCTGAGCCGCTTAGTGATTGTTTGTGTTTTAACTAAAATATTTTTGCCATGAAAATAGTCAGGTCCGGTGATTTTAAGATTATGTTTAATGAAAAGAACAGGCTGTTTAACGCCTCTATGCTTTTCGACCAGCTTGATGGTGGCGAGGACGCCTTGAGGGACTTGCTGGGTTCAAGAAAAGATCTTAGGTGTCTTATAACCAAAAGATCCTTTTGGATCGATATGCCGGCTATCGCCTTGTTTTTGGGCGATTATGACGGGGATGATATCAAGAGGCTTGTTTTTGATTGCGCTTCATGCTACATTTCTCATTCAATAGCGGCTTTTTTGGATGAGGATTTGGAGCCATTTTTTGTTTTTCGTGATAATCGCGATGAGCTTCTTCATGATTATGGGGAAGATGGTGATGATACAGGCGAGGCCGTGTCTAGCATTGTTGATTTATCCACCCGTTTCGTAAACACCGTTTTGTTTAGCAATCCTAACTCCCCTGTGTTTAGGTTTATCATTGACACGATGACAATAAACATAGGGAGATGCGTTGGTCTGATGAGGTCATTGATTTTTATGTTTGACCGCGGGTTTATAAAAACCATGGACGATCTTGATGACATCTTTGGGGTTGGATAGATTTCATTTTTGACATGACATGTGCTATCTTTGCGAAAAAGATATTAACATGAACCAGATAAATATCATACCGAAGATAATCCATGATAAGTTCGCCGCTAGGATTATTATGGATGATTACGATATAGAGAAACCTATCGTAATTACTGTCGTGGCTAGACGTAACGATGGTGAGTATAATACCCAGATATTGACATACCCGACATCTGGCGTTGATTATGAGGATAATGTAAGGATGGTGTTTTTTGATGTCGCTAGGTCTCATGTTTGTCAGATAACATCGGTGTTTATCAACGGTCATGAGGTCAAAACATATTATACCGATGTCCCGGATCTTGATATGCAAGCTCGTTATGACGATAGCTTATGCCGGTACGATAAGAAGGTTAATATGAATGATATTCGGCTGTCATTTCAGGTGCTAGAGACACGTGATCCCAAAGTGCTTCAGGTATTGGATGAGTCTGAGTGGGGGCTACTAGAGGACAGGAAGGCGATTATCGAGATCACTACGCCGGGCATGTCCGACCCCGTTACGTTGTTCCTTGGCAAGAATCAGGTCAATACCTTTACTAGCCTAACACTAGGCCTTAATTGCTTTAATTACGATGATTGTAATGTCAAGTACCTTGATCTACCTGATGGTATATATGATATCAAGATCATAGGTAGCCCTTCTACTTACAACTTCAGTCGCAAGTATCTTAAGACGGATCTTATACGCAGACGTCTTGATCGGCTATGGATTAAGACTGATGTCCTATGCGAGGACAAGGATAAGGATCTTATAAATAAGATACAGGAGATGGAAACACTTATGGTCGTGGCTGAGGCTAACGTCAGGCTGGATAATATAGAGGCGGCTCATGAGATCATTGATCGTGTAGGAGAGCTTCTTGAGATGGCTACTAATTGCGTGGATTGTTGAATTTTAAAGATATAATTATGGGTTGTAATACTTGTAAGGAAAAGGCGTTAAAGGCCGAGAGAGAAAGGATTGAGAGAAGTATGATGAATCGTCCTTCTTCTACCGTTGTTAGCGATAGGGAATATGCTTCTAGAAGCACCGCCGGTTGTATGGTCATGCTCGATCCGTTGAAGACAATGGAGCGTGACGTGGTGAGCATATACAAACAGACCCGTACCATAGGTGACGTGGGTATCGTCTATCTCAACATGCAGAAGAAGATCCGTGAATGGATCAAGAACCTGCCATATGGATGCCCGCCTGATGAGGAGGTACAGGAAATGAGAAAGGAGATACTCGATGGGCGCGCAAAGTATATCAAGCCTTGATAGATCAGATCTATGTAGGGTCGTAGACGAATGGTTATCTTGTCAGTGGAGTAGATATATGAGATATCATAGGTATAGGATCGGGGACAAGCCCGATGTATCTTATTGGGGCAAGATAATTCGTCTGCAAAGGTCATTATGCGATAATGATTGCGGGTTATGCCCGGATGAGATAAGATCGTTAAAGGAACGTGTTAATAAGTTGCTGGTATGAAAAAATACAGTTGTTCACATATAACCCCGTCCGCTTGCGTGCCCTACGAGGGTGATCTTCCGGAGTGGTCAAAGTATAAGGACTCTGATGAGTGCGTTATGATCTCTGATGTGATAGAGGAGATATATGACGAGCTTACCCGTATCAGGGAGGCTATAGATGTTCGGGATCTTGGTGAGTCTTGCGTGAAGGTAAGTGGCGATAAGACTGTGGCTAAGGTGCTTTATGCGCTGGAAGATAAGATTTGTAATGGATGATAAGCCAATGGAGAAAAATCGACATTGGTGATAATCAACGGTATGGATATTTATTTATGAGGTGCTATTAGATATTGAGTATCTGTTAATCAAGTATCCAATTTGTAAGGGGTCTTCTAAACAAGTAGGTTAGATAGATACTCTTGTAAGTTGTAAAGTATCTTTATGCGTTGGATATAAAAAATAGCCAATTGATTTGTCATAGACGATTCAATTGGCTATTTTTGTATATCCATCATATCTCACGATATAATGGATATAGGTTATTTATTATGAGTGCAAATATAATTATTTCCAATGATTCTACGAAGGCTAGTAGTGGAATTTTGGCGTCCAGATCCAACGAAAAAGGATTATCTACAATATTTAGCTACAATGGTAGTGATATAACTTTCAAAACAGAGAACGGTATTACTTATGTGAATGCTACCGAAATGGCGAAGCCGTTTAAAAAGAGACCAAATGATTATTTATCGTTATCTTCTGTAAATGAGTTAATTAATGCCATTACCAGAAAATATGGTAATGCTGATTTTCAGCCTGTTACGATTATCAGGGGTACGGTTAATCCTGGCACATGGATGTGTGAGGATCTGGCTTTAGATTTCGCTCAGTGGCTTAGCGTTGATTTCAGGTTATGGTGCTTGGACAGGATTAAAGAGCTTCTCACTACAGGCAAATGCGTGATTCCTGATTTTAATGATCCTCCCGCCGCTGCTGAGGCTTGGGCTAAGGAATATCGTGGCAGGGTTGCCGCCGAGAAGCTGGCGTTAGAGGAGAAGGCTAAAGCTGAGGAGGTGGCTAAGGTTCTTGAATCGAAGAGAGAGGATATAGAGTTTTCCGAGTCATTTATCATGTCTGGAGAGTCAGATTTGCTGATAAGGGATTTGGCCAAGAAACTTGAGCAGAATGATATAATCATAAGTGATAGATGTCTACGTGATTTTCTTGTTAAGATAAAGATAATAGTCAAAAGGGTTAAGGTTAATGGAGATTGGGAGATTACGGCTAATGCTGTAAGGAAAGAGTTTGCTCATTATCGTGATAAGAATATATGCACCGAATCTGGTAAGGTTATATATGCTAGGACTATTTACATAACAGGCAAGGGATATAAATACATATTGTCATCTATAAATGGTAGCAAGAAAAGTGATTTCATATTGTGTGGAGGTATGTTTAGGGACTATGGGGTGTTCGCCGGATCGGAGTCGTTTAATCACTGGGATAATTAATTCCATTTTTGCCCAAAAATTGATAATCAGGTAACTGCGTATTTGCATTTACGGTTATGTGTCTCATATCGGTAAAATATTTATCTTTGTGACAAAGTGAATTACGATGATATATGGAAATAAAGAAATAGTACGGACGTTCACCAGAAACAACCCACCTGCCGGGTACGTGGGCGGCTCTGTTGACTACCGGGTCCCGGCCGATGTTTATTTTGGCGATACGCAGGAGGAGGCTGATAGTAAGGCTGAGGATGATGTCAATGCCAACGGTCAGGATTACGCCAACACATATGCCGACATAATACCGGCTGTATGGTATAATGATCAGGTATGCGATGAGTTTATTAAGAACAATTGCGTAAGCGGTAAGGGATCTAAGGAACAGGTATGTATAGAGGAAGGCAGGTTTGTCTCTTACGTATCCAAGAAAGACGCCAATGATAAGGCTATGGTAGAGCTTGAAAGGATCGGGCAGGGGGAGGCCAACGCTGTCGGGTCTTGCTGCGAGGACTGGGCCTCACAACCTTTTCGTGGCGTTTTCTACAAGAACGATTGTGAGGCTGGGACATCAGGCAAAGAAGGTATTGTGTATGAATTGCCAGCCGGAGCCGTCATATCCGATATATCCCAGATTGATGCTGATACGTTAGCTTATAGGAAGTTCATGAAAGAAGGTCAGGAGAAGGCTAACGCCGAGGGTAGTTGTTCACCTGTATTCTATAATACGAAGATCGGTGATTGGTTTGAAAAGGTATGTCCGTTCGGATATAAGTCCGGTAAAGTATATTACTCTATCAAAGCCAACAGGTTTAGGTCATGGATATCAGTAGAGGATGCCAACGCCAAAGCTCGTGAGGTTTTGATGGTAGAGGGGCAGGAGTACGCTGATCTTAATCTTGAGTGCGAGAAATGGATTGAGAATATTGATCAAGAGGATCAATGTTATTGGTGATGATGCGCGTTTAGTTTTCCATAATAGTTGATTTAGTGTTTGGAGGGGATTGTATATCTCCTCCATTTTTTTGTATATATATCAATGGTGATAAGTTTATATACTGCAATACAGTTGTTTGTATGTTGAATATGTTTTATATTTGCATACCTATCTATTCATCTCGAACCGATAGGTATTATGTTTAATTTAAAATATTGTTCAAAGTTATGAAAAGTCGGGTTGAAATCAAATCTTCTGATAGGAGATTGATGGGCGTTGTTATACCTGCGCTCAGTGATAATGGTTTTGTTAACATCACTTTAGCTATGAAGGTCTTGTCTGATGATAGGCTTAAAAAGGGTTTATCCCCTAAGAAGCTTAATGATATTATTAAGTATGATGGCTTTCAGGAGAAATGTAGGGAAATAATTAGTAGACTGGAAAACAGGGATTTATGTAAGCGGATAAATATCAGCCTACAAAACAAGACCCTAAATCTTAGTGATTTAAACAAAATGGGATTGGCGTGCAGAAAGGGAAAGGGGGATGGACAGATGTGGTATATGAACCCATACCTTTTCCTTGTGGTGGCTATGGAAATGAGTCCTGAGGTTTGCGCCGATGTCGTAATGTGGTTTGTTGATAATATCGTAGGGGTAAGAAATGCAGCTGGTGACGCTTATATAGAGATGTGCAGCAGTGTATCTTCGCTTATAAGCGATAAGAGCAATTTAAAGGAATCGCTATCAAGAATTGCTAAGGGTATAAATTTTGTTGTTTTTGGCGTACATGAGGAAGGGATAAGAAATAGGGCTTCCTTCGAGGAGTTGGATATGATAGTATCAATAGAAAGAAATATATCTTATGCTATTAAGGCTGGATATATAAAAGACTATGATGGCGTTATAAACGATTTGGGAAGGCAGTGGAAAGACAGATGGGGTAATCCTGTTCTTAAATTGAAGTCCTGATCTTATCTTGTTGTTATGGTTTATGGGTATAGGGGATGCGAATGACGTATCCCTTATATTGTTTAATAACGTATGTTGTCTTGTTTCCAAACCAAATAAGTATCTTTGCTAAAAACATTAATATTATTAATATGTGTAATACAGGTGGTTGTTGTCATGATCATTCACGGGAACGTCCCGAAGAGTGTTGTCATGGCGTTAAGATAGATAGGTTTCTTAACAAATGCCCTGAGGATCCTTGTGATCCTTGCGATAGGGATTGTCAGGACGAGCCTTGTGTTGGCTATGGATGTCCTATAGTTTTATATGATAAATGCGTCTTATACTCAGGTGATGAGTTGGTGGTGGACGGTATAGAGAAAGGCACTGATATCTCTGTCGTTGTAGACTCATTGAGGCGTATTATAGCGTCTAGGGATAAGCAGATAGATTTATACCATTGCGAGGTTCTGGATTTGAAGAAGATTATAAACGAGCTTGTCAACGCCGGTAATGGCGGTGGCGATAGCGGAACTGAAGAGGAGGTATGGTAACAATGAATGGTTGTAACAAGAAACAATACAGGCCTACTGTAGACGATACGAAAGTACCGTGCTCTACGTACATGAGCACCGACTGTGTTTATCCAGGAGACAAGGTACGTGTGGAGTCATTGGGATTATCTCCCAGCTGCGATATGTCTGATGTCCTTAACGCTATGATAAAGGCTATACGGGACAGGGATGCTGAGATACTTGAATTAAGGAGAATGATTAATAAATTGATTTGATATGAGGAATAACTGTAATCCATGTAAGCCGGAATATAGACCGGGGAATGAATGTAGTATCTACAGTTCCCAGATCATATATGATGGTCAGTCTTTTCCTGAGGCAGATATCAGGAACGGAGATGGCATGAATAGCGTAATCGAGTCTCTGGTAAGGAAGCTGGTTGCCGTATCTGGAGCAACGGCGTCCATCCAAAGGGATTCGTTTAAGGGAGTGCAGGCCGTAAGGTTAAGATACGAGCCTCTGAATGTTCTTAGCGTGACCTACTGCGGTACTATCGTACCTAACGACGGGTATGTCGTTTCTGGTAGATCCATTAAGTTCAAGAAAAGGTATTGCATGGGCGATGAGTTCGCTGATGTTAATATCGTATATACTACATTGAATAGTAATATTTTAAATACTTCATGCTATGGCTAAGAGAGTGTATGATACGGTCTTGGCTTCCGAGTGTGACGGTTGGGTATGTGGTGAGACACTTAAGAAAGGGTCTGTCCCAGCAGACAGGTTGGAGCTTGATTCTTTTTCAGAGGCCGTCAGGGAGCTTATAGAGCGTTTTTTCGAGGAGGGATGGTTGCCGGACATGATCTGCGATCTTGGTTGTGGTGGCGCCAGCGTGTTTGAGATTAAGCCTACTAACTTCGAGTATCCTCCTGAGGGCGGTGAGCAGATTCTGGAGATTATCGTAGGCAAGAGTGATAAATGGACTATAACTCAAGCGGAATGATATGAATAATTTAAAAGATATTCTTGCTAAGATCGAGCAAGGCTCCTCATGGGTGTCCTACGACAAGATTTCCGGTACCGGCCCTGATAAGGTGGCTATTAAAGTAGAGCCGGGATGGATGGGTAGGTTGCCTAGGGAGACTTACGTAGCGGTCGAGAAAGGCAAGGTAACGAAACTCGCTACCATAACCCAGAAGGGTATTGAGCGGGTGAGCGTAGATCCGGCCAATATCATGTTTGACATGGATGGCGGGACGGCGGTCATCAACGCCAAGCTCAACTCCGCCTCGGTCAAGGCCTCCTGCCTTACCCTTGGTGGTTCGGTAAGTAAATGCTATATGGTGTCTATGAACGTCAACGGGTTATCCGTTAAGATACCTGACGAGGATAGCAGATACGTGGTGTACGCCGATCCTGAGGATCCGGGAGCCACTGATCTGTATGACGCTAGCTTCGTTATAGCCATGCCTAAGAACATGGATAACGAGGAGCATCATGAGATGTTTGTCTTGAATGGCAAGGTTGTTAATATCAATCAACAGCCTAATGATATACCTTATATTATACTTGATCATGACTTTGATAACGTGACTAGTGAGAACGGTCAGGTCGTTATCGATATCAAGTCCAATACCGAGTATGATATTGAACTGGTATGTTGCACTTGCGGCGATGGCAGCGAGGAACCGGAGCCGGAACCACCCTTTAACGTGGATCCGCAAAAGTTGACGCTTAATAAGGATGGTGATACTCAAATCGTGAGGGTAGAGGCCGGAGATAATGTTTCATGGAGAATAGAGGAGGATTGACATGGCAAGGGAAGTAGATAAGAATTGCGTTGAGGGTAATTGCTTTGCCATTAACGACAAGAGCCATGGGGTAGGCGATAATAAGCTTAACATCGTATACAAGGCTAATTACACCGGTCAGATCTGTACGGCTAAGTTCCGTATAACGTCAAAGGACGGTAGTGTTGTTAAGGAGTATATGATAGCCCAAGATGCCAAGCCCGTTTATTATAATATCAAGATGGTTCAGCCGTTTACCAAGGATGACTGTCTAGCCAACCAGCACGGTTCGGTTGTCTTGTATGTGGTTGAGGAACGGACGTACAAGTCGTTTATCTCACAGGAGGACGCTGACGCTAAGGCTATGGAGGATATAGCTCTTAACGGACAGAAGTACGCTAATGAGCATGGTGAGTGTATAACTGACATCTGGTATAACGAGGAGCAAAGGAAAACCTTTATCCGTAACAATTGTGATAAGTTTAGTGACGGTCAGGAATATGTTTACATCGTTCCTGAGGGTAAGTACGTGTCTTCTATCTCTCAAGAGGACGCCGACAGGAAGGCTCTTGAGGATATTGAAAAGAATGGTCAACAACAAGCTAATCTGGAAGGTGAGTGTAAGCCTAAGGAGAATATCTATTATGGTAAGTTTAGCAAGACCTTTACCCGTAACAATTGCGACTCCACTCAATACGGAACGGAGGTTGTTGTTAACGAGACTATGGTAGAAGGCGACTTCAGGTCTATCGTCTCTCAGGAGGAGGCTAATAAGTTAGCCCAAGCCGCTGTAGAGGCTCAGGGTCAGGATATAGCTAATATCAAGGGTAATTGTGAGAAGATACCGGTATTTACCGGATCGTATTCTAAGGTATTCCGGAGAACTAATTGTCCTGAAGGTTCTACGCCTGTTGACTTTACCGTGGATGAGAAGATGTGTACCGGCTATCCGTTCACTTCTACAGTATCACAGGATGCCGCCAATAAGCTGGCGCAGGACGCTGTTGAGGCGCAAGGTCAGGCTATCACCAATGAGCGTGGCGATTGTCAGACTAACGTCTACTATAACGTTAGGATGGAGAAGACAGTCACGAGAAATAATTGTGATGAGTTCCATATCGGTCAACCTTATACTTATGTTGTAGCCGCCGGTAAGTACTTCTCTATTATCTCGCAGGAGGACGCCGACAATAAGGCCAAGGCCGATCTTGAGGCTAACGCCCAACAACAGGCTAACCTTGAAGGTGAGTGTAAGGAGAAGACCGTATATCATGGTAAATACAGTAAGGAATTTACCCGTAACAATTGTGACGAGGCCCAGTATGGTACTAAGGTTGTTGTAGACGAGACTATGGTGACAGGAGACTTTAGATCTACCGTATCTCAGGAGGACGCTAATAACAAGGCTAAGGCCGCTGTTGAGGCTCAAGGCCAGGATGTGGCTAACGTGAAAGGTAAGTGTGAGAAGGTTCCTGTATATACCGGTACTTATACACGTACGTTTACCCGTAACAATTGTGGTACTGGTGCTGGTGGCACTTATACGGTAAACGATAGGATGGTTGATGGTTATCCATTTACTTCCACCGTGTCTCAAGAGGATGCCAACAGCAAGGCTAAGGCTGCCGTTGACGCCCAAGGACAGGCTCTCGCCAATATCCATGCCCTTTGCACATTCACCGGTCGCGCTTCCTTGGAGTTCACGAGAAACAACTGTGGTGAGTGTAAGATAGGATCTAAGGTGATGATCACTCAAGATATGGTAGAAGGGCACCCATTCCAGTCCAACGACTCCCAGACCGCTGCTGACGCTATGGCTATGACCGCCGTACAAGCTCAAGGGCAGGCTTTGGCTAATACCAAGGGTACTTGCTCTAACGCTACTATGTATACCGGTAAGGCTAGCTTCGAGTTTACGAAGAGCAATTGTGGCGCTAATCAGGTAGGAGATCCGTTCACTGTAACACAAGATATGGTGGAAGGTCATCCGTTCCAGTCTTGCGTATCTCAGGATGAGGCTAATTTAGTGGCTATGGCCGCTGTAATGAATCAAGGCCAGAAGATCGCCGATGAGCGTGGTACTTGTCATGAGGCTCCTAAATATACCGGTCATTATAGCGAGGCGTTCGAGAAGAATAACTGTCCGTCCGGTCTTATCCCGTCTTCAGTTACCGTTACTGAGGCTGATGTAACCGGAGGTCCATTCTACTCATACGAGAGCCAGTTCGCCGCTGATGAGCTTGCTAAGGCCGCTGTCAAGGCACAAGGTCAGGCTATAGCCAACGATCGTGGTACTTGTGATGAGTTGAAGATATATGTCGGTAATTATAGCAAGGAGTTCACTCCTAAGTGTCCTACTTGCCAGTATGCTGATCCTATTACCGTAACCCCGGATCTTATGGGACAGTTCTTTACCTCTACCCGTTCACAAGAGGAGGCTGACGCTTTGGCTAAGGCCTACATCGATAGGATGGGTCAGGCGTTCGTTAACAAGAACTATGATGACACGTGTCATACTAAGACTGAGCAACCGGTATGGGAGACTATCGAGACCGTATGCAAGGATTGTATCTCTAAATTACATCAACGTAATACCAATACCTGCTATACTGATTCTGAGAATCAAGAGCGGTATATAGCTGGCGGTAATAAGACATGCTTCTGGTTTGGTACGGCATCTAAGGCCTTCACTCGTCAATGTGCGGATGGTGGGGTTGGAAGCTCTGTTACCGTGACTCAGAATGATGTTACGGATCCGGCTCCTAGCTCTGATGGTAAGTTCAAATCATGTGTATCTCAGGCTGACGCTAACGCCAAGGCATTGGCGGCTGTTACGGCTCAGGGACAGAGCGTGGCTAACTCGAAGGGTACTTGTACGTGGACAGGAAGCTATACCGGTCAGGTCCAGAAGAACAATTGCGCTGATGGCGGCGTAGGAGACATGGTATCCGTAAGCAGCAGCAAGCTTCCGGGACACCCATACACCTCCAACATATCTTTGGCTGACGCCAATAAGAAAGCTGAGAATGCCGTTCGTGGAGCTGAGGGTCAGGCTTACGCCAATAAGAACGGAGGATGTACATGGACTTACGTGGCAAGCCGTGACTTCTATAAGAACAACTGCGCCGAAGGCGGGGTAGACCAGAGGATAACGGTGACCTCCACACAAGCCAACGGCGGCACGGCTATCACCAGCAAGGTTTCTTTGGCGGATGCCAGAAGCAAGGCAGAGCAGATCCTAGATCAGAAAGGACAAGATTACGCTAACCAGCATGGCACTTGTGTATGGACCGGTACTGGAAGCGCTACTTTCTACAAGGATAATTGCGGCTCTTGTAAACAGGGTGTGGCTATATCAGTTCCTTATAGCTCGTTAGGATTAGATCCTATAACATCAACGGTCTCTCAGGCTGACGCCAATAACAAGGTTCAAGAGGCATTCAGAAGAAATTCAGCTACCAGAACCGCCGCCCAAGCTTACGTTAATAAGAACGGAGATTGCGAGGATACTCCTCCTTATTGGAGTCGTTGGAGCTATGATGGCGGAAACTATTGCTCAGGTGGTGATGTTTGGGCTAGATATAGAAGGACTGATAGCACTGGATGTCACTCTGACGAGACTGAGAACAGGTTGCATGAGTCTTGCGATTGTGGATGTTCAGGTGGTTCTTGTAATAGCTGTTGTGATCCTAATTCTTGGAGTAGAATAGGAGAGGCTGAGTGTAGATCTGGCGAAAGTGTAGCTTTATATAGAAATGATTGTGGAAGAGAGGAATATCTAAGCTATGGATCTGCTTGCTGTAATACGATCGGTTTCCAAGGAGGATCTGCTACTAGTAGAAATTGTCCATCTGATAGACCTTGTGGAGTAACGATCACTTATCCGGATGTACCTTCTGGATCTATATGCGCTTCTAGCACGTCTTCTGCCAACGCTCAGGCTAGCGATAAGATAGGGACATTTAGATCCCAAGCTCAGGCATTAGCGGATGCGGGTTGTTCTGCAAAGGTTGGTAATGATGACCGATGGGGAAATGTTAAGGCTACAAACTGTCCTAGCAACTGTACTCCTAAGACTATCAGTTATAAGCAAATCGCTGGTAAATACACCGCCTGTACCAAGGACGAGGCAAACAGGATAGCCGACAGCAACCTACAGTCAGACGGTATCTCTTACGCTAATGGATTAGCTCAGGCCGACAGATGCAATTGCCCGGAGCCAACAAAGACGTGGTCATGGTCTGTATCTATGAATAATGATTGCATGAGTCATGAACAACTTGTCACATCAAGAGGATTTACGATTACGTATAATAATCAATGCGGTAGATCTATATCTGGTTCTGTGAGTGGTATAGGGTATACACAAAACGGAGAAGAGCAGGTCAATAGCGCTAGCTTTACAATTCCCGCAGGATCCGGAACCAAGAGTGGAAGTGTATATTTTAGCCGAGAAGTGGTATGTGGAAATGTAACAATCTCTGGTCATGATTCAGGTAATTGTTGACAATCACTGCTGTTATGGTTTTTTTAATAAAAAGGAGAGACTTATTAGCCTCTCCTTTTTTTGTTATACATCAGAATCTTAACAGTTCCCAGATCCTCCCCCAGAAACACTTATGGATCCACATTGTACTCCTGAATCAAAACCTATGACACCGGTTTTTTTATCAGACCCAGTAGGTATACTTACGGTAGTACTTCCAGCCGTAACGGTTTGTCCATGATCATTCCTACCAGTAACAGTTACAGTTATTGATTTAGATGATCCACATTGATTATTGTAAGACACTTCATAGGAGCACCTTAATGCAGATGTAGAACCAGACAGGCCATTACAAGGATCACCGCTCAGCATAACGTTGGCGCTCCACGTCTTTGTTGGCTCCGGGCAATTGCATCT